CTGCATATTCCTCACCACAAGCAAGGAAAGTTTCCCTTGCAGAGATACTGTCGGTGCTACAACCGAACTCAGAACAGAAGTCGCTGAAGCTGTCGTAGCTGTATTTCTCTACGCAAGAAAGGATGTCATACTCGGTGGGAATTGCGTTTGCCTTGAGTCTTTTGAGTTCACGCAACACATTGGTTCTTTCGTGCATCCTAAGCACATCATAATGTGCCTTGTATTTCTTACACGCAAGGTTATCAGCAGTCATTTCGCTTACCTCTGTGTTGCGCAGGCTGTCCCAGAAGTAGCTTGTGTATTTGCCTTTTGGAGTTGTGATTGTGAACTGATACTTGTTGTGTGGCTTGGTTTCGCTCAACCAGTGAGGTGGAATCTCCTTTCCCACAAATTTGATTCCCATTGTAGCGTTGCAATCTGCAAGGAACTGTTTCGCTTGAGCAATATAGTCAGTCATTGTACATTCTCCTTCCCATTTTCCTTAAACAGCATAAAGTCGTCTGCCTTCGAGGATACCGCACAGTTCAATCAGGCGGCTTTCTCTTAAAGAAAGAAGTCCTCTCATGCCACAAATGTTAATGATTGCGTCCTCATAAATTGCATCCGCCTTTGGGAATGCGGCTTTGAGCTGTTGCATATATTCATTTGCCTTCATTATAGCACCTCCATTTCCCTTAATACCGCTTTTGCGGCAGTAGTGATGTGGTCATCGTGACAGTTGTATTTATCATACCAGTCACAAATAGTTTCGCTTGGGATAGTTGCATGAATGCAATCCCATGCAAGTCTTGTGCCAAAGTCTTTATAGTTGCCAGTTGCCTTATACTCAGGCAAGTTGGTGATCTTACTGAAGCTCTCCCTTATGAAAGGGATTTCACTTTTGAGTTTCATTTATTTCCCCTCCTTTATTCTTTGAGCAAAGCCCTTAATGATACCCGCGATAGATTCCCATCGTGGGCATGATAAAGGTTTCGCTTATTCAGTTCTCCATTCACCAACGAGATTTCCGTTGCTGTCAAAGAGGCAACCATTTTTATATCCGCATGTGATTTTTGCCGGGATTGTGCGCAAGATTTTTTCAAGTTCGTTTGCGAGTGCATAGTTGTCCATGAATGCATCTTTGCTTTCGCTTTTGAATGCATCATTACTTGTGTAGACTTTTACTTCAAACATAATTTACCTTCCCTTCCTTTCCATTTCTATTGCAATATGTGACATTGCAATTGCGTTGGACAGCGAAATGATGATGCCGATAATTGCGAAGAATGGAGTGATTGTTGCGCATCTCCATGCAAGCACTAATGTAAGAAGCACCGCAACACTCAATGCCGCGATGCACATGCACACGTTTTTCATTTGCCTTTTTCCTTTCTCTTACTTGTCGAGCCAATTAGCAATCAAGCTATGGCAGATATTGTCCATCTGAATTTCGCTTGTGCAACGTTTCAGTTTTGCCTTTGTGCGTTCCGTAACAGGAACTCCAAAATCTTCGAGCAGTTTCAGTTTCTCTTTATAATAGGCTTTCATTATTTGAAACTCCTTTCTCTTGATGTATGCAAAGCCCATAATAATACCCGCGAGCTTTCGCTCGTTGGCATTGGTTATAGGTTTCGCTTATCGGAACATCTCAATTCCGTACTTTTCTTTGTAAGTCCATCCCATAGAGGTCAGGAGCTTGGACATTTCGCTTGTGGACACACACTGGAACTCTCCCTTGATGGGAAGCGGATTGATGGGACACTTGATGCGGCAGATGCACTTCTCATTCTCATATCGAACAAGAAGAATGAGCTGGATCTCTCTTTCCTTTTCATACAGAGCTTCCATTTTCTTGTACTGGTCAGAGTATTCCATGTTTGCACCCCACGCATACTTGTATGCATGAACGTCAAACCACTTGAGAAGGTTGTCTCGCTTGGTGAAGATGAAGGCTTTGTGATAGGCAGGCTTTTCGTTTGTCTTGAGCAGAGCAACCGCATCCTTATTGAGGCAATAGGTACAGCCAGCGATATTAGAGTACGGGCATCCCGTGCAATCTCCTTCTCCTTTTTCGCAAATTTCCAGAGCTTTGATAACATTTGCCTTATCCATTGTCATTTTCCTCCTATGAATGAAATTTTGGATTTTGCTTAGAATATCATAGCAAGGCTCGATTGGGAAGCAGGGCACTTGTCAGTCAGTCCCGCTTTTCGCTGTAGCTTGCCCTTTACGCTCAACTGACACGGTTTTCGATGGACTTTCGTCCCCCTTGCTATGAGTGGAAGGGGACTTTTTGGATAAATCCCCTAGAACCATCTTGTGGGCAATAATCTTAATCAAAAAACACTCGCAAGTGCTCACTTCTAGCATTTTGCCCATAAAGTGAATATGTTTGTTGCACATATTCAAGCCCTAAGAGTCTAAGCCACTCTCACTCTTTGCTGACTGCAATAAGCTCGCAGTCGTTGCTCTGTTGATATTCTTCCACCGTCAACAGTCGGAGACGTGGTGCTTTTAGGATACGCATGGTGTAGATATGCTCATCCCCATCGAAAGAGATGGTATATTCAACACCATTATCTTCTACCAGTTCGGCAGACTTGATTGTTCGCAGTCTGACATACTTGCCATATCACCACAAGAGCGAGTATGCGCATATTGTACCTCCTACTCTTCTTGTTACGATAATTTTGTACTGCTGGAATTAAGCGGCAGCAGCGGCTTTCTTGCGCTTCTCAGCAGTCTTTGCGCGGCGAGCCTTACGACGCTCTTCCTTCTCTGCTTCCAGCTCTTCCCATGTCTTGGCATTCTGCTCTGCCACGACAGCGCCCATAGCCTGCTCAATCTTAGAGCGGAAAGCGTTGAATGTCACACGAGTATATACAGTCGTGCAAGAGTCCTCCAGCTTCTTGAGTTCTGCGAGCTTAATCTTTGCCGCCTCATACTTTGCGGTCAAGTCTGCTACATATTCCTCGCTCATGCCGTCATTGAGCTGGTTACGATAGTTCTTGACGATGCTGTCCTGCTTGAGGGCTTCCCCGGCGAGCGGCTTCTTGGCGGCGATGACACACCCTGCGAGCACATCAAGCATAGCCTGATTCTTGCATACGGCGTGTCCGTTGACTTCACCGATGCAGTCAAGCATCATCTGAATCGCTTGCATGGCGTTGCTGGTGAGCTTAGAGTCCACGCTTGCAGACTCACCCTCATGCGCCACATTGTGACGAGCGGCGGCATAGCGATAGAGCGCCTCATACGCGATAGTCTCTGCGAACTTCCAGCTTGAGAACTCGTCAACACCTACGAGTTCAGCAGAGAGCTTCGCCTTGCTGGAATTGGATACGGTCATGTTGTCCATGAGCGCGATAGCGATAGTTTTCTTCATAATAAACCTCCTAAATTGTGGTAGGTCACAACCCATATTTTTATGGTACTATTAAGCACAGAGTTTGGTTATGCGTCGTCGTGCTATCATATACCGGGTTGCCGTCATCCTCATGATAGAGAACGTAGAGTTAAAGTATGCAACCTTGTACTTGATTAAGCGTCAATCTTCAGAAGTTTATGGTAATCCTCCTATAAAATGGTCTTAAAGTGACACATAACCGCCGAGCGGTTGAAACGGATACCCAAAACCGCCGCGGATTTTCGCCAGCATATCGCGTTCGCCTCACGGTTGCATAGTATCCTAACCGCCGTACTTCTGCCCATTGTGCGTATGCTTGTCTGTCATGTGGGAACATTGCGTGTGCGCGCCTCTATCGCGCATAGCTAATGATTATGCTCATATGTGCATGACAAGCCCGTTTACAAGACGCATTTTCCGCTTGAATCGCCTTTTTGCCGGGAAGTTATCCAGTTTTCAAAGAACACGTTCCGGGGAAACTTAACAGCTTTTTCAAGCTATAAAGTCGGCACGCTTTTTCAAGCTTTGACTTTTTCGATGTTTTCTTCCTCTTTGCACTCTTAGAATACTACTACCACATAAAAAAGTCAACAAAATATAGATTTTGATGAATTATTTTTTTATAGCAAAAAATATACTATATATAGTGTGTCGGGGATACTTAAAACTACAAGATGTGGTGTTTTTTGCCCGAAGACTATAGGGTAGTTTAATTACACACTGACTTGAAAATGCACAAATTTCCTTACAATTGCACCTACAAAATTACCGCAAAATTACACATAAAAAATGTTCGTAAATATATGCAACTTCTTTTTATAAACATATTGTTGTTTATACTTCATTAGTAAAAATAATCTACAAAATCACATATAAAAAGCATGTATATATGAATATAGAACCACTCAATTAACATATTGTCGTTTTATTTATAAACACCAATATATAAAAACAATGTTTAATTCATGTAAACGCTCCTTATAAATTCATAAATGTTATAATAATTTATAAGCCTATTATTTATTTTATTGCATAATATATAATATATATTAATATAATATATCTCCCATGCCACCCGCTACGCGGTCGGCGCCAAGAAGCGTCTCGCTCGCTACGCTCCCTCAACTTACAGCTTTTCAGCTAAAGCTGAAAATCTGGACTAATCATTACTCGTTTTTTATATTATATAGGGGTTGACAAGTAAACGTTTTTATGATATATTAGCCACAGTACAAAATTATTTTATATAATATAATATATATAATTATATATAATATAATGCTCGTATATTTTGTAAACATTTTATGAACACTAAGAAGTGCTTCATGCTACAGATAGAGAATAAGGATTTTACAAATAGCATGTGTTTGAGCGAAAAAGTGTTTCCTTTTTGAGGAGAAAAGTTTCCTTTTTGAGGAGATATGTAAACATATTGTGAATTAGATATGAATAAGACATGAATAAAACGACTTTTGTTTATAAAAAATAGCTAGAAAGGATGATGCAAAATCAGCATGAAAGAATCAGAAGATGTAGTCTTAGGTACGTTAAACCAAGAGACAGGAGAATTTACACAAATTGATGGCCCCGGTGAATGGAGAACTTATAAGCAGCTAGAGTCGCAAGCAAAATATACAGCAAACAAAGAAAAGCAAACTTTTAACTCTGATTTTACATGGATTATTTTTGAGTATGGGAAAAGATTGCTGCCAGAAATCAATGACAAAAGTCTTGTTAGATTAATCTATCTATCCACCATTTGTGATTATGATGGGTGTTTGCCACCAAAGAATGTGATAAAGCAAAAGCTTAAGCTCTCAAACAAATATTGGTCTGTGTTCATCAAGGATATGATTAAGAATAATATCATCATAGAAAAAGATAATTGTTTATATTTAAACAGAGATTTTTTTGTAAAGGGCAATTTGCAGGGGCTGCAAAAAGACGCAGACCATACTAGGCTATTTTGCAACTTCATTAGAGATATTTATGACGCATGTGATAATGTTCAAAGCATTACGCAAATTTCCTATCTCTACAAACTCATTCCTTTTGTGAACCGTAGAACAAATATTGTATGTTACAACCCAAAAGAGCAAGATCCAGAAAAGGTCTACCCTATTACGCTTGGTGAATTCTGTGACATGATTGGGTATAGCCGCAAAAATGCACGAAGGCTTGTTAGTGATTTACTTAGTCTAAAATGCAATGGCCAAAATCTAATTGGATTCTTCGTTACAAATCTGAATCAAACTTCTTGGAAGATTATTGTTAATCCTCGTATCTATTATGGTGGGCAGAATGACAAGATATATAAAGAGCAGATTGCTCTACTGACAGATTATAATCCACAAGAAGCGTTTGATGTAAACAATACAAAATTATAGGAGGGATAATTATGGCGCAACTTTATAAGATGACACTATATGTATGTGACTTAGAAAATAATTTATCTTTGGATGAAATCAAAACTTTAATTGATCAAGATGCATTGAATGGAGTTGCTGTAAATTGTGCTTGCCATTTTGCAGACGAACAGACTGGCCCACAAGTTGAATGGGATGATGACATTGATCTTAATTATCTTGACTGCCCCACTTCTGTTTGGGCAAAATATTTTAAGTAAATGAGGAGTAGATTAATATGAACAATGAATTTGGATATTATGCAACAGTCCAGTAATTTCTCTAATGAATATTATGATATGGCAAATGCTCAACGGCTAAAATTTCTGAATAGAGTGCTTGAGATTCTTGGATATTATGCTGGAGAGGAATAACAAAATAAGTGAATGGATTAATTATAGGGGGTATTTTGAACTATGTTTGAACTAATTAAATCATTTAAGGACTATAAGTTCCCGCATACTCTACATCAATTTAAAGACTTGCCGCTTGCAATTAAGTATCGGTTCCAACGTGCATTTAGAGGCTGGGCGGACTATGATGTTCTTAGTATGGACACATGGTTTATGGAAGTAATTCCACAAATGCTACAACATCAGCGTGATTGTAAAGTTAGCACACCAGTTTTTGATGTTGACGCAAGCTATGAAGAAAATAGAGAAAAATGGGATCAGATTCTTGATCAAATGATTTTTCTATGTCAAGAAATGAATGAAGAGACATGCTCAAAGAAAAATGAAGTCACTGGAAATCATGTCCGCGATATTAAAAACGGAAATGAAGCAAAACTTGATGATGAAATGTGGTGGGAGCGCCAGCAGGAAATTGATCAATATCGTCAGCAGTGTCTTGAATCATTTTTTAAATATTTTACAAAATATTTCCATAATCTATGGATCTAAACTTGAGGAGGAATTAAAATGAAAACATTTGTTAGAACTACGCGAATTACACCAGAAGAGAGAGAGTCACACCTTTGGTATGATCCATTTTATAAAACATGGACAATGGAAACGAGCATTCCAAAGCATTTTAATAAGGCGCTAAAAGTTGGATGGGAACCAATTTTGCAGGGAGTATATGAGGATGGTACTGTTTGTTGCATGACACTTGTTGCATCGGAGCGCGGTATTACGATTAAGACTCCAAAGAAGCGTGAAATGAGTGAAGAGCATAAGGCAAAGCTTTTTGGCGCAAAAAACGTAGATTTAGACGATAATTTTGAAGATGAGATTTAATATGTATAAGTTACTATACTTAATCACTACAACATTAAAAAACATAAATATATATGATAAAAATCATACATTTTTTTGATTTGGAGGAGATAATACGATGAGCAGCAAGGCAACGATGGAAGATTTTGCGAGAATGTGCCATTCTCATCACGATTGTATTGACTGTCCGTTGCATGACAAAGATGTTCTATGCATGATGGATGATGCACTCGTAATGAATGATTTTTCTAAACTTGATTATATGAATAATGCCGTATATGAGTGGTCTACCGCTCATGATTGCAACAAAGGAGATTGAATAAATATGTTAAATTGGACAGCAGAAGATATTGAGTATCTGAGTAATGTGATGTTGAAGCCATATACAAAAGCGCTCACAGAGGAAATGGCAGAGCACGATAATAAATCTTATGAGATTTGTAAGAAGATGATACTACAGATGGCGGATTTAGTTAAAGTAAGAATTAAAGAGTTAAATTATAATGAAACCAGAGACAGAATGTTCTTTATGACGTTACTTTGCAATGAATTTGAATTTGATAAAGATGTGCTTGATAAGGTCTATAAAGAATATTGCGAAAATTTTGATGGACTTAATAAACATCTGATTACAGAGGAGGATGGAGAAGATGAATAAGTCATGTGAATATTGTCAATATAATGGGCCATATGGATCCATTATTAATCCTTGTGAGAATTGCCCAAACAATTATTTTATGATTAATGGCATATTTCCAATTGTACAGCCACTCCGTGAAACAACAGATCATGTAACCAATAAAACTTACATAACCGCCACTACAGGTTGTAGAACGAACAGTAATGGTGCAAAAATTAATGATGTATTTGCAACTGATCTAACAACTGATCTACCGACTGCAGACGAATACCGTAAATCTATTGGCGTTCCATATGATTATCAATATGAATGGTCAGAACCAAAGTATATTTGTCCAAAATGTGGCGGTGGAATGTGCAAGGATAAAACTATGGTTCTTGCAAGTAACCCTCCTCAATATAAATATCAATGTAACAAGTGCGGACATGTGGAATATCAATTTGGGTGAGGTGCATTATGAAGAAGAAAATTAATTGTCCAGCGTGTGGTGGGTCTGGTTTTGTGGCAAAGTTTAGTAGCTACTCTGTTTGGAGTGAACGTTGTGAACAGTGTAATGGAACTGGCGAAATTGCAGTCCCTTTTACCATTGGTGATAAAATTCGCAGTATGAGTGATGAAGAGATTGCAATATGGTTGAATGCACATGTCACTGATACAGTATGCGATCTTGTTTGTGGCAATGATTGTGAAGCAATGGCGACATATGATAAAACGTTTGATGAAGTGTGTAAAGATCTGATAAAGAAAAAACTTACGAAGGAGTGGCATTAATGATGAAGATTGGTTATATTCAGGAATATGATTTGGAGCTTAATCCCCATTTGACTGAAAGATTTAAATTTAGAGAAGCGTCTTTTACTAGAAGAATTTCAAGTCGAGGCGATAGAGTTTACTCGAAGATGCTGTTGCACCCTGTTGATTATGAAGAGATCGTTGATAATGCTAATATTATGAAAAAGAATAGCAAAATTATTCTAGTCCATGAGCCATTTTTACTTGATGATGAGCTAAGAGAAAAAGTTGTTCGTTGGGTTGAATGGGCGAATCAGGCAAAACCTAGTGAGTATGACCCATTTGCAAAGGAGGATGAACAATGACTGATCTGACCTACATGGACTGCTGGCACTTCATCGCGCCGCTGATACCAATCAGCAGCGAAACATCGCAGGATATTTATGTGATGGTGTTTCAGGCGCTGAAAGAGGCAGATGAAAGAAAGCAGTTTAATATTCTGTGCGGCAATGCACAACTATTAGAGTGTCCACAATGTGGTACATTATCAGTTGTAGATTTTGCGTATTGTCCGGGGTGTGGTAAAGATATGCATATCCCTGAAGACAAGCGTTTTAAAATGAGTATTGATTCAAATAAGTGCCAATATGCTTGTGTGATGCAATCGTATGTGCCTTTAACAGAATCTGTATATCTTAAACCAGAAGATATGCCAAGTCTTCATGATCTTGTAAAAGAAATGTATAAGTATAAAGAAATGTATGGGATGTGATAAATATATGCAAATGATAATGTATGCTGAGGTAAGAGAAAATGGTGCATGGAAAAAGGTTGGTAATCTTTTTCCAAGCACATTTATTGAAATGAATGATAAATTAACTGATAGGGTTTGTGATGAAAGAAATATTTTCTTATATGAGCTATTTGGTTGGGTCACAAATAAACTAAATGGTTATACAGTAATTAATCCAATTAGTGAGCTGCGAGGCTTGCCAGATGATGCATCTGATGCAATTTCGAGCAATCATTATTTTCGTTTTGGAGGCTTTGTTTCGTATGTAACTCTTGATGAAATACTTAATTACAATTGGGATGCAACAATCTCTCATGTTGGTCGTATTCCTGAGAAGGCTTATGTGCATTGGAAGAGAGATGGTGTCGCACCCACTCGTTGGGATAGGAGCATTTCAGGAGAAGACAAAAAGATAATTACTTCTTTTGTTATGAATGGTATTTTGGATGAGAGCATTCCAAGGGACGAAGGTATTAAATATTATGTTGTTGTTGAATATGATCCAAAGACTTGTAGGGAATATTGTAACTTTTTTTGTGGCACTTCTCTTCCACTGCTGGTGAAACTTGTTCCACAGGGCGGCAATTATGAAGATGTGAGGGTTATTTATACATTTGTTGATTAAATGCCCTTGACATTTGTAAGTTCTGTGATATAATGTATTTGTTCGATAGGACAATACAAAATTATAGTAAGGGCGGTGATATTTATTGGCAAAGCAGCAAAAAAACCAAACTTATGTGCTAAAAATACATAGTGGGTATCTATCAAAACACAATTGGCATTTAGACTTTAAGTTAAGTGAGATTAGAAAGCAACCACAGATGGTCGTTAGTCTAGGGTCTTCTCAGGTTCTTAGATGGCTTGCAAAGTTGCAGAATAGAGAAAAAGATGACATAAGAGCTACTGAGATTAAGGCAGATATTAAAAATGCAAAAAAAATGGAGAACAATTATGAAAATAAAACGAAGATTTGTTCCCTATATAATGAATTGTATCAAAAGCAATTTCAGCAGGATTATGTGATGCTTGTTATGGACTCTCCGGGTGATTATAGGTATGTATGCCAAAATAAATTTAGTATCACTATTGATTATGGCAATGGGGAAGAAGAAACAGTAACTTATGTTCGTCTTCTTGGTACGGCGGGATCTATAAAGAAGAGCACAATCATGTTCATAAATGAAGACATGCATGATGAGATTATGCGCCGTATTAATAATGGACGTTATTTGGGGCCAAAAGTTGATAATAACAATAATCTTCTGGAGCCTGTTAAAATTTACAATGGGATGGAACTTAATTATAAGTTTATTCCAGCAAAATTATCTGCATATTTTGCACTACAGTGCTCTGCTAGTATTACAGTAGGTTCATTTACGGATCCTGAAAGACCTTGGCCAAGAGTTATTGTAGTCAAAGATGCAGAGACTCATTTTAATTATCCTGTAAGAATAGTGAAGGATACTGGTAATGACAAGAATCCTGATTGGCCAAGTGTTAGTGAGCCCCATGAAGAAAAGATTGACTATAATGTTTCCGACGGAATGGGGTTTATTTCCCCAGAAATGAGTTCAAAATGGGCTGAATGGTTAGGAGAAGGTACTGAGCCGCTCTCTGGTTATAATACTAGATGTGCATTTTTAAAGGGTATGGTGTTTACTGTACCTTTTGTACAATTTGCAGAGGAAGTAGCACATACATATGAAATAACTGATGCATGGGGAGATAAACAAGACATTCGTAATGCAGATGTTATTTTAACAACCTCTATGTTAAAATTATGGGATTCTTATGCAGGATGTGAAGATTATTTGCGCAATTGTAAGGAAAATGACTATGATTTTTGTATAGCAAAGAGCGCTCCACGTGAATTGCGTAATGTTCACACTACAAACTATCAATATTTACAAGATTTTAGGTTTACAGATGAACAAATTAATAAATTGGTTGCTCCAACAGTAACGAAAATCAAAGAATGTCTTGGTTTAGATTGGAGAAAACTAATTTTATACATGTGTGGAACTGGATTGGATGAAAATAATGTTGATAGTATGGATCCAATGTGTAAGGCAATTATGGCAAATCCTGAATTAATTAAAGATCCTTATGTGCGGTCTAAAGTTAGTAGGATGATACAAAAGCGTATCAGAACCGCTAAAATAGGTGTATTAGATATTGAGGGCGACTATGCAATTATAGGAAATGACCCATATTCATTACTTCAAAATATGTTTGGAATAGAGATCTCTGGACTGCTTCACGCAGGTGAATGTTATCACAAGTATTGGAGCGATAAAGGAGTAAAAGAGATATGTGCGTTTCGTGCTCCAATGACATCCATAGAAAATGTTTGTAAACTAAATGTTGTTTCTAGTCCTGAAATGGAAAAATGGTATGGATATGTTAAAACATGCATGTTCTTAAATAGCTGGGATACTACTGCTATTAGATGCAATGGGGCTGATTACGACTCTGATACTTTCTTTACAAGTAACAATCACGTGCTTCTTGATGCATTTGAATATAAGCCAACATTAATGTGCGAACAAGATAAGATGCCAAAGAAAGTTCCTACAGAAGAGGATTTCATTACATCGGACATTAATGGGTTTGGAGATTCTATTGGTAGTGTGACTAACAAGGCGACTAATATGATTTCTCTAAGAGAAAAATTTGATCCAGACAGTGAAGAATATAAGAGATTAACTTACCGTATTAGCACGATGATGAATTATCAGCAAAATGCCATAGATCGCATTAAGGGGGTTATTGCAAAACCTGTGCCAAAAGAATGGCTAGAGGCAAGAATGCATAAGCCAAAATCAGGTGATTCTCTGGAAGTTATACATGATAAAGAGATTGATACTAGAATCGCTTCGAATATTAAGCCATGGTTCTTTATTTATAGGTATTCTCAGCTAAAGGCTGAACTTGATAAATATATGAAGTCTGTAAAATCAAATTGTAAGATAAGATTTGGAAAAACTTTAGAAGATTTATGTGCTTCTGATGATAGGACTGAAGAAGAAGAAGCTTTTATTTACAATTATGAGAAGTATATGCCTGTAAGTAGAGCTACGGGTACAATGAATAGGATTTGTTGGAAAATTGAAAATGAATTTCAAACAACTAATGTTCTACCTAATGTAGAGTTTGATGCATCTATTTTAAAGAGTAATGCACAGTATTCTCAAGAAGAATTTGATTTAATTAATGATTTGTATATTGAGTATGGAAAGCAAATGTTAATTTTGTCTAAAGGAAGGTCAAAAACAGAAACTAACAATGAGGATGCGGAAATTATCGCAATTGGGATTAAAGAAAATTTTATAATGGCTAGTCATTTAATTTGTCCAAATGAGGAAATCCTTGCAAATATTTTAGTAGATATTTGTTATACTTCTAGTAAAAATAAGTCTTTTGCTTGGGATATAGCTGGAGAACAAATTTTTCGTAATGTGGCACAAAAAAATGGTAATAAAATTCAGTTCCCCATTAAAGACGAAAATGGTGATATAGAATTTTGCGGAAAGACATTTTCTTTATGTACTAAGGAAGTTGGTGATGTAAATGATGATATTTGATGAAGAAAAATATGTCAAAAGTTTGCTGTTAGGCAAAAATAAAGATATAAAGTCTGCTATCAAAAAAATTGGATATATCACAAGATACAATGCACAAGTCTTAGGGAAAGATGAAAGTAAAAATTACAACTCTACTGTTGCATGGATGACTAAGCATCAAGATAATTTTGATGAATCTAGTTATTCAAATGTTATATCGAAAGCAGTTAAGAATGCAAAGAAAAGAAAACTTTATAAAATAGATGATATCATTGTTACTAAAAGTGAGCTTGGAAAAATACAATCATTAGACAATATACGAGCTGAAAAAATATTGTTTGTTCTTCTATGTATGGCAAAGCAGCAAGCAAAAATAATGGACTGCTATGGTTCTTTAGCCAATTTCACAGAAGGGCTTGTAAGGTATACTGTTACAGAGTTGTGTAAAATGGCTAGAGTTTCTGTTCCAGCAGATGATAGAGAATACATCTTACATTATATTCTTACTCAAGGTCTTATTAGTTGTCCTAAACGAAATGATACAAAATGCTTGTGGGTTAATTTTATTGATAAAGATGGAGAAGAAGCACTTCGTTTGAATGAGATTGATTGTCAAGAACTGGCGTATGTATATCTTAACTGGAAAGGAAAAGAGAAATTCAAGAGATGTACTCGTTGCGGCAGGCTCATGAAAAGTAAAGCCAGCGATAATATATGCACTGCATGTTCACTCTCCTCCTCTCTCCCACTGCAAATATGGTGCATTGATTGCGGTGAAGTAGTTGAGGTAAGCGAATTTGACTCGAAGACTTGTAGATGCAAGGATTGTCAGAATAAAGCAGATTATACGCCTATTGGCACAAAGATAGTTAAATGTATAGACTGTGGCAAAGATATTAAAGTAAATTCTAAAAACAATCGCACTCATAGATGCGATTGTTGTCAAAAAGAATACATTAAAAAATATGATAGGGTGAGAAAAGTGTTAAACATTAATAGAAAAGATATCGCAGATGGCTTACAGTGTATTAGCACAGGATTAAAAAGCTATAATTATACTTTTTATAGATTTAATAAAATTACAGAAAACGAAGCGGTAGAACTGAAGGGATTATTGAGTAATAGATACAAGGATTATACGATAGATGTTCGCGTAGACAATCAAGATTTTGTATTTTTTATTAGAAAAATTCCGTTTAACAAATAGATTACCATTCTCGTTTACAATACAAAATTATAGCTTTATACAAAAATTATACACATTTATATACTGTTCTACTCAAAAAGTTGGGTCGAGCTTTAACTATATGGTATATATATGCTGACACATGTATATATAAATTCTACGAAACGAAACGGAGGAATACCATGGAACAAGAACTATTAGTAGCAATTCCTGAAGCAGTAGCAAATTTGCACCTACCTTCACCGGAATTAAGAAATTATTATAGAGACATTGAACATCGTGTACTCTATATTGACGAGCAGATTGATGAAAATCTTTTTGAATTGTCTAAGGAGATTATTCGTTGGAACAGGGAAGATAAAGACGTCCCAATTGAGCAGCGTCTACCAATCAAGATTGTGATAGATTCACCGGGCGGTGATGTGTCTGCTACATGGAGTTTTATTAAGCTTATGGAAATCAGCAAAACTCCTATTTGGACAATCAATTTATGCTGTGCCTACTCTGCTGCTGCAGACATCCTGTCTGCTGGCCACAAGCGTTATGCACTTCCGGGCACTTCTGTTCTGGTTCATTCTGGATCTTGTTATTATGGCGGAACACAAGAACAAGCAGAATCAATGAAGAAGTTTGGTGATAAGCTTACTAAGAGAGTCACTGAATACTTCCTTGGTCATACAAAGATTGATCCGAAGGTATATAAGAGAAAGGCTCCGTCTGACTGGTATCTTGACGAAGAAGAAGCATTAGCAAACGGAATTATTGATGAGATTATTACAGATTTAGATGTTCTGTTTTAAATTTGGAGGTCTATATGGCAACTAAGAGAAAGAATGTTGTAAATGAATATACCAAGGACATTCCAATGAGTTTGGATAATCATCCTTTTTTTGGTATAGTGCCAGATAAAGAGCAGAAAGTATTAATGGATGCAGTTTGGAAAAGAGAGAAGAAAGTTTTTCTTGTTGATAGTATAGCTGGTTCTGGCAAGACACTAATTTCTACGGCGTTGGGTGTACTAATGGTTAAGTATGGGATATATGACAAGATAGTTTATATAACATTTCCCGGCATATATGAAAAAACACAAGGATTTCTTCCGGGGGACTTGCTAACTAAATCTGAACCATATTTTCAACCACTATATGATGCTTTGATTACTATTGGAGAATTGCCAGATCATGTTTGTAATACTTCACCTACGGCGGTAGAAAATGGAACGTCATATATTGAATGTGCAGTGTCTACATATATGAGAGGAATAAATATTGACAATGCATTTGTAATTATTGATGAGGCAGAAAATGCGGATTTGCAGACGTTGACTAAAGTTATTAGTCGCATTAATGATAATAGTTCCGTAATTATTATCGGGAATATGATTCAATGTGATATGTATGATAAAACAAAATCTGGGTTTTCTGCATGTATAGATTATATGACAAAAGAACATTTTGAAATTGCGCAAAGATTTAATCTTTATACTAACCATAGAGGGAAAATCAGTGCATTTGCGGATTTAATGCTGAATGAATATAAGGAACCGCAATATGGTTTTATTTATATGACTCGTAATAAAATTAATGGCAAGTTATATATTGGCCAGCATAAAAGAACTATGGATATAACTGATATTGATGACTCATGGTACCTTGGGTCTGGGGTGTTGTTTAAAAAAGCACTACAAAAGTATGGTGAAGAAAATTTTGAACGCACAATTTTATATGAATGCAAAAGTGCAGATGAATTAAATTATATGGAAGAAGTTTTTATTGGATATTATAATGCTGTTGATGATGAGCAGTTTTATAATATTGCTAAAGGTGGCTCAGGTACGGGCGGCTTAAAATTCAGCGAAGAAAGTATTGAAAAAATGAGGAAATCTCATCTTGGGCAAAGCAGACCAATGAGTGAAGAACAAAAGAGAAAATTGAGTGAAATAGCGAAAAATAGAAGCGTAGAAGTTAGAAAAAAATACAGCGAAGCGAGAAAAAAGTATGTTGCAGAACATGGTACATGGCCGGGTTCTGGTAGGAAGAAAGTTGTTCAAATTGATAAGGATACATTAGAGACTATTGCCATATATGATAGTGAAACTGCGGCAGGTAAAGCAATTGGACGTGGATATAGCCATATTGCACAAGTATGCCGTGGAGAAAGAAAGACTGCATATGGATATATTTGGCGCTTTGCTGATGATTTGGATGAAGAATAAAAGAATAAAAGCAATAAAGGATAAAAATGATTATGGCAGCTAAGATTCAGAGTAAGTATACAATTCAGGCAAGTGGGATTCTTCGTATTAATAATGACGAAGTTTTTGTTGAAAATGATGATACTGGAGATGTCGCATCACTATCAGAGCTCTTTGTAGATTTTGCAGACAAAGATGTTAAACTCAGCATTGCATATGGTGAGGAGCTTTCATGAATGATGCTTTAAAGACTACAGAGATTAAATTATGTGGTTATTTAGACATTAATAAAAATGATACACAGATAGAATTTCTTAGTGACGGAAAGACTGCTTCGCTATCAGAATTATTAAAAGAACTTGATGGTGAATTAATTACTTTAACCGTTACAAGAACTATTGATATCAGATAAAAAAATACGAGAAAGGAAGATTAAAATGATTTATAAACAGAATGATCTAGTTAAAATGGTTGCAAAGGAGTCTGGATATTATCAAGGGGCCGTAAAGGATATTTATAGAGGTACTTTTGCTGTAATTACTGATATTTTATCGCATGCGACGCCTGAAGATTTGCCAGTTATTAAACTATTTGAAGGGCTTAATATTGAGGCGAAGTTTTATGAGGGTAAGGAAACTGTTAAGCCACGAACTGGTGAAAAGACGTTTAGTGAAGACCACATTTATCCACGTGCCAAGTTTACACAGGCATATCAACTAAAAATTAGAGAATTATGCAATGGAGAAGGCGAGGAATAATCCTCGTCTTTTTTATATAAGAGAAAGGACGAAGCAGATGGAAATAATTAATTTTAATCCTGAAAAAGAAAGCGAAGAACAATATATCTATAGAATTTGTTCGATGAAGCAGTCTTCTGGGATGACATGGCAGCAAATTGCCGATATTATTAATACCGCATTAGACCAAAATTTTGGTGAAAGTGCTTATCGTAAGAAATATCAGATGTTTCAACATGGGTTGAAAGCATGTGAAAAACAGATCTTCTCTGATGACGAATATCTTAAGGAGATTCAGAGACAAACTGATGAACTTTATAAAGCAAAAAAACAATTTCAAGATCAAAGAAGAGAATATAATAAGCTGCTAACGAGTGATGCCAGAGCTGAACATCTGACTGAGAAATTAATTGAGGCAGCAGATAATTTAAATTCAAGTAAATTATTAAATTCTAATAACGAGTCATTTGTTGAAGCAAAGAATGAAGCGGTTTTAGTTTTAACAGATTGGCATTATGGCATGGTTACTAATAATATTTGGAACAAATATGACGTTGAAACGTGTGTAGAGCGTGTTAATATTTTATTTAATAAGGCAATTAAGTATTTGAGGGCAAATAATATTAATAAGCTCCATATTGTGCTTTTAGGAGACTTTATCCATGGGTGTATACATACTGGTGCACGTGTTGCGTCAGAAGAGGATACATGTGACCAATTAATGGAGGTTTCTGAACTTCTTGCCGAGCTTATTAGCTCATTATCACAATACGTAAATTGTGTGTATGTCTATTCTACATATGGAAACCATGCAAGATCTGTTCAAAACAAGAATGATAGCATTCATTCTGATAATATGGAGAAAATCATTCCTTGGTGGATCAATCAAAGGCTTTCACAAAATGAGAAAGTTTATGTTTTAGACAATAATATTAATGAGTTTATTTCATTTAATGTGCTTGACCACGATGTTGTTGCGGTTCATGGAGATCTAGAACGCTTCGGGAAGCTTGGCGTGGATATGCACACATTGTTTGGAAAAAAATATGGACTTGATGTTGAGTATGTATTTTCTGGTGATAAACATCATTCGGAAACAATTGATTCTTATGGAATTGACAACGTAATGGTGAGTTCTTTATGCGGAACTGACGATTATGCGAATAATAAAAGATTATATGCAAATCCTGCTCAAACTTTGTGTATTTTTGACAAAGAAGACGGTAAAATTTGTACTTATAATATCAAACTTTAAACAACACAAAAATTATAAAGGAGAAATCTAAACATGGAACAAAAGACTACTAAATTAATTTTTTCACCCGGTGTCGCCAGACATCTTCTTAAAATGGGATGTACTATTTGTGACTTAAAACCGTTAAAGGAAAATCCAAAGGACAAGACTGTATTCGTATTTGTTAAAGATGAAAAATTTGATGCTGCTATGGCAGAGATTGATGGACAAATTAAGGCAGCTAAAAATACAGCAGTAGAATAATTAATTCTGCTCAATAAGATACAAAGGAAGTGAGAATGGGATGGCAACTACTGCAAAGAAATCTGGAAGAAAACCGACTGCGGCAAAAAAAGCTGGTAAGCCAATTGTTGAAGAACCTAGCTACCTTTGTCCTTATTGTAATACGATGAAGAAAAGGTCTGAATACTATGTTAGTACAGATCCGTTAGTAAAAACTGGTGTTACAAGCATGTGTAAGGAATGTGCAAAAAAAATTGCAAGGAATTATGATGCAAAAACTGGTCGATATGGAGATTGTACTAAACAATCAATTATTGAGGCGCTTGAAAGATTGGATAAACCATATTTCGAGAGCTTATTTAATTCAAGTTATGTAGAGAGTAATGACCCTAGCAACAAAAGTTCTCATTCAGACACATGGGAGGCATATATTAAGAATATTTGCTCATTGCCACAATATAGGACTTTAAGATGGCATGATGGCGATATAGCAAGCACATACATGGCAAAAGTTGAAGCGGCAGTTATTCCTGTAGAACAACAATTACAAAATAGCAAAAAATCAGAAGATCAAGAAGTTTATGAGACATATCAAAAGAACAAAGAAAGTGTGATTAGGTTGCTTGGCTATGATCCATTTGCTAGTGAGGCAGAGAATGATAAGCCACTACTTTATTCTCAACTTGTTGGATATCTTGATATGGGTGGAGACAATGAAGATATGATGAGGAACAGCTCTGCTATTACTATTGTGCGTGGTTTCTTACAGCAATCTAAAATAGATGATATGCTTGCAAAGTCAATGAAAAATATTGGTGCTAATAATAGAGCTGGTGAAATTAAATCATTGCTTGATTCTAAGCAAAAAATCAGTTCTACGATATCTCAATTGGCGGAGCAAAGTTGCTTAAGCTTAAAACATAATAAGAATCAGAGCAAGGGTGAGAATACTTGGACTGGCAAGATTAAAAAGATTAAAGAATTGAATCTTCGTGAAGGAGAAGTCAACGGATTTGATATTGCTACTTGCAAGGGGATGCAGCAAGTTATGGACTTGAGCAATGCATCTATTCTAAAGCAACTTGCGCTTGATGAGTCTGAATATTCTGACATGATTGCAGAACAAAGAAAACTTGTTACAAAGTTAACGACAGAGAAAAATAGTTATCAAGAAATAACTAGAATTTTATTAAGAGAAAATTTAGATTTGAGAGATACTTTGTCTGATAATGACTTGTTAGATGAAGAGGATCTAACAGATTTAGAAGACCTATTCTCTTCATTTGGAGATGTTGTTGAAAGTGATGAAGAGGAAGGTGAAGAAGATGAGCCAAGTGAATCATAAATATAAAATAAAGATTGTAGAAGATATGCATGATGAATATCTGGAAAATATGTTTACTGATTATGATACAGTATATGTTAAGCCGGGTGTTTATGCAATGTCTACAAGAAAATTAGAATCATTAGTAAAAATAGCAGAATTGCAAAGATATTATCAATGCAATCCTGTTAGATTTATTAGTGATTTTTTTGGTATTGAACTTATTGATGCACAGGCATGGATAGTGCAAAGATCTTGGAATTGCCCAAACGTTCTTGTAGTGGCAACTCGTGGATTGGGAAAATCTACAGTTATTGATTTGATTTTAATGTCAAAAGGAATGCTGTTTAATAACTTCTGGAGTTATATTGCTTCTGGTTCCGGTGGACAGGCCGAACAGACATTCACTACTTTGGAGCGTTTAGCAAATGATAATATTGATGAAATGGTTGGATCAACTGGCTATATATTCAAGAATGAAGTCGAAATAAAAAATGCGGCAGGAGACGGATTTAGCCATTCAAGCAATGGTTTTTCTTATTCTCTATACAATGGGTCTAGTACTCAGACATTAAATAGTAATGTTGATAGAAAAAGAGGTATGCGAGGAACTGTCATATTTGATGAGTCAGGTTTTTTGTCGGCGGAAATGATGAAAGTATATGGTGCATTTGCAATTGTTAATAAGAGTTTTAAAACTGGCAAGGACAGAGATGGTAATTTAATTGATCCAATCAGGCTTCGTACATTTCCATCTAATATTCCAAACCAAAAATTTTATATTAGTTCTGCTTCAAGTACTGATACAGAATTTTATCGTTTGTATAGAGAGTTTGCTAAACGTCAATTGATAGGGGATCCAGATTATTTTGTTGCACATATTGATTGTGAAGTCGCTTTTCATCCAACCATGCATGGTAAGGTTATTGCTCCTTTGTTAATGCAAAGCACTGTAGAGACAGAAATGGCAACAAATTCTGAAAAGGCAAGACGTGAATATTATTGTGAATTTACAACAGATGCAGGATTAAATGCAATTATTAAACGTGGTGTTATTGCTAGAAATAGTGAAACTCGTGTACCACTTTTACATAATGATACGAACAAGAAAAAATTTGTATTTGCTTACGACCCTGCACGAAGTCGTGATAATAGTATTATTCTTGTTATGGAGTTGTATATGGATGAAAAAGGTGAATACAAAGGTAGATTTGTAAACTGTGTAAATCTTTTGGATGTAGCCAAAAAGCGGAAGACTCCAATGCAAACTCCAGATCAAGTGAAATATTTAAAAGAGCTTATATTAGATTATAATGGTGATGCACCAGATTATGAAAATATTGAAGCCATTTTAATTGATGCAGGTTCTGGTGGCGGTGGTGTTAATATCGCAGACTATCTGATGGAAGATTGGAAAGATTCAAAGGGGAATATGCATAGAGGATTAATCGACAGAGAATATAGTGCAGATTATGTTCGCAAGTACCCCAATGCAATAGATAAAATTAGATTAATATCCCCTACACAATATAAATCTATTATTTATGAAGCATTAATTGAAATGATGAACCTAGATTGCCTTAGTTTTACTGCAGATTATGACAATAAAGGATATTTAACATTATTCGAAGTTGATGAAAAGCTATATAATTCGGAAAAGAAAAGAATTACAAATGAATTAAAAAAGCAAGACATAAATGAAATGGAATTTGCAATTAAGTTGGACGAAGAAATGAAAAAGTCTTCTTGTATGAAAACCAAAGTTGTTAAATTAGATCCATATCAAGAGATTGCTTTAAAGAATATTGACGCACTTAAGGAAGAAATGGTGAACATGGTGCGCAAGAAAAGAGAATCTGGAAAAGATTCTTTTGAGCTAACTCCAGAAAAAGAAAATAAATTGCACGATGATAGAAGTTATTGTGCTGCACTATTGGGATGGTTCTTGTCTGAGAAGCGAGCAGAGCGTATTCGTAATAAAAAGCGTCCTAGTAGCGCAAATATACTCGATCAGTTTAAGATTCGAGCACCTCAGAGTCCAAATAGTTTATTTAATTAAGAAAGGCGGTGAAATAATTGCCAATTAAAAATAATGATAGCACAGTTGAGCATGGAACAGTTCATTCCACTCAGGAAATAGCGGATTTCACCGCTAAACAACAGCAAATTGAGCAGTTTAAACAAGCTGCAAAGGCAGCATTGCAGTTATTAGATTTACAAAATTTGCCAACAAAAACATATACGGTATATTCTAAGGATTCACTTAGAACGTATTTAAAAAATCCACTTACTGATACGAACCAGAAGAATTTAAGGAAATTGAGTCAATTTTTATATGTTTTAAGCGCACAGTATAGAAGAATTATATCATATTTCGCTACACATATAGATTTAAGTGCATATAATGTCATTCCAAATGCATCTATAGCTGGGGAGAATGACGATGAAAAGATTCTTCAAAATTATGAAGAAACATTAAAATGGATTGAAAAGATGAATCTTCAAGGACAGATTCATGGAATCTTAACTACAATTCTTCGAGAAGATTGTTTCTATGGATATATTTATTATGAGGATGGAGAAGAGCAAGATAGGAATTCTTTTATAATTATCCCCTTAGATGGTGATTATTGTAAGATCAGTTCTGTTAATTATAATGGAACTCTTAATTGTGCATTTGATTTCTCATTTTTTGATAGTTCTACGAACAAGGTATATCTTGACTATTGGGATAAAGAGTTTACATCTGGGTATAACGCATATAAATCGGACAGCAAGCAAAGATGGGCAGAACTTGATCCAGAAAGAACCGTTGTTTTTAAAATGGATTATGATCAATTGGATAGGGTTATTCCTCCATTTGCGAGTTTGTTTGAAGATATTATTGATTTAATTGACTTGCGTGGGATTACAAGTGTTAAAGATCAGTTGTCTATTTATAAATTGCTTGTTGCAAAGATTGATACACTTTCAAATGCACAAAATCCAGATGATTTTGCAGTAAGTCTTGATTTGGCAGTAGATTTTTATAATAAAATTAATCAAATACTTCCAGAAGAAATCGGACTCGCATTGTCTCCTATGGACATTGAGCCAATTACTTTTGATAAGGATGCTACCGATGAGACAAATAGCATTTCAAAGGCAAATAAGAATTTGTGGGAATCTGCTGGCGTAAGCCAGATTATGGACAATTCAAAATTAACTGGTTCTACTGCTGTAACTGCGGCAATGAGATTCGATGCATTGTTTGTTCAAAAACCATTGTTGTGGCAAATAGAGGCAAGGGTAAATATGTTTTTGGACTATGTTTTGACAGATAATGGAATGAGAGTCAAATATATGCCAGTTAGCCCCTATTTAAAAGATGAAGTTATTAAAAATGTTAAAGAGGCTTGTACACTTGGGCTTCCTATGAAGACACAACTTGCTGTTTTAATGGGAATGAGTCCATTAGATATGAATTCAATGTTGCATCTTGAAAATGACATTTTGAAGCTTCAAGATAAGATGGTGCCACTACAGAGCACTTATACTCAAACTGGTGGATCTGATACTGGTGGAGCGCCGACTAAGGATTTAGGCGATTTAACAGATGACGGCGAGGCCAGTATAGATAAACGAGATAAAGCTAATTAAAGGAGGTATGCATATGTCTGAGAGTAACCAAAAATTTATTATGACAAAAGACAAAGCGACTGCGCAGTCTTTTATTGCCTCTGGATTTAAACTTATATCTCAAATTGGAAGCACTTATACTTTTTTAAATCAACCACCGAAATATTTTAGTTTTGGTGCAATTGATAAAAGTAAATATTGCTTTAGTAATATTTTAAGTATGTAAGCTCCTTCCGAGCATTACATAAATATATTTTTTATGAGAAAGGAGGGAGAATATATGCCGAGAACATTTTATACAGTTGATGATTTATACAAATTCTGTAAAGAAAATAACTTTTCTAAATTTAGTTCTAAAGAACATAATGATAAACCTTTAATTATACAATCTATTGAATCTTTTGAATCTAATGATACTAGTAAGGAAGGCTTACTTGATGTAAAGCTCAAGGCGTGTCATATAGGTGTTAATCGCAATGGATCTTCCATTTCTGAAGATACAATGAAGCAATATATGAATTCTTTTAAAGGCCGTCCCATTCTTGGATCAATTTTTAAAGCGGATAATGGTGAATATGAATTCCATTCACATGACATTGACATAGACGAGGATGGTAATCTTGAATATATTGAACAACCAGTTGGTGTTATAAGCCAATTGAAAGAACCGTATTTAGAATATGACAAGGAAAATGATAAGACTTATTTAATGGTCGAAGGTCATGTTTTTGAAGATTATTCTAAGGCAGCAGAAATTTTACAGAGACATAAAACTTGTAAGTGCTCTGTTGAAATTGCTGTTGATGAAATGAGTTGGAATGCGGAAGAGAATTATCTTTCTATTGATAAATTTGGATTCCGTGGGGTGACTATTCTTGGCTATGAACAAGATGGTAAAACTCCTATTGAGGAAGGTATGAAAGGCTCTAAGATTACAATTGAAGATTTTGGTGAAAAGAATAGTATGTTTTCACAGGATTATCAAGAGAAATTGATTGATACGCTAGAAAAACTTAATAATGTGCTTTCTACGTTTCAATATAAAGACTGCAACTTGAAAGGGGTGAACGAAGAGATGAACAAGCTAGAAACTCTGATGGAAGAGTATAAAGTTACTATGGATGATATTGATTTTGAAGTTGAAGGTTTAAGTGATGACGCACTTGTTGCTGCATTTGCAGAACATTTTGGTAATCAAGATTTTGATGGAGAAGACGGTACTGATGACACTTCTGATGGAAGTGGCGATGATACTACTGGTGATGGAGCTGGTAGCAGTGAAGGTGAAACTGATCCTGCTGGCGGTGAAGAAAACCCTGAAGAAAATCCTACGGATCAAAATCCTTCTGAAGGCGGCGACGATGGTAAGGGTGACGATGATGAAGATGAGAGCGCTAAAGTTGACGATGATGAGCCTTCTAAAAGCAAGAGAAAATATTCTATTGATGAGAATGGCAATATGACGCTCACTTGGGAATTGTCTCATGAAGATATTCGTAATAGCATTTATAACCTGATGTGTGCTGAGAGCGAATGGTGGAATTGGATTGTTGAAACTTATAATGATAGTTTTATTTATCAGGATGGTGAAGATGGTAGATTCTATAAGCGTGGCTACTCCGTTGATGGTGATCATGTTACACTTGGTGAAGATAAGATTGAAGTATTTAGTGAATGGCTAACTCAGGAAGAGAAAGATGCTATTGCAGCTCTAAAGGCAGATTATGCCAAACTTAAAGAATTTAAGGATAGTTTCGATGCTTCTGAGCTTAAATCAAAGAAAGATGAAATCTTTGCTCGTGAAGAATATGCAGTGCTTGGCGATGACGAAGCATTTGCTGAGTTAAAGCAGAATGCAGACAAATATTCTGTAGAAGAAATTGAAGAGAAGGCAAAAATTATTTTTGCTGACTGCATTGTCAAGAAGGGTCAATTTGCTCTTGAACATAAGGAAGAGAAGAAACCTCTTGGTAAGGTTGGTCTTAATTTTAGTAAGCCTACAAAGAAAAAGGCATATGGTAATCTATTCAATGATTAATACATAATACACTTTTTATTTAAACTTAAAGCTGTTGTATATAATGGCTTTTGTTATATTCAAACAAATTTTTAATTATGAAAGGATGAAAATAATTATGGCAAATGTTTTTGACAATATTGTTGGAGCTGAACACGTAGTTTGCAGCTCAAGCTTGCTTAAGAGCACTGAAGTAGGTCATATCCTATCTGTTAAGTGCCATAAGGATCTTGATAATGGTTCTATTATTACTCGTGGTGACTGGGTTGAGGCACAGGTCTTTAAGTCCGCTGATTATGCTGCTGGTAAGAAGCCCTATTTAGTGCTTACTACTCCTATTGGTTACAATAGTGATCGTAAGTATTATCAAGAGGAAAAGTATTTCTACAATGCCACAGGAGAGATTGCTCGTGCTTATGAGCTTTATGTTGATGACATCTTTGAAGTTTCTGCAGATGCAATAACTGCTCTTTCTACCGCTCCCGTGGTTGGCAATTATGTCAGCGTCGAAGGTGGGCTCTATAAGGAAGCTGCTGCTGCAGGCACTGCTGGCTTTGTTGCTAAGATCGTAGAAAAGGTTAACTATACAAATGGCACTTCCTACAGACTTCATGTAGTAAGTCTAGGTGTATAATTTAAAGATTAAGGAAGGAGGAAATTCACTATGTCTAAGTTTATGAATTTTGATGCAAGAGTTCAACATGCATTTAATGATGATGCAAATGATTTTATGGCTTTTAATAAGCTAATGATTGATGCCGCTCGTGGCGCAGTTGAGGGTTATTCCGCTAAGGAAGCAAATGATAAGATTGTAGAAGTTTTCCGTCAGGTAATTGGTTGCGATGAGCATTCTACAAAGGCCGAGATTAGACGTGGTATTCGTAAGAATCAGGCAGTTCTATTTGATATCATTGAGGAGACTATTGATGACGCTCTAGTCAGTGGCTGGCAGGAGAATCCTTTCTTCAGAGAGTATGTTGATGTTAAGAACCTTGCTCTTGGCGACAAGAATGAGTTCTATGTTCCTGACAACAGTGTTCTTTCTGTTATGAAGGTTTCAGGCAACCATCACGACATTTTTCTAATGATTAGTGTCCGTACAAAGCAATTTGTATGTTAAATAACCCATTGAATTGCTGGAAATCCGTAAAGCTCATAATACCACAACGTGGACTGTAAAGTCGAGCGTGATGGTGACGAAAGTAGAAAAAAATTATGAGATGACATAAGGTTAAATCCTAAGTGTTTTTATAATCGGCAATCAGCAGCCAAGCTTTACTCTTGACAATACTAAATTATAGTAGTATAATATAGTGTAAAGAAGGTTCAACGACTAAGAGCCTCGCAAGCGATTGGCGGGGACTGTGGTGGGCACCCTATACAGAGGGTGAAGATATAGTCTGCTCTCTTTGGAAACAAAGAGGAGTTTTATAACTCAGATAGGAATAGCGCCCTATCTAAACAAAAAGGTATTCGTCAAAGATTAGGTGCTGGCAAGGTCTTCTCCGTTGAGACTAGCTGGTACGCGGTTAAATTTTTAGCTGCCCTACAGTGAAAACTGTTTGAATAAAATAACGCATTGAATTGCTGGGAAATCCTAAAGCTGTATTGACTACAACGTGGACTGCAAAGTCGAGCGTGATAGTTACGAAAGTAGAAAAAACAAATACAGATTACATATGGTTAAACCCTAAGTGTAGTTATAATGGACAATCAGCAGCCAAGCATCTTGACAAATAAGATGAAGGTTCAACGACTATCCCGCAAGGGAGTAGGACGCAAGTGATTGGCGTTCGAAGTGGTGCGCGTCCGAAAGGACGAAGATATAGTCTGATCTTTAGTGAAAACTAAAGGGCTTTAAGCCAACATGGGAGTAGCGTCCCAATATCATTTTTCTAAAATAATTATAAAAGGTATGGATTGATGGAAAAATATTTGTGTGGAATCTATTGTATAGAAAATATAAATAATAATAAAAAATATATTGGATTGTCCCGAAATATTAGTAGAAGATGGAACGAACATAGAAGTGAACTCCGTAGGAACGAACATGCAAATATTTATTTACAAAGAGCATGGAATATTGATGGAGAGGAATCTTTTAGGTTTTATGTTGTAGAGTTATGTGATCCTTTTGTTATTTGTGGCAGGGAGCGTTATTATATTACAAAGTATCATACATCATCCCACGAGAATGGGTATAATTTAACTAAGGGTGGTGAGAATGCACCAACCTCTAATAAAGCAGTTATCCATTTGTCGTCTGGTAGAGTTTATGAGTCTGTAAAAGAGGCGGCTAGGACTAATAATATTGCTAATATAACAATGATAGACTGGTGTCGTAAATATTATAATTTTATGTATTTAGACGAATATAATGCAATGGATCAAGACCAAATAGCTTACTATACTAATTTTGATTGGAGTACATTTATTCATGAGAAATTAAGTCAGGCACATTCTCGTGAAAATTTAAGTAAAGAGACATTATTAAAATATAGTAAATGTACTTCGGGGAAAAACAATCCTAGAGCGACAGCAATTTATTCACCTGAGTTAAATGAAACGTTTTGGGGAGCTAAAGAGGCATTTGACAAATACGGTATTAATAGGGGGAGTATTGCTTCGTGTATTAATGGTAAGTTAAAACATGCAGGGAAACACCCTATTACGGGAGAGCCATTAACTTGGCAAAGAATAGAAAAATGATATTATAATGTTAAACATAAATGTAAAGTTTACGCAGAGTTCGAAAGACTCCTTACTGGTGTTGAGGATTTTGCAACTCTAGTTGGTAAGATTACTGAGGCATTTGATCGTTATGTCAATCAGGCTCTTTATGAGACTCTAATGGGCATTGGTGCTACTCTAGGTACTCAGTGGTACAAGTCTTCTGCTATTAATGCTTCTACCAAGGAAGTTCTACGTACTCTATGCATGGATGTCGGCATGGCATCTGATTCTGAGGTCGTAATTATGGGTACTCGTGCAGCTCTTGCTAGTGTGTTCGCCCTTAATGATGTCTCTTGGGCATCTGGCGATATGAAGAATGAGATGTATACCACTGGTCGCTTTGGCTATTGGGAAGGTATAAGACTTGTGGAACTCAAGCAGGGCTTCAAGCTTAATGATACTACTCAGTACCTAATTGCAAATGATGTTCTATTCATTATGCCTGTTGGCATTGATCCTATGATCAAGCTTGTTTATGAAGGCGACACTCGTATGTATCAGGTACAGGATGCAGGCGAGCATCTGGATATGACATATGATTCTGAGGTTCAGACTAAGCTCGGTATTGGTGTTATTACTAATGCTAAGTTTGGTTATTGGAAGATTATTAAGTAATAATTAACAGTACAAAATTATTTTAAGGAATAAAAGGAGAATTTTTAATGGCTAATACAAAAAATAAAAAGGCAGATGTAGACACATCTGTTGAACAAGAAACAGTTGCGAAAACAGCTCCAGAGAAGGCTCCACGCAAGTTTGCTATGGATGATCCTATTCTCTGTAAGTCCGTGACTTTTGGAGAGCTGCTTTTACCGGGTAAGAAATCTCAACTTCTTTATACTTGGGCGAATTATGGTGATACAACTGAGGTCGAATTTCAAGACCTTCAGGCGTTGAGATCAACAAGGTCAGCATATTTAAATGCTCCATATTTTGTAATTGAAGACGAAGAGCTTCTTGAACAGTGGCCAGAATTTAAGACATTGTATGAGAAGGTTGCAGCTATTGATGTGGATAATCTGTTTAATCTTCCTATCAATCAGTTTAAGAAGAGACTTCGTGAAATCCCAGTTGGATTTAAGGATTCCATAAAGAATATCGCAAGTGATAAGATTCTCAATGGCTCTTTAGATAGCCTAACGAAGATTAATGCACTTGATGAGATTTTGGGTACGGATTTGAAGCTTCTAATTCAGTAATAAGTAAGGAGGTTAGGGAATGACTTCCTACGAAACAATTTTTAAGCGTTTTCTTAACCGAATTACAGATTACGATCTTCCTCTTCTTCCAGAAGAAGATTTGGATGAGATGATGTGTGGTTGGTTAACAAGCGCGATTGCGAATTTTACAAGATGTAAGTCTGATTTATCTAATAGAGATGATGAAAGTAAGACATTTAATGCTGATTTAACTAATTATGAGATTGAAGTTTTATCATTGTATATGGTTTGTGCATGGCTTGATCAAAGGATTAATAGTGTATTGCTTACAAATCAGTTTATCGGTGGTAAAGAAGAGAAGTTTTTTAGTCAAGCGAATCAGCTAGAAACATTAAAAGCTCTCAGGGACGCTACGTTTACCGAAGCTAGAAAACTACCACGTGACTATAGTTATGTGACAAATGATTATTTTGGTTAATGGTGGTGTTGCGTATGATTTTTAAATACGGGGTATTGCCTCAAAACCAAATTCATGAAGAAAAAATACGTCTTCAGGGTGCAATTTATAAGTTGCTACCATATAAAGAAGATGGATATGAACTGTTGGATAAATATTTTCAAACTCTTTTACAGCGCATTAGTGGGCTAAATAGTTTATTTATGGAACAGCCTAAAATTATAACTTTAATGAGTATTTTAGAATCAGCACGTTATGAGACTGATTTTCTTAAGTATAGAAAAGATATTTTAGATGCATGTTCTCTTGTAAATGAAATAGAGGAGGTTGATTCCGATGTATGATTTATTTAACAATCGGATGAGACTTCAAGGTCGTAATGTGGGAGAAGTGTTTAAGCACCAATCTGATAAGATTATGGATGCTACTTTTACGCATGATGTGGCATATCGTAGATGTTATATTCAGGACAAAGATGTTATTTTCCCGGAACAAACGCTTGCTGGTTATAAGAAAGCTAAGGCGGTATTTCATGGTGCGGAAAAATATAATCCACAAAAAATTATGGGCTTTGAGCCTATAGATGCAAAGTATCTGGTGCATGCATATTATAGTGTTTCGGGAGATCAGGTAGATTATTATTTGCAATTTCGACCACTTGAACATGGAAGGAATCCAAATGTGAGAGTTGGCTCATTTGTTTTTGTGCCAGATGACCTTGGCGTATATAATTTGTGGTTAATTGTTGCTCGTGATGATAGGCCGCAATTTCCACAGTTTTATATTTTAAAATGTAATCTTTTGTTAAAATGGGAAATTGAAGAAAAAGATTGGCCATTGTATGAAGGAAAACATGTTGATGTTGGTACATATTTTTCATGGGCTGTGCAAAGAACACAGTCCAGCTATAATTCAGGTGTCTGGATGGATCATTATGTACAGTCTGTAGAGAATCAACTGAAAGCAGTTTTGCCAACCAATGTAGATACAAATACGATAACTTATAATGAGCATTTTGTTATTAGTGACAATCCTCTTCGCAGGATTGCATGGGAGGTTTCTAAGGTAGAGAATACTACTACTTTTGGACTGACTAAATTAACTTTTACACAGGAGCTTGAATTTGATGTCGTAGACAATGTTTCTTGGATTAATTTCCAGAGTAATAATTTCTCAGACAAAAATACTGGAGTTGAGTACGACTATTACAAAGAGAGAACTAATGACAATAATATTCATTCACCTTCTGATGCTTGGGATGTAGAAACTAGTGTAATTTCTTATACTGGAGTTGCTCCAAGCATGAAGGCTGGAGGAAGTTATAAAACCTTTACTGCAAATCTATACAAGAATGGCGAATTTGTTACTAATAGACCTTACTGGCACATTGAGTATTATAATAATGACTCTCTTGTGTGTACTGTGGGATTTATTTACATAAATGACCAACTTGTTTGCGATAACAGTAATGGTGAGTTCGTTGTTGATAAGAATAAGATTATTTATAAAGAAAATAATGAGCAATTATTTGGCATTCAATATGATTATAATATTGAGAAGCCAATGGATCTGAAACTGAAATGTTTGCAGATTGTAAATATGATTGGCGGAAGTATAATTATTAGTGTTGATGATGATCCAACAGAAATACAAACTCCTTCTGCTACTTTGGCTGTGGAGGTGGAAGGATTATGATGACATCTATGGGTCGTGATTTGCAGAATCTTGATGATGACATTCTTTATGCCAAGCGTCAGATTAAGGAAAAGCTTTGTAAAGATTTAGATATTATTAAATATCTGCATAATACTGAATTGGAAAGAGTCAATGCAGAGCCAGAAGATTATTTCAATTGTAATATATATCCTTTTATTAGAATCCCGAAAACGCAGGATAAAGTTAAAAACTTTATTTGTTTTTCTGTGGATGATATTGAGGACATGAAATATAATGAAGTAATGAAAATGCAATATATTCAATTTGTTGTGTTTTGCCATGGCGATGATATTGATACTGGAATTGGGATTTCACGTCATGATCTCTTAAGTTATTTTGTAAAAGATGATTTCAACTTTAGCAATTTGCTCGGTTTAAAGCTTAAACTTGTTTATAATAGAGAAAGCATTATGGACAATGATTATTATTGTCGTACATTAAAGTTTGAGGCTGTTAAACCAAATATGAGGCTCAATAGTGGATACTTAAAGCCACAGCCAAGAAGAAGCGACGAGGTGGATGAACATGGATTTATTAGAAATTGATGAGTTAGGTCTTTATTTTGGAGATCCATATGTAATTAATGATAATATATCTGTGTTGCAACCAAGTATTGGTGAAATTGCTCAATATGGAGAGCGCAAGTATTTTAGCGTTATTCATACAATAACTGCAATCCCTAGTGATATGAAAAGTCAACTTTGGGATCTTGGTATTGATTGGGAAGAGATTTCTGATTTTGATCTGTTTATGATGCTTGCGCCTACGCTTAATGTTGAAACAACTAGAATTGTTTTAGGTGATATTGACTTGTCCAAACTTAAACCATATAAGAATAATCAAAATGATCAGATTGTTCTTGCGGATAGAGAAACTGGGCTTGTTATAGATATGCTTATTTATGAGCGTATTGTAAATTATTTGCGTAAAGTCCATGGACTGAAGAAGAAAGTGGAATATGCAGGTAACAAATACACTAAAAGGATTCTTATTGATGAAGACAGAAAGCAAATTGAGATTAATAAAAATAAACCTTACAAATCGTTTCTTACTCCACTTGTTTCTTCTGTAAAATGTCGTATGGGATATACAAAAGATTACGTTCGCAATATGCAAGTTTATGAATTTTTTGATGATATTGCGAGATTGAATGTTATCAACAATTCTGATGCACTGTTAAGAGGGATGTATTCAGGAATGATTGATACTAAGAAAATTAAAAAATCAGAATTAAATTGGATGAGAGAGCTAGATAAAGACTAGCTCTTTTATTATATTGAAATTTAAATTTATTATTTTAATGGAGGTAATTTATTATGGCTTTTGATATGAATAACTTCGTAATTGATAGAGTCGTGAGAGGTGTTGCTCTTTCTCAGACTGATGACTCTGTTATGTTCGCATTAAACCAGATTACTAACCCAAGTCTATCCTGCAGCTCTGAGAGCACAGATGCGGTCGATGGACTAGGTGTGCCAATCGCAACATTTTACCGCGCGAAAAATGCGGAGTTCTCTGCAGAGAACGCAATTTTTGATATGAATTTGATGGCAACTCAGGTTGGTACTGCAAAGCAGGTTGCTTCTGATTCTGAAAAGATTATTACTCCTGCATTTGAGACTATTGATATTGATGGTTCTGCCACTTATACACTAAAGCATCTTCCTCTTGAGGAGGTTAAGAACGTATATGTTTTAAATGGTGACGGTACTCTTGGCGCGGTATTTACTAAGAGCACTTCTGCTTCTGCTTCTAATTTTGCAATTAGTGGCAGCACCCTTACTCCTCCAACTGGTCTTAAGAAGGGTGATCAGCTATTCGTGATTTATGAGTATGAGGCAGCTAAGGCAGTCTCTGTCATGAACTCTGCTAATAACTTCCCAACTGCTTGCAAGCTAGTTCTTGAGGTGCTTGGATGCGATGTCTGCGATCAGACCAAACTCGTATTTGCATATATTATCTTCCCCAACTTTAAGCTTAGCCCTGATTTCGATTGGAATATCCAGACTGACGGTACGCATCCATTTTCTGGTAAGGCCATGCAGGAATATTGTGACAAGGATAAGAAATTATTCCAGATCATCGTTCCCGGCGACGAATAATTTAGTATGGGGAGAGTACTTACACTCTCCCCTCCTTTGTTATATAAAAATTTAAAGGAGGAAATGCAAATGCAGAACGTTAAGAAATCTCGTAAGTGCATTTGTTGTGGCAAGGAATATCGTTACTGTGGCAACTGTGCGCAGGATCGTTATAAACCAACTTATTTTGCACTTTATTGCAGTGAAAATTGCCATGATGCATTTTCTGCAGCAAACGAGTTCAATTTTGGTCATATCTCTAAGGAAGAAGCACAGAAAAAGCTAAAGGCATGTGATTTGTCCGAGCTTGATTCTTTCAATGAGATCGTTAAGAAAGATATTGAAAAGATTATTGCCGAGCCTGAAGAGAAGGTTGCACAGCCTCAGTTTAAGAAGGTACAGGCATAAATTACGAAGTAGTTACAATTAAATACAATTATATGGGATATTAACTACTTCAAAATGTTAATATCCTATTTTTTTAGCCGTTAGGTACATGACACGTGGATGTATCTGGCGACATTTATATTGGAACAAAAAAGGAGAAGAAACGAATGGTTAAGAGTACAATTACAGGCAAGGAATATAATCCAGACAATAGTTCTGTCGTGTACATTTCAAATTTCCAGCAGATTTATAAATATTTATGTGCTGGAGCAGAAGATGATTTGGTAGACATTTTATACACAAATACTAGGAATGATTGTTTGGTGTTTGTTTTTAAAAAGTCAAGTAAAATTAAGCACTTGTATGAACTATGGAATAATCATGAACTGTAAAAATTATATACTTTATAAGATTTATTATGGCAATGAGCTTGTATACATAGGTCGAACTTCGCAAGATTTAATTGATCGTTTAAGGTTACACTTTTTCGGTAAGCCAATGGTTAAGAAGTTAGATATTATTGAAACGACACGTATAGAGTATGCTGTATGTGCTTCTGAGGCAGATATGTTTTTATTGGAGATTTTTTTAATAAACAAGTATAAGCCTCGTATAAATAGAGATGATAAAGCGCATGATGAGCTTTCTGCGTATTTATATCTTCCTGAGCCAAAGTTTTATTCATATTACAATCCATTGCTAGACAAATGGAAAGAAAAAGAAATTGAACATCTTATTGACACTGCTCCGTTAGACTATACTGATGGAGAATTAATATGGTTTTAAAACTCCATAAAGAAAGGAGTGTGAAGTGTTAAAATGTCTGATAGTTACGCAAAAATAAAATTAGCTGCAAACCACAATCAACTTATTCTTGTTAAAGATCAGGATCTTTCTGCGGGTAATTGCAATTCTGTTTTTATGGAATTTGCACTTAGAACTGATGATTGGTTGATGTGTGAAAAGATTAAAGCAGTATTTAATAATTATTATACTAGGACACTTGATAAAAAATTAATATGTGACATTCCGCCTGAAGTTTTAGCCACTCCCGGAGAATTTGAGGTTGGCCTATATGGTATTAATAAAAATATTCGTATTTCTACGAATAAAATTGAATTTCATGTTGGAGAAGGGACTTGTAGTGGAATGATTACGGAACCAGATGGCAGTATTAATCCAGATGATTCTTATATTTTTAATGGTGGAAATGTCGATGGATATGGGCCTGATGATACCGGTCGTTTAGTAATATATGATGGTGGCGGTGTTCATGGCTATTAAAGGGGGTGGATGAATGAAAACAACCACTATAAAAAGCGTTTTCCAGTTTAGGAGAGCAACGACTGAAGAATGGGAAAGTGTTAACCCAATTTTAAGAGTTGGTGAACCCGCATATGATATCACATTAAAGAAGCATAAAATTGGTGATGGAGTCACTGCGTGGAATGATTTACCATACCAAGAAGGAACAGGAACGGCTGATAAAATTGATTGGGCAAATATTTTAAATGCACCTACGAAACTTAGTCAATTTGATAATGATTTAGACATTCCAGATTCTAGTTATATAGACGAAAAATTAGCTCAAAAGGCGGACATAAATCATAACCATGATGGTGTATATCAGCCTGTTGGAGATTACTTAACAGAGGAAACTGACCCCACTGTTCCAGAGTGGGCGAAACAAGTAGAAAAGCCAACATATGATTATGCGGAGATTAAAAATACTCCTAACTTAACTGAATATATTAAAACTGAAGATTTAAGTCAATATGCAAAAACTGAGGATGTCGATAGCAAAATAAAGGAAGCAACGCAGGGATTCGAAAAATATGACGACACAGAAATTAAAAGGCGTATTACTGCGAATGAAGAATCAATTAAATCATTGTCTGGCGATGGAGAAGGCTCTGTTAAACAAACTGTAGCTAATGCAATTGCAGGGGTAATTAGTGGTGCTCCAGAAGACTTTGATACTTTAAAAGAAGTTGCAGACTGGATTAAGAATGATACAACTGGTGCTGCGAAAATGGCAAATGATATTGCTGCTTTAAAAGATTCTGTGAAGAATCCATTAAATATTACTGGAGCGACTTCTGGTCAAATTGTTAAAATTAAGGCTGTTGGTTCAGATGGTGCGCCAACTGAATGGGAAGCAATAGATATCCCAAGTGGTTCAGGATTGGCAGGGGTAGAGTCTATAAATGGTAAAACTGGAGCTCTTAAAACATCTGATATTATCAATACATCTGCAGCCCCTAATAAAATTGCTGTTGCTTCTGATGGCACAATGGAAGTTAATTCTATTACTGTTAATAAAATAGTTCAAGATGAAGAAGATGAACTTGTTATTTTTGGAGGGAATGCTTAATTTTTAAGGAGGGTTTTATTCAATGGCGACTAAAACACTAAACACGAAAATTATTATGAGAAATGACACCGCTGCTAAATGGACTGAGCAGAATCCAGTTCTACTTAAGGGTGAGTTTGGTGTCGAAAATGATACTAATAAGTTTAAAATCGGTGATGGTACAACTGCTTGGAATGACCTAGCTTACGCTGGTGCTGATGAGGCAGTAATTGAAAACATCATTGCACAGCATAGAGATAGCCTTTACAAGTACACTCGTACAGATGCTTCTCAATCTGATTCTGATGCTATCAATGCTGCACTTGGTGAAAATGTCGCAGTGCAGGGCGATATTGTTGTTATCACGACTACAGTTAGTGGTAGCACTTATGAACAGAGTGCATTTATGTATGATGGCACACAATGGGCAGCTATGACTGGTCAAGTTGATGCAGATAAAGTTATTTTACAGAATGACATTACAATGGCTGGCAATTATAGTCAGATTGGCAATTTAACCAAATCTCAGAATGGCACTGCCACTTTTGCCACAAAGGGTAAGTCTGTGTCTGAGGCACTACTTGAGATTTTTTCGAAGAGACTGCAACCCGGAGCTCCTGTCGCTCCTGCTGTGACTTTAACTTTCGGTCAGGCTAAAGCTTATGAGGTCGGCACAACTGTGTCTCCCACTTACTCTGCTTCTCTAAGCGCAGGATCTTATACTTACGGCCCTGCTACTGGGATTACGGCAACTTCTTGGGAGATTAGTGATACGGCTGGTCATACCGCGACTACTGCTACTGGCTCTTTTGCAGATGTGGTTGTTGCTGATAATACTAATTATAAGATTACTGCAAAAGCAAATTATGGGGAGGGCACAGTGGCAAAGGACAATTTAGGCCAAGATTCTAGCCCTGTTATTAAGATTGCTGCTGGTTCTGCCACTAAGACTTCTGGTGCGATTACAGGTTATCGTAATAGTTTTTATGGTGCTGTAAAAGAAAAGGCAGAAGTTACTAGCGCTGTTATTCGTGGACTAACTAAGACAAATAAGGCTCTTGCAAATGGGGCCTCTTTTACTATTAATATCCCTGCTGGTGCAGTCCGTGTAATTTTTGCTTATCCTGCTACTTTACAGGACGTTAGCTCTGTAAAAGATGTCAACGGTTTAAATGCAGAGATTAAGAGTGCTTTCACTAAGTCTTCTGTCACTGTTGCGGGTGCCGGTGCCGATGCTGGTATTGCTTACAAAGTATATGTAACTGACTTTGCTGAACCTGTTGCAAAGGCCAATTCTTATACGGTGAAAATCTAATAAAGGGGGACGAAGATTATGGCTATGACTTTTGGTACACTTGATTTTGCAGTTGCTTTTAATCGTCAGACGGCTTTCCCTCTTGATGCTAAAAGTTATTTTGAAAGTTTAGAACTTGCTACTGCCGCTGCTGCTTCAGCACAAGAGGCTGGCAGTTCTGAAACTACTTATTACTTTGGTCAGACCATTGCTGTTGTTGAAAATGGCAAGGCGACTCTTTATGTTATTCAACCAGACAAGACTCTAAAAGAGGTTGGCGGCAATATTGCTATTAATGAAAATGTTTTTGCTAAAGATGCAGATGGCACACTAAATTTGCTTGGTTTTGCTGATGCTGTTGGCGGTGCTCAGTTAGTTAAGACTGAGGATGGTAAAGTTTCTTGGGTTAAACCAGATACCACTACTGTTGAGGGTCTTTCTACTGCAATTAAGTCTCTACAGCAGGTCGTTGGTGATGACAAGGGCGGTCTTGTAAAGCAAGTTGCTGATAATAAGGCAGCTATTGATACACTTAATGGCGATAAAACTATCACTGGCTCAGTCGCTTATCAGATTGCACAGATTGTTGCTGGTGCAGATGAGAGCTTTGATACTCTAAAAGAAATTGCAGAGTGGATCACAACTCATAAGACTGACGCAGCTACAATGAATGCACAGATCAATACAAACAAGGACGATATTGCATCTCTTAAAACTCTTGTTGGCAGCACTGCTGTTGCAACCCAGATTGCAACTGCTATTGATTCAGCTCTTAAAGACGGCGAGACAGACAGGTATGCACTTGCTGCAGATTTGACTTCTCTATCAAATGAGGTTGATGCGATTAAAACAAAACTTGGCGAAAAGTCTGTCGCAGATCAGATTGATGCAGCACTAAGGGTTGATGGTGTAGAAAAGTATGCATTAGCTTCTCATACTCATGAGATTGCAAATGTTACTGGCCTTCAGGAGATTCTTAATGGAAAAGCAGCAGCTAAAGATGTTGAGACGTTGCAGTCCAATGTCGATGATTTAGCTGCGAAGGCACACGAGCATGCCAATAAGACTATTCTTGATGCTATTAGTGCAGAGAAAGTTGCTGCTTGGGAAGCTGGTCAGGCAAACGTAATTGAGATGATTAAGGCTAATGGCACTGCTCTTGAGATTGGCGCGGACAAATCTGTTAATATTCCTGCTGCTACTGCTAAGGCACTTGGTCTTGCTCAGGCAGATGGTGATACAATTGTTGCTAATAATGGTGTATTCAGTGTCGGCTCTGTCGGCATTAGCAAGGTTTATGTTGAAGATGGCACTGAGCTTGTTCTAAATGGCGGCAACGCTTAATTATTGTTTGTAACTTAAAGGAGATTGATTAATATGGCTACTAAGACATTTAATACACGTATTTGTAATAAAATTGATACATTTGCCAATTGGACTAAAAATGATCCTGTTCTTTTAAAGGGCGAGATTGGTATTGCAGTTGTTCCAGCTTCAACTGGTGCGGTCAAGCAGGAACCGGCAATTTTAATTAAAATTGGCGATGGTACTAAGAAGTTTAGTGAACTTGAGTTTGTTTCTGGTAAAGCCGCAGACATTTATGATTGGGCAAAAGCAGCAAATAAACCTACGTATAAAGCTTCTGAAATCAGTGGTTTGTCTGATTATATTTCTACTGAGATTCAGGATACTGATACACAGTATAAACTAGAGGCAGACAAAGATAATGGTAGAAAGTTCTATTTATATTCTAAAGTTAAAGGTGGGAATTTTGGCACTGCTCCTGTAAGTATCATCGAAATTCCTGAAGCTGTTTATACTCTTGCTACTGGTACTGCTAATGGTACTGTCAAATTTAATGGCACAGACGTTGCAGTGAAGGGACTAGGCTCTGCTGCTTACACCGCTTCCACTGCCTATGATGCTGCTGGATCAGCAGACAATGCATTGGCTGCTGCAAAGACTTATGCTAATGGAAAGGATGCCGCTATTACTGCTGCACAGAATGCTGCTGATAATGCCAAAGCTGCTGCCGACGCTGCACAAAAAGATGTTGACGCGCTTGAGGGCAAAGTCGGTACAGTTACTGAAGGCAAGACTGTTGTTCAGATGATCGCTGATGCTCAGGCCGCAGCAACTTATAATGATACATCGGTTAAGAATAGCATTAAGGCAAATAAGGATGCTATTGACAAGCTAAATGGAACTTCCGCAGTTGAGGGTTCTGTTGATAAGAAGATCGCTGATGCTATTAATGATTTTTCTACTAAAGTTAGTGATGATCAGACTGTTAACACTTTTAAAGAACTAATTGACTATGCTGCTGCTCACAAAGGTGAATATAGCACATTGTCTGGTGATGTACAGGCTAACAAGACTGCTATTGCTACTCTAAACGGAAAAGATACAGTCGTTGGTTCTGTAGCCAAGACTGTTAAGGACGCTGTTAAATCCGCACAGGACACTCTTCAGGGTAACATTGATGGTAAGGTTGATAAGGTTACTGGTAAGGGACTATCTACAAATGATTATACTACAGACGAGAAGAATAAGCTAGAAGGCATTGCAGCAGGTGCTCAGGTTAACGTTATTGAAACAGTTAAAGTTAATGGAGTAGCTCTAACTCCTTCTTCTAAGGCAGTCAATGTTGTTGTTCCTACTGGCGCTCTTGCTAGCAAGAATGAGGTTACTAAGGCAGATCTTGCTTCTGCTCTAAAGACTGAAATTGAGGGTAAGCTCAACTCTTCTGCTGTTACTGGCGACCTTCTAACTCATAATGCTGCTGAGTTTGCTGCAGCTAATCACAATCATGATACTGTTTACTCTAAACTAGGTCACAATCATAAGATTGAGGAATTAAATCAGGATGCATATATTATTTTTGACTGTGGAACATCATCCACAATGATCTGAGCGGCATAGCCTCTTCGAATATTCAAGTAGTTTTTTCTATTAGATAGGAGAGGTTTATGCCTCTCCTATTTTTTTTACATATTTTGCAAGAGGGGTGAAATAAAGAATGCCATTTATAAATAAAGTTACGGTTAGAGGCAAAACATATAATTTAGAGAACTTAACAGATGGAACGCATGTCGTGAAGCTCCCAACTTTAAATGGTGATGATGTGTTTGTCACCGAAAAGACATTGAGTCAGGGAATAAAAGTATCATCACTTACAAATGGGACATATACTGTTGGTTTGCCGACTTTAACTAAAAATGATACGCTCGTTGTTCAAAGCGAGTTAAATCAAATTGATAACAATAAAGTGGATAAAGTATCTGGAAAGGGATTATCCACGAATGATTATACAGATGCAGATAAAAATAAACTTAGTAAATTAGAAAATTATGAACTCCCTGTGGCAGCTACAAATACACTTGGTGGTGTAAAAGTTGCACAAAAAACTGAAGACATGACTCAGGAAATTGGTGCAGATGCAAATGGAAGATTATATACAAAGTCAGCAGAAGATGTTGTCAATACAGCATTAGAAAATTTTCATTCTTATAATATCGAGGTCGTTGATGAACTTCCAGATATAGGTGAAGATTATACATTTTATTTAGTGCCAAAAGCATCTGGAAATGGTTATGAAAAATATTGGTGGATCACTGATAATGATGGTAATCAAAAGTGGGACGAATTTAAGGGGTCTTCTACAGTTGTAGTTACAACACTTCCTACAAATGGTGATGCAGAAACAGATTATATCCTACATTCAGGTGATGGATGTTTTTATTATAAATGGATTGATAATGAATGGAAGATGATTGCGGGGACTATGGCGAATGTTGTTGAATCTCTCCCTGATAGTGGAAATGAATTCACTGATTATTATGTCAAAAATAGCGAAGGATTATATGTCCATTATCGTTATATTAATGGCAAATTCTGTATTATTGGTGGAGACTCGTATGATAAATCGCAAATAGACAGCAAAGTTTCTTCTTTAAAGTCAGACATTGATACAAATACTACAAATCTTAGCTCATTAAGCCGTACAGTAGATGGGATAAGACAAGATGTTGACAGTATTGATACAGAAGGCTACACATATTATGCTACATATGGCAATGCAACTCTTACAACTGGAGAAGAAGCAGAGAATGTATTTACACTTTATGAAGTCAAAAATGAAAAAGAAGCAGTTAAAAGCCAGTTTGTAATTACTGGTGGAGGCGGTGGAGGCACTACAACTACCACTTTAAAGGTTGAGCGTATCACTGAATCCCCAGTTGTTGTTACTACAACAGATAGGGTGGAAATAAAATTTAATTATTCTTCGATAGATAGCGATGGCGAGTCTGTAGATGGCACATATAGTTGGAAGCTTGGAAGCTCAATTATTGCGTCTGGGGCCCTAGTTCAAGGCGAGAATACTTTTGATGCAACTGAATATGTCAACATTGGAACGCAGAAACTTGTTTTAACTGTTACTGATGCGGCAGGGAGTGTCGTAGTTAAATCTTGGACTGTTCAGAAAGTTGACGTAAGGCTAGAATCTTCTTTTAATGACAAGATTACATATGGCGTAAATACTTCCGTCAACTTTACTTATACGCCTTATGGAGCAATTAATAAGACTGTGCATTTTAAACTTGATGGCGTAGAGTTGAGCTCTGTATCCACAAGTTCTTCTGGCACTTTGCAGTCATATACATTGCCAGCTCAAAGTCATGGGGCACATTTACTTGAGTGCTATATTACAGCAACCATTAATGGCAAAAACATAGAAACAGATCATATCTTTAAAGACATTATTTGGTATGACGAGAATAGTGATATTCCTGTGATTGGATGTATTTATAGAAATGATTATTACGGTAAAGTTGAAGCAAAGCAATATAATTCAACAAGTATTCCATTCTATGTATTTGACCCAAAGACAGCAACTCCAACAATTACAAGAAGCGTCGATGGAAAGGTTGTTGCCACTCAAACTATGTCTGGTACATCAGATGTTTGGGTATATAAATCTTCTGATGTTGGTGAGCATACACTTACTATTACTTGTAGAAATACGACATTGACAATTATAATGAATATCAAGGAGCTTGGTATTACAATTGAGCCAATTACAGCAAATCTTGCATTTGATTTTAATCCAACTGGACTATCAAATAGCGATGAAAATAGATTGTGGCAAGATAGTAATACAAATGTCAACATGACCGTTTCTGACAATTTTGACTGGTCAAATGGTGGCTATCAGATAGATAGTGATGGCAATCAGTATTTTTGCATAAAAGCAGGAACTACTGCAACTATAAATTACAATTTATTTGCAAGAGATGCGAGCATTTATGGCTCTGAGTTTAAGTGTGTTTTTAAAACTACAAACGTTAAAAAAGCAGACGCGACATTCTTGACTTGTCAATCTGATTCTACCGTAGTCGGATTGCAAATGAACACTCATGAAGCATATTTGAAGTCTAGCATTAAGAGTTTATATATTCCTTATAGTGAGGAAGATGTTATTGAGTTTGAGTTTAATATTAACGCACTTGATAAAGAAAATCCTGATGCGACAGCAGTGATTATGAGTTATGAAGATGGTGTTGGTTTAAGACCGATGATTTATGATTCAACCCATAGGTTGTATCAATATGAGTCAGTACCTATTACAATTGGATCCGGTGATTGTGATGTTCATATTTATCGTATGAAGGCATATACCACTGCATTAACAGATTCTAATATCCTTTCTAACTTTATTGCAGATGCAAGAGATTCTGATGAAATGATTGCAAGATATAATCGTAACCAGATTTATGATGAAAACAATGCTTTAACTCCTGAGTCTATAGCAAATGCTTGTCCTCAATTGAGAGTTATTAAGATTGAGTGTCCTCGCTTTACTAAGGATAAAAAGGACTTTGTAAAAGACGTAAATGTTGAATGCATTTATAAAGGCGGGGATCCTGTTTTGGATAACTGGAAATTCCTCAATACATATCTTTCTGGACAGGGTACTACTTCTAACGAGTATGGTTATGCTGGAAGAAATATAGATATTATTGCTTGTGCTGATGGTAAGAAACAGATTATTAGCAAGATTCCTCTAGATAGAAGTTATGTAACAGAGCTTATTCTTGGCGATGGCACAAAGTATTCTGATGGTTCTGGTAAAGTAAGTCTTACTAGAAATTCTGTGCCAAACAACTGGTGGAACATCAAGGTCAACATAGCCAGTTCTGAGAATGCAAACAATGCACTACTCCAGAAGCGTTATAATGATTATCTCCCATATAAGACTGTCGCTATGGAGAATGATCCAAAGTGCAAGAATAGTATGGAATTTCAAAACTGTGTAGTGTTTATTAGGGAAACAGACCCTGATATTTCTAAACATATGGAATTTAGGGATAACGATTGGCACTTCTATGGTCTTGGTAACATAGGAGATTCAAAGAAAACTGACGCTACTCGTGTTAATGATGTCTCTGACTTAAAAGAGTTTGTTATTGAAGTTAGTGATAATACTCTTCCAAATAGTACCTTCCAAACTGGTGTAACCGACAGTGAAGGTAATATGGTTTATCCTATCGCTAAAAACCAGTGGAAAGCTGGTAATACTGCATATGATGCTCTTTATAATGATTGGGACGGTTCTTTTGAGTTCCGCTATGAAATGGGTGGAGAGACTAAGGATGGTATGACAACTGCCACTACAGAAGAGCAAGCGGCGCAAAGAGCATTGAACAAGCAAGTGTGGCGTGATTTCTATGAGTGGGTAATTACGTCTACTGATGAGGAGTTTGTAGAGCAGCTTGGTGATTGGGTGATCAAGGATTCTGCTCTGTATTGGTATCTGTTCACTGAAAGATACACAATGATTGATAATCGTTCTAAAAACACATTTTATCATTACGCTAAGTGCACAGATGGTAAGTATCGTTTTGAATTGTGGGATTACGATAACGATAAAATTTTGTCGTTGTAAAACCTTTTCTGATATACGGCGAAATTCCAGAGATGGACAACGCCTTCCAACTATATATTCACAATACAAAATTATAGAGAAAGGAGGATCTTTATGAGTATAACAATAGATGGTAAAGAATATTATGGAATTATTTATAAAATTGAAAATACGATAACACATAATGTTTATATTGGACAAACCACGCATCCAAAAGGATTCAATGGGAGATATTATTATAAAGGAGTTGGAATAGAAAGAGTTTATCATGATTTATCCAGCAAAAGAGATAGAAATGAACGTTATAATAGACATCTTCTGCGTTCAATAGAAAAGTGTGGATTCGATGCATTTGTAGTTGATGAATTGCTTGATATGGCACTAACTATTGAAGAATTAAATGAAAAAGAAACATATTACATAAAGAAATTTGATAGTTATAGAAATGGATACAATATGTCATTTGGCGGAGATGGTGTGTCTGGTTATCATAGGCCATCCGGTAAAGATTGTCCGAATAGTAAAAGAGTTTGTCAGATTAGCTTGGATGGAGATTTGATTAAGATGTGGGATTGTGCATCGGATGTACAAAGAGAGCTTGGGATTAATCAGACAACTATTTGTGCTGTTTGTAGTGGAAAAAGAAAGACTGCAGGCGGTTTTGTATGGGTTCATGAGAAAGATTATGATCCAAATAATGATTATAAGAGAGTCCCACAAATTAAAGATAGAGGAAAAGGGACAAGACCAGTTCTACTTTTGTCTGACGATGACGAAGTCATTCAAGAGTTTTATTCAGTAATTAATGCAGGACAAACACTTGGAATAAAACCACAAGAAGTAAGTCGCATTTGTTTACATAAGGCAAAAACAATTAAATATAATTTAGTTTATAAGAGTGAATATATAGGGGAACAACGACTGAGTGAAAAGGGCCTTGCAATATGATTTGCAGGGTATGCAACAGTCTGGACTGCAACTATAATCTAATAATGAAATTGCAGAGAGTGGGTCAACGGTAATCAGACCGTTTTAAGAAGAACCTGCTCCGCTTACAGCAATGTAAGTCATAATATAGGAACCAAGCCTATATAGTAACAGATCGACAGGACTTGGAATAAATAACTCCGGCGAATTAACAATGACCTATGGCAAAGAAGACACAGATTATAGAATAGAAGGCGATAAGTCTTCAGGCTACATTTTTAATGCAGCAGATAATGTATTTTGGTGTAGGATACGTGATTTATTCCACGATGAGCTTGCAGTAATGTATCAAACTCTTGAAGGAGAAGGTTGCTTTAGTGCAACATCTCTAATTAATGAATTTGACAATTGGCAAGCACAATTCCCAGAAGAACTTTGGAGACTTGATATTGAGCGTAAGTATTACAGGACATATCAAGGTGGTGGCCTAAATGGTGGTTTAGAGCCAGAGCCAACTCCTCGTTTCTTAGCGTCCATGATGAATGGTCGTAAAAAGTATCAGCGTAGACAGTTTGAGCGTGACCAAGCTGCTTATATGGGAACAAAATATTTATCAACAACTGTCAAAGCAGATCAGATCATGTTTAGATGTAACACTCCTTCTGATGTTGTTGTGGCACCTAATTATACATTAAATATTGTTCCATATTCTGACATGTATTTGTCTGTGCTATTTGGTAACTCTCCAAGTGCTCAACAGATTCGTGCAAAAGCAGGGCAATCATATGAGATTGAATGCCCACTTACTAAGATGGACGATACGGCTGTATTAATTTATTGTGCTTCACGTATTCAGGCGCTTAATGACATTTCTGCATGTTACATTCATGATAATGATTTTTCAAAGGCTTCTAAGCTCCAGAAATTAATTATTGGTAATAGCACGGCTGGATATTCTAATGCGTTCTTGACCAATTTAAACCTTGGCAACAATGCATTGCTTGAAGAATTAGATATTCGCAATTGCCCGAACCTGACTGGTTCTATTAATCTTTCAAGTTGTGGCAATCTAGAAAAGTTTTATGCTGAAGGCACTGCAATTACTGGCGCATTATTCGCTTCAAATGGTAAAATCGCTCTTGCCCATTTGCCAGCGAGTATTAACAGTTTGACATTTAAGAACTTAAAATACCTTACTGATTTACAGGCAAGTTATGATAATCTTGAATCTTTAACTGTTGAGGACTCTATTGTTGATGAGTACGAAATTGTAACAGACGCAATTGATACATTACAAATTTTACGTTTAGTAGGTATTAATTGGACTGTTACTAATACTGATTTGTTGAATAAAATTGTCAAGATGAATAGTAGTATGCTTTCTGGCAGTGTGCATATTGCTGGACAAGTTAGACAGAGAGAATTGGATAGTTATGCAAATGCATGGAGTGATCTGGTTGTTACTTATGATGGTATTATTACGCAGTATAAGTTAACGTTTATAAATTCTGATGGAACTCCGATTAAGGACAAGAAAGGCAATGCATATGTTCAATATGTTGACCAAGGCGGAAGAGCAATTGACCCTGTTGCCAGTGGAGAAATTGACATTCCAACTATGCCAAGCACGGAGCAGTACAATTATACTTTCTCAGGATGGGAAGGTATTGATGAAAATGTATTGAACGACAGAACTGTTACTGCTAAATATAATACAAGCATAAGAACTTATAAAGTTCGTTGGTTAAAGCAAAGTGGTGTTGTTTTGAAGACATTAAGTGATGTTGAATATGGCTCTTGTGTTGAATATAATGGGGATTATCCCACTATGACAGATAACGAGGATTCATATATTTATAACATCTTTACTGGTTGGGACAAGAGCACAGGCTTTATTACTGGTGATACGGATGTTTATGCAAAATGGAGCACGCAAAATGGATTGCCAGCATCTGGCACTGATTTGAAGGATATGACGCCTGTTCAAATCTATGCTATTGCAACCGCTGGAAAAGCAAATGATTATTTCGAGCAAAAAGACTATTTTGATGTTCGTGTTGGACAAGATTTCTCATTTACAAATGTAGAAGATAATATGCTTGGAGATGGGCTTACTTTCGATGGAACTAGTTCAAAAGTAGTAGATTCTGGAATCAAGTTATTTGGTGCAGATTCTGGTTCATTTACAATTGCTATAGACTTTGAATTTGATGAAAACTCTGCAGATGCGACATTACTATCATGCTTTGAGTATGATGGTTCCGAAGGATTTAGACTTAAATACAATGGATCAAATCCAGAAATTCAATGGGGCAATACCAGTCAAGTGGTTGGCAAAGGAAAGCAAAGAGATATTGTTGTTCTTCGTTATCGCAAGGGAGAAGATAAACTTTATGTATATTCCTTTAATGGTGGAGCGTCCTCTACTGGGACATATGCGGATGAAATCACATATACAGAGTTGACTCGTAATCGTAGTACTAATACAGAAGCCACCATTATGCTTGGCGGATTTAAATTCTTATCCAATGGCGCTATAGATGCTGTTACACTTGGTAAGGGGAAAATTCACTGGGCTAAAGTTTGGTTGGATGATGTTGGGGATTCTGCTGCTAGAAGTCTTGCAGCATGGCCTCATGAAACTTGGCGCTATGAATATTGTGGAGATCAGAGATATAGATTCGCGGCAGATTCCAGTAAGATAACTGGGGCATCATTTATTCCAACGAGGTTATTATCTCTTGGACATGGCATGAATACAGAAAACACTAATATTGGTGGCTGGAACGATTCTGCCATGAGGAAATTCTGTAATGGTAGAGTTTATGATGCATTCCCGACTGAGTGGAAGTCAATTATAAAACAAGTTCAGATCCCTGCAAGCGCAGGAAATAGATCATCTGAAATTGTTAATTCAAAGGATTACGTATATCTACCATCTTATGTGGAAATATTTGCCACGGATGAAGATCCATATGCTTCTGAAGGTAAAATTATTACGTTCTTTAATACTGATGCAGACAGAATTAAGACAATGAACGGAACTGCAAGTATGTGGTACTTGCGTTCGGCTGATGTTAGTTATAATACGTATTTTAAAGTTGTGTCTACGCAAGGTAATATGACTGGTTATGTTGTGTCGAGTAGATCTTTGGGTATATGCCCATGCATATCTATTTAATGGAGGCGAGTGTAGATGAAATATTACAAATTGATTAGCAATAATGAATTCATTGGAATCGGCACTTCGTTTGATATGCGTAAATTCCAAAAGAAACATGGCATTTTCTTGGTGTGTGATGAGTCTGAAGCTCAATACATTCAATGTAATGGAAAAATGTATCGTGCAATATGGATGGTACCTAAAGATCCTGATGCGCAAGATGTCCCTATCATTGATGTAATAGAAATCGTCCAATCAGACTATAAGGCACTTTATGATGCAATTAAATCCAATGAAGAGATTCAGATTGATATTGAACCTGATACAACAGAGAAAGAAGAAAGTACGGATGTTGATGAATCAGAAAAAATGACAATTGGTTATATTAAAGATTCTAAAATTAAGGAAATGAAAACAAATTGTAACAAAATGATTACAGATGGATTTGATATAATGCTCAGTGATGGCGAATCACATCATTTCTCATTAACTGTGCAAGATCAATTAAATTTGATTACATCTTCTCAAATGATACTAGATGGTTCAAAAACAATACCTTATCATGCCGATGGTGAACAATGCAAATATTATACTTCTGCTGATATGGAGCAAATTATTACAAAAACGAATGCATTTAAGACATATCATGTTTCATACTTTAATTCATTAAAGATGTATATTAGCTCGTTGCGTAGTGTGGATAAAGTTGCGGCTATATCTTATGGAATTAGTATTCCAAGCAAATATCAATCAGAGGTTTATATCGCATTGAAGCAAGAATTCGAGATGTAATTAATGTGGCGAGAGGTGCTTATTAAAGTGCCTCTCGTTTTATAATTTGCAAAAATAGTGGAGGTGAAAAAATGCCTTACATAAATACTGTTGATATTAATGGTACAATTTATAATTTAGAAAATTTGACAGATGGCAATCATGTTGTTGATTTACCGGCATTGCAAAAAGATGATACTTTTGTATTACAAGGGGACGTTGTAGATAATTTGACAGGCCGTTATGCTAATAAACCACTTTCTGCTCAGCAAGGGTTTGTTTTAAAAAGCAAAGATGATGAGTTAGACAATAAGATTTCAAATTTAATGACTAACACTAGTAATAAAGATACAGAACTCGATAACAAAATTACCAAACTGTCTGAAGATACAAGTAAAAAAGATACAGAACTTGACAATAAAATAGATGCATTATCTACCAATTCAAGTCAACAAGATGCAGCATTAGACGAGAAGATTTCAAAGTTAAGAGAAGACATGGGCACCAACGATGCATCTACGTTGTCAAGTGCAAAAACTTATGCAGATGGCCAAGGTAGTGCAGCTCTTACTTCTGCGAAGGAATATACTAATAATGCTGTTTCGGAAAGTAAGAAAGAGACAAATTCTAATTTAGATAAGAAATTAGATAAAGCAGGTGGCAAAGTTACTGGTGCTTTAGAAGTCGCTGGTGTTTTAACTGCTGATCAAAAATTGCAAGCCAAATATGGCGTTACTATCTGTCAGCGAGGAGATATATCAAAAGAGATTACAGCTTTATGTACTGGTGAAAATGCAGGAAAGTTTGTTGGTAAAACTGAAACAGATTTGGCAAGAATGGCTGTCGCTACTCCTGTTAATGATGATGATGCGGCAAATAAAAAGTACGTTGTAGATGCCATAAAAACTGGTGGCTTTGGGGCCCTTGATGGTGCAACGTTTACTCCATCTGTTTCTTCAGATGGCGTTTTAAGTTGGACAAATGACAAGGGCAAAACTAATCCCGCAAGTGTTAATATAAAAGGGCCAAAGGGAGACGCATTTACTTATGCTGATTTTACATCAGCACAGCTTGAGGCATTAAGAGGCCCAAAGGGAGATAAGGGAGACCCATTGTCTGTTTTGGAAGCATATCCAATCGGTGCTATTTACATCAGTACGAATGAAACAAGTCCAGAGACTTTGTTCGGTGGAACTTGGAGGCAAATTCAGGGAAGATTTTTGCTTGCAGCAGACAATACTTATAAAGCAGGTTCCACTGGTGGCGAAGCTACGCATACTTTAACACTGGGAGAAATGCCAACACACACGCACCCCATGTATTCTAGCAATATCGGCGGCGATAGTACTTGGACACCAGACGAAGGCTCATATCATATTGATAGTGTTACTACTGATGAAAAGACATACTGGGCACGACTTGGTATGGATTCCGCTGGTAGCGGCATGGCTCACAACAATATGCCTCCTTATCTTGCCGTGTATGTCTGGGAGCGTGTAGAATTGCCGCCTGAAGCAACGGACTAATATTCTTGTTTATAAAATAAATAATATGGAGGGAATATTATGCCGAATAAAATATTTAATATACGCCTGAGAAACAAACGAGATACTGAAGCAAATTGGGAGAAAAAGAATCCACTAATTTTAGATGGCGAAATAATAGTTGTCACTACAGCAAAGAGTGATGATTATAAATTGTATGGCTGGTATGCAGATGAAGGGTTAACACAACTAGTTAGTGAAGATAATCCGTATACCTGTACGCCAACAACGGATTATAAATTATACCCAAAATCAGGCGCTATAATGTATACAATTAAATTAACACGTGGATTAAAAGGGGTTGCTGGACGATCCGGTACGTGGACCTTGAAAATTGCCGCATTATATTACGATCAATTAACTTATAATGAAAAGCAATATGTTAAAACTGGCGAATTTGATAAAATTGAATCATCTAAAGTGTTTGGGCAAGCAACAAAAACTGGAACTGACACGATAGCAGCAGTTAAAGCATCATTGCCAGTTCCAGCCAATACTACGTGTGCTATATGGTGTCAACTCTCAGATGCTCCAGTAACATGTTTTGCGGAAAGCGGAGACATTAGTCTTGGCGAAAGGAGTATGCTGACATATTGGCCATATTATATTTTTACTCCGACACAGGATAAAGAATATTTTTGTTATTATTCAGATAGCGCGTGCATTTGTACTGCTATTGCAAAAGGTGGAATTGAATATGCTGATGCAACTACACCCACATTCGCGGGGAAGGATGCAATGTTTACGGCAATAGTTAAAGAAGGATATACATTCAAAGGTTGGTATTCTGACGAAGGATATACAACTTTTATAAGCTCTAATAATCCATTATCTATCGCCACTCCTTCTGTTAATAAGGATTCTGCAGACCCACAGGACGGTGAGGCAGCGACGTCGGAGTTGACTTTATATGCGCGAGCACGATCAACAACTGGGAAATCTGACATGCTGTATTTCAAGGTCAATGGGTCATATAAATCCGCGACAAGGGTCTATAAGAAAGTATCAGGTACTTGGGTTGAACAAGCAGACTTGCTACCTATATTTTCTGGCGAATCAAGCGGAACAGCTTCTAATTATGTATATGGTGGGAGTGTGTAAAAAATGAATAAAGAAAATTTCAATAGAGGTTCTGGTTTTTGCCAGTGCCTCTTTTATATATTAAAGGAGGTTATGCGGATGGCGAATAAAATATTTAACACACGTGTCAAGAATAAACGTGATACCGAGACAAATTGGGAAAGTAAAAACCCTGTTCTTCTTGATGGAGAGATTGTCGTTGTTACAACCACATCCGGTGATACACGTTTTAAAGTTGGAGATGGCAAGAAGACTTATAAGCAGCTTCCTTTCCAAGATCAAAAGACAAGAGATTTGATTCCGTCAGTAGATTCTAGTTTGAGCAGTACGTCAACGAACCCTGTGCAAAATAAAATTATTAAATCTGAGCTGGATAAAAAGGCAGAAAGAGATGTTGTTAATGCAACTACGAATGGTCTAATGTCTGTTGCTGATAAAAAGAAGCTGGATGGTATTGCTGATGGAGCGAATAAGATCACTGTTGATACTTCATTATCAAGTACTTCTACTAATCCAGTTCAGAATAAAATTGTGAATGACGCATTAAAAGGAAAGTTTTCTACTTCAGGTGGCAGTATATCTGGCGATGTAACCATGTTCAAAAGACTTGATGTAAAGGGAGTACTTGATGCACACGAGACGATACTGGCTGAAAAAGATGTCCAGTGTCTATATGACGCTAATTCGCGTATTAGGCTTGCCTGTGATTCATCGGGTGCGGCTAAAATTACAACGAACGGGGCTGAGTCTTATGCTCGTTTAAAAATTGCTTCTCCAACAGGTAACGACGACGCCACAACGAAAAAATATGTTGATACAGGATTGAGTGGCAAGCTCGATAAATCAGGTGGTACTTTAACCGGCAATCTGACCGGGAAATACATCGCTGGCACGTGGTTACAAACGACTGAGGCGACTGATTTTGGTAAAAAACCGGGAAAAATTGCCATACTGGACGATTCTGGATGGATATATTATCGAACTCCTTCTGAACTGCTGTCTGACATTGGAGGAGTAGCAATTAATAATTTTATTGATACTATATACCCACTTGGATCAATTTATATAACTACATCAAATACAGCTCCAATGTCATTGTTTCCGGGCACATATTGGCTCCCAATTTATGATAGATTTTTGCTCGGTGGTGGTAGTGGTTATAAAGTAGGTTCAACTGGCGGTGAAGCTACACACACATTAACGGCTGTTGAGATGCCTACACACAGACATAGTATTTATTATCCCAATACAGGTGGCCCATATGGTGATGCGAATATTAGTTATCCTGAAGGTTCTGGTACTAACAAGACTTGGCAGGCGGAAATGTGTAAAACGGAAATTGCTGGCGACGGAGTTGCGCACAATAATATGCCCCCTTATCTTGCAGTTTATATCTGGAAAAGAGTAACGTTCGACGAATATGAGGCAGGAGCTGACGGTGGCTAATATCTTTATCATTGGAATACTATTTGGTCATTAAAAAGTTTAAATTTATAGGAGGACAAGATTATGGAAATGTTAACTTTAATTATCTCTTTATCAATTATTATGTGGTACATTATTGATAGATTTAAGGAAATGTGGGAAGGAACCAAGTATGGTAAGTATATTACTATGGTTGTTTCTGCAGTATTCGCATTTGCTATTGCATTTGGTTTTGGTGTTGATATTATTTTGGCACTTGGTCTTGTGCAAGAAAGCTCTACGATTGGTACTGTGATTACTGCTCTTGCATTGATGTCTGGCAGCTCTGCTGTCTCCGAAATTATTGAAAGAGTTAAAGGCGGAAAGTAATATATTGAGGTGATTTAAATGGAAATTATTGAAGCGTTTGCGACACAGAATAAATGTTATAAGATTGGTTCGACACTTAATCCAAGTGGTTTGATGTTGCATAGCGTTGGATGCCCACAGCCTAGTGCTGCGGTGTTTGCTCGTAACTTCAACCAATATCAGCCGGGTGGTCAATCAGTTTGCGTACACGCATTTATACAGGCAGATGGCTCTGTATATCAGACATTGCCTTGGTGGATGAGAGCATGGCACTGCGGTGGCGCTGCAAATAATACCCATATCGGCATCGAAATGACGGAACCTAGTTCTGGAATGAGTTATGCGGAAGCGGCTGAACAGATTGCGGGGACATATCACACAGCCGTGGAATTATTCGCACAGCTTTGCAACACTTATGGCCTTAACCCATTGGCAGACGGCGTGATTATTGGTCATGCAGAAGGCCATCGTAGAGGTGTGGCTAGCAACCATGCAGATCCAGAACTTCTGTGGAATACATATGGCATGGGTTATACTATGGACGGGTTCCGTCAGGATGTATATGAAACAATGAACAAAAATAATGGAAATGATGAAGAGGAGGAAGACGTAATGAGATACAATACTATTGATGATATTCCTAGTTGGGCAAGAGGCACTGTTAGTGAAATGATTGATGAAGGTTTTATTTCTGGCACTGGTGGAGGCAGTCTTGATTTGTCTGCTGATATGATACGTATGCTGTATGTCATGAAGCATATGTTTGATGCATGCAATAAGCATTATGAGACAATTGAAGATATCCCATCTTGGGCGCGTGACACTGTGCAGCATTTAATCGACACTGGTGCAATTGCTGGCACTGGCAATGGCAAACTAGATATATCATACGATATGCTGCGCATGTTGGTTGTCTGTCAGAGAATGATTGATTCTAATCGTGGCACTGACAACAAGTAAAATTCATTTTATGAGCAAATAGCCTATGTGAAGTAGTTATATAGGCGAGGGAGTGTAGCAATACACTCCCTCATTTTTTATGGACAAAAAGGAGGGATAATATGAAAAAATTAAAAGGTGTTGATGTGAGCGAATGGCAAGGACAAATTGATTGGGATGCAGTAAAAAAGGATGAAATTGATTTTGCAATTCTTCGCTGTGGCTATGGAATGGACTTAGAAGAACAAGATGATATTTGGTTTAAAAGGAATGCTTTAGAATGCGAAAGAGTTGGTATACCTTATGGTGTGTATCTGTATAGTTATGCAGACACAGTAGAAAAAGCTGCTTCGGAAGCAACACATGTACTTAGATTGATAAAAGGTCGTAAACTTGAATATCCCGTTTATTATGATTTAGAAGACGTTAATACTACTGGGAAATGTAGTAAAGATTTAATTCTTCAAATGTCTAAAAAATTTGTTGGCATTTTAGAAGACGCTGGTTATTGGGTTGGTATTTATGCCAATTTATATTGGAATGAGGCATATCTGACTGATTCTTGGTATGACACTAAGGCAAGATGGATTGCTCAATATAATTCTGAGTGCCAGTATAACAAGGACTATGGAATTTGGCAGCATTCTAGTTCTGGAATTGTCAATGGTATTTCTGGATGCGTTGATATGAACATTTCTTATTTTGATTATCCTGTATTGATTAGAGAAGCTGGTAAAAATGGATTGACTTTTTCGCAAAGTCAAACAGAAACAGTTTATACTGTAAAATCTGGTGACACTCTTTCTGACATTGCCACAAAATATGGCATTACATATCAACAACTTGCTTCCTACAATGGAATTTCTGATCCTAATGTTATTTATATAGGACAAAAGATTCTTGTTCCAAATACTGAATCAGTTGTTGCTTCAGGTAAAACATTAGATGAAATTGTATTGGAGGTATATCGAGGCGAATGGGGAAATGGTTTAGAACGTCAAGCACGCCTTGAAGCAGCGGGATATGACTATCAAATAGTACAAAACAGAGTAGATGCTCTATACAGTTAATAACAAAAAATTGTATATCGTAGTTGAAAGGAGAAGCCACATGGTTTCTTCTTTTTATATTTAAAATTAGTGTAAATATGGATCTCTCGAAAAGGAGGAATTGTGATGCGTGTCATAAGTTTTGATCAAAGCACACGTCGTTCTGGTTATGCCATATTTGAAAACGGTCAATATATAGAATCTGGCGTTGTTGATATGAACAAGAGCAAATTAGAAACAGATAAAAGATCTTTTGAAATGGCGAAAGAACTTTGGAAGGTTATTAAAAAGTATAAACCAGATAAACTTGTGCTAGAAAATGTGCAACAACAATCGAACCCAGCGACTATGATAATTTTGGCAAGATTGGCTGGTATGATAATTGGTTATGCGGAAGCTCATAATGTCAATGTGCATATTTTGTTGCCAAGCCAATGGCGCAAAGCATTAGGATATTCTCAGGGGGCGAAAGTAAAACGCCAAGAGCTTAAGCAACAGAGTATTGATTATGTAAAAGAAAATTTTGGTCTTGATTTATCAGAAGATGAATGTGAAGCAATTTGCATAGGAGTTGCGGCGCATAAAATTTATAATTTCGCCAACGAAGAAGTTTGGGGCGAAGATTAAATATGAAAATTAATAACAAATTATTATTTAATATATAAAAATTTTTAAATTATGGAGGAAAAGGTTATGAAGGTTAATACATTTGTTAAGAAATTTAAGGAAGATGAATTTAAAAACGCAAAAGACGTGTTGAAAACTGAATACATTCCAGTAAAAGAAAAGCATGATATTGTTATGCGCGTTATTGCTTTGTGCACAGAAAATGACAATGGACTTATTCTTTTAAATAAGTTTAATGAGAATATTTATTTTTCTATGTTTATGTTTCATGCATATACAGGTGTTGAAATTAGTGAAGATTTTGATGCGCTAGTTGGTGAATATGACAAGCTGTGCAGCGTTGGTGTGTTTGATGTGTTAAAAGGAGCTTGTGCAAGAGACTATTCTCGTGCAGAGGAGATTCTATCTTTTGAGGAGCAAAGATTAAAATATCAGAATTCAATTGAAGCTTCATTTGCACAAATAGCAAATGGTATTAATACAAGTTTGACGACTCTATCAGATTCACTTGCGGGGAAGGTTGATGGTTTTGATATCAACAGCATTCTTCCTGATGGGGCTGATATTAATGAGCTTTTGAACACACTTGATAAATTAAAATAATTATTTTATAGGAGTTGATGGCATATGGCTGAAGCAAAATCATTAGGCGATGCTATACAAAAACTAATAGACAATGTTGAAACTGTTGCGGAAATTGCAGGCAACATATCTAGACTGCAAGCTGAAAAAGATTTTAATGATGCAGCAAAAACGGCAGTTGATAAATATTACGAATATAAGAACGGAGCTTATACAAAGTATGGGAGACAACATAATTTGTATGACATCTATAAAGTAAATTCTGATTTAAAAAAAAGAGGCAAAACGTTTACTATAACAACGAATATTGATATGAATTCTGCTCCGTTGGAAGGTGCATACCACAGTAACTCAAGCAAACACCAAGGCGGTGGTTCTTGGGAAAGTGGTGGCCAAGTTGAAGGCGATTATGTATTTGAGAACTTCTTGCAAGGCGAACACCCATGGACATATTTTAAAGACGGAGAATATATGTATGGTGAAACTGTTGGTAAAGAAATTCCAGATGACTTTTTAAAAGATTTTATTAAAAATTACGGCAGTAGATATTTTGAATATAATTTTCAAAAAACAATAGCTCAGTTGCTAAAAGTATATTTATAATGTAGGAGGTGATTCTTTTGGCAGAAGCGAGTTACACTTCAAAAATTAAATATAATATTGATGACCTTATGAGTAGCCTTGTTGCATGTAAGACTCAAGCTGAACAGGTGGATGGAGTTTTGGCAAATATTGGCAAGCGTGGAAATCTTAATAATTTTATTAAGCAGTTTGTCGCTATGGACGATGCTGTTAAGGCACTTAGGAAAGAACTAGATTCTGTAAAGGCAGGCCTTGGAGATAAATTAAATAATGGTTGGATGAAATCTTTTGACGAGATGGTTGAAAAGATGTCTCAGATTTCAGAGCTGTCCAAAAATGTGTTTGCGGGGCTTAATAGCGTTAATTTAAAAGACAAAGGTGCAACAAAAGAGTTACGTAGCTACGCAGAACAATTAAATACAATTCTTAATAATGTTGGAATTGACAAGCAAATTGATTTAGAACTGTTTGATAAAAAAGATATTGAAGCACAATATAATGAACTAATTCAATTTGCTGGAGAATTGAATGGGAAACTGAGTGTTGTATTTGGTGAGATTGACCCATCCAAGCTTGGAGAAAGTATTAAGTCTGCAGGTGGAAAGGTCAAAGATGATATAAAAACAACTGGTAGTGGAATTTCTGCCGAAGTTCAAGCACAAATTGATGAACTTAAAAAACAAAAAGCAGCATATCAAGAAATTTTAGATATATTTAATGGCAAAGGCAAGAGACTTAGAACCACGCAAGACAATGATAAAATTGCGTTGGTTGGTCTTTTTAAAGATTTTAAAAAGGCGGAAGAAGAACTAGCGGAACTAGAGAGAACTGGAAAACCGGGGAAGGAAGAAGCTCTCGCTAAAAAAATAAAGGCCGCTAGTCTCTTAAAAAATACTTCAGATTATGTGGCTGACAAAGGCAGTGATGATGCCAGTGCATATGTTGCCAACAATGTAAAAATATATGAAAGGGCCGAAGAGTTTCTAAAAGAAATTCGAACAAAGCAGAATGCAGAGCTTGATAAGATAAAGAGTGATTGCAGACAAAAGATTAAAGAGATTAAGACAGAGATTGCACAATTGGGCAAAGGTGTTCCAGAAACTAAAGCGGATATTTTTCATGTTCAGCCTTCTGGCGCAGAAGCAGGAGTAAAGGCTGCACAAGAGGCTGCTGATGCTGCAAAAAAGAAAGCTGACGAAGAAGAAAGAGCATATCAAGCAATTACAAAGAGCATTGAAGCACAGCGCGTAATGTATCATTTGGGAACTGGTTCCGCCATTAATGGGAAAGGAGCTCATAGTGATACATTTGCCGACATGCTTGATAATTTAACTATAAATGCAAATGGAACTCGCTATGAGAAATACGGATTTGGATTATTAGGTAGTGGAATTTTTGGTGTTCAAAATCCAAACACAATTCCAAAAGATCAGGCGTCAAGTGCTGGTAAGTTTATATATAGCCTAGACCTGTCTAAGTATAATATGTATTTGCTAGACACTGAAGAGCGTGCTGCAAATTTAATGGACTTCATGAGCAAGCTTCAGAAAATTGCAATTCGAGGAGCAGTTCCAAACTATACTGGGTTCAATGAATTTTTAGGAGATACAGACATCAATTCGCTTTATGAGCAATTTGCGACATTGTTTGACAAAACAAAATTTACAAAGGAACAATTAGGCTCGTTTATTGACGAGATGGTTGCGCAACTAACTCAAGCGGGGTTATTTTTTGACTCAGAAAGTGGACAATTAGATTTTCGTAATATTTCAGACGAATTGGCAAATTCTGATAACATTTCTACGAGATTTTTTAAAAAACTTGGATATCAGGGGGTTAATGTTGGGAATACATCTTTAGATGGCTTTGGACAAGGCTCTGTATTATTTGATTTCAACGAGTCTGATATAGTTGGATATTTTAACACTATTGAACAAGCAGCACAGGATTTCCAAAACAATTTAAAAAGCGGTTGGGTCGGTTCGAACGAGCAATTACAACAATATCTTGCTAATATAGAAGAAATTATTGCTAAAATTAATACAGCAAAGCAAAATAAACTTCAACTAGTCCCTGATTTTGACACTTCTGGCTATGACAATACATTAACGTTATTAAATAATGTTAAAACAAACATTTCTAATATCCTTTCAGGAACTGCTGGCACTGGTGATTCTAATTTTGCGACTGTTACGGACAATCAAACCGCGCAGCTTGAAAAAGAAAAAGAGTTAATGCAAGAAATTGCTACACTCAAAGAAAAGTTAAGTGCTGTCTCTACAAATCCTATTGATGCTTCTGAGCTTGAAACTGCGAAAAAACAAATACAAGAATTAGATGAAGAAATCCTTCGTATGGAAGGCGCTTTAGACTCGTGGAAGAGCTCCTATTATGATGCACAACATGCCTTAGATATGTCTGTGGATGCAAGTCAATTAGAGAATATGACTTCAAATGATATAGTTGATGCATATAAGGCTCAAATTGAAAGTTTATCTTCTACGGTTGACGAGCTAAAAACTAAATTAGCGGAAGCAAAAGAACAGTTAAGTGGATTTGGGCAAGATGCAGACCTTTATAGCGCGGATAACTCACAACTATCTTTTTGGCCCATGACCGATGAAGAAATTGCTGCTAAAGAAAAACTTGTTGCAGCCAACGAGCAAGTTGCAGAGTCTCAGAACAAAATCAATCAGGCCAAGCAACTTGAAGGACAAATTAGCTTTGACGATTTAAGCATGGTCGAAGAAAAACAAAAAGGTGTGGATGCGGCAGAACAAGAACTTGCAACAGAACAGAAGCAAAACGAGGCTATTCAGCAGCAGCTAGAACTGCAACAACAAATTACAAAAGAGAAACAAAATCAAAAGAATGTCACAAAAGAAAGTGTTACTCCAGCTTCTTCTCAAGAAGCAACAAGTGAGATTTCTGGTGGCCAAGCTGCAGAAGGTGCTATTGCGATTCCGTCAGAGACGGATGCTGTGAATAAAGCAAAAGAAGCATTTGCTACGGCCGCTGAACAAAAGCAAAAATTTATTGATGCTAATGTAAAAGTTAAAGAAAGTGCTGAAGCTTCAGCTACTGCTATTGATAAAGAGGCTCAAAAGGCACAAGGAGCTAGTGAGGCTTTTTCGTCTGCGACAGATAAAAAGAACAATTTTGTTAGTGCTAATAAGAGTGTAAAAAATAGCACAGACGAGAAAACATCTTCTGGGACGAGAAAATCTAGCGATTCTGATAGTGCATATAAAGATTCAGATACTTATAAAACTTTAATAGATGCAAATAAGAAGCTCTCTTCTGCTTTTAATAAAATTGACACAGAAGTTTTTGTAGATAAGAATACTGAACTTGGAAAATTAAAAACTAGGTATGAAGAGCTAACGAAAGAAATTCAAGAATTAACAAAATCTGAAGAGACTTTAGGGAAAGTTTCTGAAGAAGATATGCAAAGATTGAGCGCGGCAACAAAGCAATTAATGAGTGACTTTGAAAAGTATGCCCAAGCAAAAAAAGAAGCATCAAAACAAAAAGATTCTACATATGGCGCAGATGTTTTAGAAAAAGTTCAATCCCAGCATACAAGCTTAATTGACAAAGTTGATAGTGGCGGTTACTCGAATGCATCTGGAATTGCTAATAAACTTCAACAATACGAACAAGCTTATCAGAGAATAATTGACTTACAGAAAAAACTTGCAAATACAGATATAACTTCAGATTTGGGTAAAAAAACTGCCGCAGAATTTGATGACGCGGTTAAGTCTTTTAATAATTATGGCAAAAAAATTGAAAATATTATTAAAAAGTCTGAAAGTATTCAAGATAAAATTGGCAATATTCATCGTGCTGTTTCTGAAGGCTTTGATTTTGGCGACGAAGCTAGTAGAAGAAGTGAATTAGAAGCATTTGCGCGTTCTTTTGATGGATTAGATGAAAAATCCATTCAATTTTCTGATAGTTATTCGAAGGTTGTTTTTACAATTAAGAATGGCAATGGAGAAATAGAAAAGATAACTGCTTCTTTTAATCAGGCAGGAACTGCTATTGACGCAAGCTCTAAAAACTTAGGAAAAGCAGTTAATAAATTCACATCTTTCTTTGATGGGATAAAAAAGAAGGCTGGTGAAATTGTCACTTACTTCACCGGTGCAAATCTTGTATATAAATCTGTTGCGCAGATTAGACAGGGTATTACATATGTTAAAGAGATTGATGCAGCTTTAACTGAATTAAAGAAAGTTACCGACGAAACTGACAAAACCTATGCAAATTTCTTAAAAACGGCATCTCAGACTGGATCAGAAATTGGCTCTACTATTGCAGATTTTACAAATGCGACTGCTGACTTTGCTAGGCTTGGGTATACCATTTCTGAGGCTACTGAACTTGCTAAAGCGGCGAGCATTTATAAGAATGTTGGCGATGGAATAGAAAGTGTTTCACAGGCAACAGAAAGTATTATTTCTACCATGAAAGCTTTCGGCATTGAAGCCAAAGATTCGATGTCAATAGTTGATAAATTCAATGAAGTTGGCAACCGCTTTGCAATTTCAAGCACAGGAATTGGCGAAGCGTTGCAACGTTCAGCTAGTGCATTGTATGAAAGTGGTAATACGATTGACGAGTCAATTGCATTAATCACTGCGGCAAATAGCGTAATTCAAAATCCAGAGCAAGTAGGAACAGCTTTAAAAACATTATCTTTGCGTTTGCGTGGAGCAAAGGTTGAACTACAAGAGGCTGGAGAAGATACTGATAATATGGCCGAAAGTGTATCGTCTCTACAAGAAAAGCTCTTAGCATTAACTCATGGCAAAGTTGATATTATGGCTGATGCTACAACATTTAAAAATACGACTGAGATATTAAGAGAAATGAGCTCTGCATGGAGCGACATGACAGACATTGAACGTGCGGCAGCACTAGAATTGATGGGTGGAAAACGCCAAGCGAATATTCTAGCTTCCATTATTAAAAATTACGACACAGTAGACGATGTAATAGAAACATCACTCGATTCTCAAAACTCTGCCTACGAAGAAAACGCTAAATGGATGGACTCTATTGAGGGCAAAATGACGGAATTTAAAAATGCCGTTCAATCGCTATGGCAAGATGTTCTTGGGTCAAATGCTATAAAAGATGTAATAAGTTTGGGCACAGGGCTTGTTAATATTGTTGATACTATTGGTGCAATACCAACAATTTTAGGTGGTATTGCAGTATACTTTTTTGCTATCAAAAAGAACAATCCAATTACAATGTTTAAGGACTTAGCAAATACAATACAAAACTTCAGTACAGCAGCTTCTAATGTACAAACACTTTCTAAAGTAGGCATGGTATTTGACTCAAATAGTGTAAATCTTTATGCCGCTGCAGTATCAAATCTTAGTGCCAAACAGCAAGCACTTGCTCTAAGTTCTGCAGGTTTAACAAAGCAACAAGTTGCAGAAGTTTTAGCAAAAAATGGATGCTCAGAAGCAACGATAGAACAAGCAGTGGCCGAGGCTAATCTTGCTACGGCGAAAACAACAACGAATACTATAACTGGTGAACAGCTTTTCAATCTTGCTGCAGAAAAAGATATTAAACTTTCAGAGCAGGCCGTTACTTGGCTTGCAGCTAATGCCGAAGCAGAATTGACACGTGAGAAAATTTTGGCAGCAGTAGCATCTGGAGAACTTGCAGAAGCAGATGGGGAAGCTTTAATTGCTATGTCTGGCTTAAGTGCTGGAGTAAAAGGACTTGGTGCGTCTCTTAAGGCATTATTCTTAAGTAATCCAGTTGGTTTGGCATTAATGGCAGTAACAGCTATCACTGCAATTGTTAGTGCCGTTAAAAGAGCAAAAGAAGAAGCGAAACAGGCGGCACAAGAAACATTAGATGCATATAAAGATGCTCAAAACACATTGAAGAGTAATAAAAACACAATAAACGAGATATCTTCTGATTATGAAAGACTCTCTAAAGGCGTAGACGATTTTGGAAACAATATCAGCTTAACGACAGACGAATATAAGAAATACAATGAAATAACAAACAAAATTGCAGATATGTTTCCAGAAATGATATCTGGATACACAAAAGAAGGAACCGCCATTCTTTCTTGTAAGGGAAATGTTGACGAGCTAACAAAGGCATATGAGGCTGCAGCACAGGCTGCACGTCAAGCTGCAATTGCTGGTGGTAGTGACGTTTTTGATTCTGCCAAAGAAGAATATAATAGTAATCCATCTGTTTCGTGGGAAGAAACTGGCTTGAAGCAAAAACAAAAGCTTGCTAATAAACTTGTAGAACTTGCTAATCAAGGGACAGAAGAAGAAATACAAAAATTCTTTAATGATTTAAATGCTGGTAATATTGAAATTGATGGAGAAAAATATTCGAATATTGAGTTAGATGCATTATTTAAAGAGGCAGGAATTGACATATCTGATTTTAGAAGCTGGTGGGATAATTCTATTGATGTTGATAAATATAAAGAGAAGATGAGATTACTAGAATCTTTCATTAAAACTTCAGTAACCAAAATTAATACAGAAACAAGCAAAGTGAGATCTATTCTATCTGCATATCTCGGAGAAGATGAGGATTATGCAAAGCTAGATGATGAAACAAAGTCTATAATTAATAATATTGTATCTCAATTAGATCCTGAGTTTGTATTTAGTTTTGATAATATTGATTCTCTATATAATTGGGTTTCTGAAAATATTGTTCAAGCATTTAGCGGCAACAATGGAAAAGTACAAAATGCAATTAAGGATTTCTTAAAAATAGATACGAGTAGCTTGTCTGTTACAGATTACAAAAAAGAAATTGAAAACTTTAAGAAAGTTTTAAGTGATGCTGGAATTTCTGAAGAGGCCCAGAAACAAATATTGTCTGCATTTAAAATAGATGATGATTATATTAAGACAGAAATAGACCCATTGGTGAACCATACAAAATCTATATTAAAAGATGAGTTTGATGATAAAGTTGACAGTCTAACAATATCTGATTTACAAATTGTTGATAGTCTTGATATACCAGATGGAACATTATTAACATGGGATGAACTTTTAGAAAGAATTAATGCCGTTAAATCTGAAATGCGAACACCTGTAGTTCAAACATATGACACAATTAAAGGGTCAATTGAAAACTTTAATGATGTTCAAAAGCAAACAGAAGATATAATGCTTGACAATACAGAGGTTACTCAAGAATATAAAGATTCTTTAGTTGCCCTTGGTATTAGTGAGACTGATTTGGCAAGTTGCTTTGATAAAAACAACCAATTGGTTGTTAAGAATGTTAGCAGACTCAAACAGCTAGTAAATGCGTCTAAAACTAATATATCTACACAAACTATTTTGGCACGAGCTCAAGCAAGATTAAAATACAAGGAATTGTATAAACAACTTGCTACATTAACAAATGGGCAGTTAAATAGCGCTCAAGCAAACAGGGAAAAAATTAATACTCTATACCAAGAAATGTCCGCAATTCAAAAGGTTATTTCAAGATATAGTCTACTCGAACAACAGTTGTCAGAAGTCACTAAAACATATTCTGAATTTGAAGAAGCGCAATCTTTTGACAGTGCAAATGATTATATGAGCAAAACAGAAGATATGCTTACAGCCGCGATTAAAGCATATGAAACTGGTGATCTTGGAACTGAGACAGCTCAAGTGGCGATAAAGGCACTCACTCCAGATGTTGAATTTGAGGGATTAGATACTGTCGATGAAAAAGCAGAAAAGGCACATGAATATTTAACTGAAACTTTAAATAAATATTTTACGATAGAGCTTGATGACAATGGAGCAATTCAAAGTGCGGAAATGAAACTTGGCAATCTGCGTAAGTTTATTGAAGATGCCTTTTCAAATAATGTATTTTCTGGAGAAGACTGGCAACACTTCGAGTGGTCAGATGAGTTTTTGTCTGGTTTAGAAGATGCTCCAGATAAGCTGCAATATTTTGCAGATGAAATGAATGTAACCAAAGAGGTTGCGTTGTCTGCAATACAAGAAATTAAAAATAAAGACGCAGAATGGCTTAATGGCGATTATGGTAGTTTGTTTGATCAAATTGTTCCAGAAACTCTTGATGCAAAACTTCAAGATACGACAGCAAAACTGGCTGAACTGAATGTTCAACTAGCAAATGGTAAGGTTTCACAAGAGGAATATGAGACGGCAATAAAACAATTAAATACACAATTAGTAGAACAACAAAATGCCGCTAGTGATGCATGCCAGTCGTTCATAGATGTAAATGGTAAAATCGACGAGAGCCAGCAGAAGTTAGAAGCATATCAGAAGCAATTATCAACTGGAACTGACACTAATGGAAATCAACTAACGTCAGGACAAATTGAAGAGATTAATGGGAAATATAATCAAGAACTGCAAAATTATGAAGGCTATCTTAAACAAAAAACAGAATTAGAAAATAAATATGGCCCGATGACGGAATATACTGTTAGTGTTGCATTAGAGCAAAATGGCATTAATGTAGATGAAATTAATACGGAATTGACAAACGTTAAACAAAACATACAAGAAGCTTTTAATTCTGATAATTTTAAAGGTGCTAATAAAGCACTTGAGGATACATATGGTGTTATAGCGAAAATCAATGAGAATGGAGATATTGAATATAGTGTTACTGACAATACTTCAGACGATCAAAAGAAAACACTTGAGGAACTTGGCGCATTAAATGATGATGGAACTGTTAATATAGATTGCTTGTATGCGGGATTAACCGATGAGCAAAAAGCAGAAGTAGATAAATTAGAAACATTACAAGAAAAGAAAAATCTCATTGATTATTATTTATCTATGGACGGTGTTGATACTGTTCAATCTTCAATTGATGAGTTGGCAACGACATTAACGGATATATATGAATTATTACAAACATCTCCAATGTTTAAGGCTAATGTTGATCAAGATACAAAAACTACGCTTGATGAATTATTAGATCAAGTAAACTCTTGGGTTGGCGACCATTGGGCAAGTTTTAAAGCAAAAGTGTCTAGTATCTTTGGTGGTAATAGTGGAGATCAAGAGTCTAATGGCACAGCTAATGTGTCTGGAACTGCTCATGCTACTGGGAGTTGGGGATTAGAACAATCAGAACATAATGCTCTTGTAGGAGAGCTAGGAATGGAAACCGTTGTTGACCCAAACACTGGTAGATATTATACAGTAGGAGACCATGGCGCTGAACTAGTGGATCTTCCTAAAAACGCAATTATATTTAATCACAAGCAAACCGATGCGCTGTTTAGAAATGGGTATATAAATTCACGTGGGAAAGCTCTTGCTAATGGAAATGCGCATATTGATGGCAACGCCCATGTGACAATATACCCAAATTATACATTGCCTAGTCAGTGGGAAGGAACTGGATATAGAAGTTATGACGATGGTATGTACAACGCCTCTAATGCATTACAAGATGCAGCAGGAGATATTTCTGATGCAGCAGATGATGCGAAGCAAACAATTGATTTTATTGAGTATAGACTTGATGAAATTGAAAATATTATTACTAATGCTACGAATAGGTTAGAAAATTTCCTCGACGACACGTCTCAAACTAGAGAGAAAAATAGTCTATATGAAGACCTTGTAAATGCAGAGAAACAAAAAGCGTCAACCTATTTCTCTGCCGCAGCAACATATAATAAAAAAGCTGCTCAATTGCTGTCTGAAGTGCCAGCAGAATATCAAGAGATGGCTAAAAATGGAGCCATTGCGATTAAAGACTTTATTGGAGAAAATGAAGGCGAAATTGCAGATGCAATTGAAGAGTATCGCACATGGTCTTCAAAGGCAGAAGATGCGGAGAATAATTACTTAGCATCTATTGCTGAAATTTCAGCTAAACGTCTTGAACAATTACAAGACATTGCAGATGACTTTGAGAATATTGTTGGTTTAACTGAACAACATTCAAATTTGATTCAGGCAGAAATGGATCTTCTGGATGAGGCCGGAGAGAGACTTTCTGAGAATTTCTATAACGAATTGATGAAAGATTCTAAAAAGCAGATTGAAGATTTAAACAACAAGCGAGCATCCTTGCAAGACATTCTAGACAATGCGGTTAAATCTGGAGATGTTCAAGTAGGTTCTGACGATTGGTATGAAATGGTAAATGCTATTTTTGATGTTGATGATGCCATTCTTGAATGTAAGAAGGACATTGAAGGATTCCAAAATAGTATTAACGATCTTTATTGGGATAATCTTGATAAGCTAATTGATAGAATTGATAATGTTGATTCTGAACTTTCTCATTTATACAATTTAGTTTCTGACGAAGAGAAAATAGTAGATGACGCAGGAAATTGGACTAAAGATGGCGTTACGGCTCTTGGTTTACTTGCGCAACAATTAGAGGTCGCTAATTTCAAAGTTGAACAATATGGTGAAGCTATTGCACGTCTTAAAAAAGATTATGCTGCTGGCTTGTATAGTACAGATGAGTATAACGAAAAGTTGGCAGAACTTAAAGAGAATCAATGGGGCGCGATTGAGGCACAAGAATCTGCAAAGAAGTCTCTTATTGATTTAAATAAGACTCGCATTCAAGCTGTCAAAGATGGCATGCAAAAAGAGATTGATGCTTATTCAAAACTTATCGACAGGAAAAAAGAAGAGCTTAATTTTCAAAAAGAAAGCCACGACTTTTCTAAACAAGTTGCCGAGCAACAGAAGAATATAGCAGATATTGAAAAGCGTCTAGCAGTAATATCTGGAGACAATTCTGCATCTGCAATTGCACAAAAGAAAAAGCTTCAGGCAGAGCTTGCTCAGGCAAAAGAAGAGCTTGAAGAGTTATATTATGATCATAGCGTAGAGAAACAGCAAGATGCACTTGATAAGCAGCTAGAAGATTATCAAAACAATAAGCAAAATGAAATGGATGCACTCGATGAGTCTCTTAAAAATGAAGACCAAATTATTCAGGACAGCTATACAACTATTGCTGCAAATACTGAGTTATTAGCACAAAACTTATCAGATATAGCAGATAAATACGGAATTACTTTGTCAGACTCCGTGACTAAGCCTTGGCTTGACGGTGCAGATGCTATAGGTACTTATCAGGGACAACTTGATACTTCCATGAGTGCATTTACTGAGCAATTAAAGCTATTAAAACAAGAGCTTATAGATTTACAAGTTGAGGCAGATAAGACTGCAAACAGCATAATTAATGCAACAAATAGCAAGAAAGACAAGACAGAGAGTGCAAGATATACGCCGCCGACACCAGCGCAGCAGCCAAGCCCATCCCCTGCACCAGCACCAGAAATACCAGAGCCACCATCAAAGGGATCGTCTGTAACTGTTAAAAGTTCTGCAACACATTTCTCAAGAAATGGTGGGAATGGAACGAGGATGCAATCATGGGTGCCCGGATCTACTTTCACAGTTTATCAAGTTAGTGGCGATGAGGTTCTTCTTGGAAGAAATGGTGGATATACTGGTTGGGTAAAGCTTTCTGATATCGAGGGATATGCTAAAGGTTCAAAGGCAATTCATAAAGATCAATTTGCATTTCTTGATGAGCTTGGAGAAGAATTACAGCTTGTTCCTGATGGGGCTGGTAGACTTTCATATGTAAAGAAAGGTACTGGCATTATTCCAGCAGACCTTACTGAGAGACTTATGGAATGGGGACAGCTTGATCCTTCTAATGTCCTTGAGCAATCCAAACCTACTGTTAGCGCCCCTCATGTTATTAATAATAATATAGAGCTGAACCTTCAAGTGGGAGAAGTTGTCCATATTGATCATGCCGACAATAGTTCTATACCGAATATTGCTAAGGCAGTACAAGATCAGATGGACAATTATATGAAAAATGTCAATAAAAAACTTTATAATCGTGTTAGATAACACAAGTTATAGAAGAGGGTGTAACAACCCTCTTCTGTTTATATAATTTAAAGTAGTTTAGTAGGAGGTGTTATACTTGGCAATATATCATCCTAAAATTCGTTTTCGTGGGCAAACAAATTATGATTTAGAGCTTATTGTCGGCACTTTTGATCCAGACAATGGTGCAGTTGATTCTTATCTTGATATGGAGCCGGTTTACACGGACAGTTATGATGGGTCAATTCGTACAGACTATGGAGCAAAATATAGCTCTGTTGCAACTCCATCTATTACATTTATTGAAGTTGACGGTTCTGACATTGGCCCATATAAAGTCAGAAATACATTGCGTTGGTTAACTGGCTCTAGGGGAAATGCGTGGATGGACGTTTGTGACAAAGATGGGGATACTGTATGCTCTTATCTCGGTAGGTTTACTAACGTGCAGCTTCAAAAAATAGATGCACGAGTAATAGGAATTATTGCACAATTTACTTCGGTAAGTCCATGGGCGTATTCCAGAGTACAAGCCCCTGTTGTAATTAATGTTAATGGAGAAACAGAATTTGCTATTGATAATCAAAGTGATGATTTCTATTCTTATGTTTATCCAAAAGTGACATTTGAAAATAGTTCTAATGGTGCAAGTTTATTAATTAAAAACAAAACATTAAATAATGAAACTGAGTTTAAAAATTTGCAACAAGGAGAAAAAGTTACAATAGATAATAACTTTGTTGTTTATTCTGATAATGACAAAAGAATCTTTAATGATGATTTTAATTTTGTATTTCCAATGCTGTCGGCAGGAACAAATCAATTTTATGCAGAAGGTTCAGGCACATTAACAATAGAATTTCGATATCCAATGAAAGTCACAGATGGCCTATTGAATGATTATGACCTGAAAGATGGTTTGGCAATTTGGGTTGATGGAGTGACCGTAAAGATTAAAGGGGATACAACTAAAAATCCTCCACTTTGGACTAATATTCAAGTTGAAGAGCACAGGAAGATACACAAGATGATTGTAAGAGGAGAATTAAAGAGCGTGAAGTTTGAAACTGGTACAGATGTTGAAAATGGCGTATTAACGCTTGAAGACAATGGTAGTGTATGCCCATTTGATGAGTTTGATGCAGAAGTAGTGAACGGTGAATTAATTATTAAAAAGAGTGTACGGCAAGTAAGTATTACATAATAAAGGCAGGTGAAAGAAAATGCAATTACCAAGAGATTTATTGTCAGAAACGTATCAGGTTCCAGACGTAATCTTGTGTCAGACAAATAAAGAAAAAATTTGTAAATTGAATGCAATTAATTTAGAAGGTACTTTCAAATTTAATTCATATAGTGAAATTTCATTTGATGTCCCATCTGTTTATTGTGATCTTATCTCTGGAGAAACAAAACCTACTCCATATTATGATTACGTAGAAGGTCTTAGACTCGTTTATTTAAAGGGATTTGGTTATTTTCAATTACAAGATCCAGAGATTAATGGCAATGGAATTCAGGAGTATAAACACATCAATGCGTACTCGTTGGAATATGCATTGTCACAAAGATATTTGGAAAATTTCGTGGTCAATCCAGCAGAGAGAGATGATCGGGCGATTGATAAAAAAGTTATTCTATATAATCAATATGATGTGGCGCATAGCTTAATTCATCTTGTATTAGAGAAAGCATATGGATGGACAGTTGGTCATATTGATGAAGAATTAAAGACACAGCAGCGCAGCTTTTCAATTGATAGACAGTCTATTTATGACTTTATTATGAATGATATGTGTAATACATTTAAATGCTATGTTGAATTTGACACAATTGAGAATACTATTAATATATATTCAGAATCAGAAGATGAAGTTGAGAGGCATAAAGGAGATGGAAAAACCACCATATTTAAACTACAGAATGATTTTCTTCCAAGTAATATAGTTACTCTTAATGGGCATAAAACTACTCAATATAATTATAATCCATCTACTAAAGAATTGACTTTTAATAGTGCTCCCGGACAAGGAGATATTATTGAAATTTCTAATGAATTTAAGCATAAATATGATACAGATGTCATTATAGCATTTGAAAACTTATCTAATGAAATGAAGGTAAATTATTCTGCTGATGATATTAAAACAGTCCTTACTGTAAAAGGAGCAGATGATTTAGATATTCGTGATGTTAACTTTGGGCTTCCATCAATTATGAATCTTGATTATTATGATACTCCTGAATGGATGGGAGATAAACTTTATAAGGAATATCAAGAGTATATGGACAAACAAGATAAATATATGACTGGTTTTTATAGTAAAGACATTAGTGGTTCTACTGAAGAGTCATTTAATGTTGAGACTATCAATGAAATATTTACTGCCGGGAACATACAAGAGTTTGCTGTGCAAAGTGAGCAAGAAGAATTTAATGTTAATGGTGTTGCAGAATCTCACGAGATAGATAAAATTGATTATGAAGATGAAGTTAGCGGCGAAATTGAAGAATTAGAAGTTTTTGGTCGCCAAGATACATTCAATGAGCCAGAAATGAATGTCGAGACAATAACTGCTCAGGAAGACGTTGCAACTTTCACTTTTAATGGTTCATATACATTTACTCTTCCAAAAGAATTTAATTTAAATGAAAAGAGTATTGTAAAAATTAATGGTAAGACAATAAACAAATCAAGTTATAGTTATAGTCAAGAGTTACATACTATTACAATTACTGAAGAATCACTATTGTCTACTGGAAGTTCAATTGTAATAACAACATGTGCAAATAAGTATGTTATTGAAAGCACCATTACAAGTAAAAGTAAATTAATTGTTAATGGTACTCACGAACTGTCATCATCGGAATATTCTCAAACACAGGAAGGTACGAAAAAATATTTAACAATCTTTGTTTTGCTAAATGTTGGAGATAAAATAACAATTAGCAGCCCTAGTGGAGATATTCAAACGGAATTTAAATTGTCCAATCCAGAAAATTATAGAATAGTATCTGTTAAAGTAGATAAGAAGACTATTGATACATACACAATAAATGGTGAAACTCTTACCATAACAGACGCTTCCATTTTGCAATACGGAAGCGTTATTGTTGTAGAATATGTTCAAAATCGCTTCAATTTGGAAAAGCTTAGAGAAAAAGTTATTTCTATAAAAATAAACAATACAGAAATAAATACATCTCAATACAATCTATCTGATGGAAAATTAACTATTACAGATGCGGAATTGTCTGTAGGAGATACAATTAAAGTTGAGTCAATAGATATACATTTTGATTTATCAAGGTATAAAGATAAATCCATAGTGTCTGTTAGTGTTGATGGTATAGAATGTTATGATTATCAACTTAATAACAACATTTTAATAATAGATAATCTTACTATTGGCAATAAAGTTATTGTGAAGTTGGTGAATAATAATTTTATCGTTTCACAAAATGGGAATAAAATATTGGATGTTAAAATTGATTCAAATAAAATTGCCAGCAGCGATTATGTGTTGAATGGAAATACCATAACAATTAATAATTTAAGTGCATTATATAATGGAGAACAAATTTCAATAGAGCTGATTGCTGAATCTTTTACTTTAACGCAAACGAAGGATAAAATCATTTCTATTATTGTTGACGGGAGAGAAATAACTTATGAGAATTATCAATATGACGACAATCAACACAAGTTAAGTATTTCTCCAGAGAAGCTTACGTTAAATAGTGATGTTATTGTAGAGTCTATTGATATTCATTTTAATATTAAAGATTTTGTCGGTAATGTGGACTCCGTATGTATTAAAAAGGGCACAAAAGAAGAAATAGAAACAAATGGTTACAGATATAGTAATAATAAGTTAATTGTTGATGATGAGCAATTGGGGAAAGGCGATAGCGTTCTTTTTAAAACTATTGATAATAGTTTTAATGTATTTAATAGCCAAAAAATTTTAACTTTTGTAAAAATTAAGAGGGGCGACAATGAACAATACGTCAAACAATACACGTTTGCTAGTGGGATATTGGTTATTAAAGAAAAGCTGCATGTAGGTGATGAAATTGTTGCTGAGTTTTTTGACAATCATTTTGTGCTACAGAATGATATTGGCATAAGCCATGTTGTTGAAAAGAAATCCTTTGATTCTACACAATCTGAAACACTATCAGAAAAAAAAGGTGAGTATGAATATAACCAAGAGACAAAAACATTAATAGTATATATTCCACTTAAAAATGGAGATAAAATTAGTGTCAAAACAATTGATTCTGAGAGTGCTTTGCATGTTGTTGCTTCTGGTTCTGATATTGGTGATGGTGAAATATTAATAGACGATGTTAAGCCAACACTGATATCTTATACTCCCAAATCAGGAGACTATGTTGTTAAAGTAGAAGGATATACAGAGTTATTAAAAGAATTATATGAGTTAATAAATAGCCAGTTGACTGTTGAAAATTCTGTACCAGATGAATATAAAATAACTGAAATAATATTGAGCCCAAACAATTTTAATGAAGCGGGTCGTTATCTTCCAGAGCCTAGCGTAGAAAAGCTTGGTGAAGTTTATAAAATAATAAATCAAGATAGTAATGGGAACACTGTCGCTTTCAAGTATTATATTTGCAAGATAAAGTTAAAAGAGACTAAAGACGAATCAACTGGAAAAGTGCAACAAAACTATGTATACGTTTGGAGCGAAGAACAGCTATCTGTTGGAGACGAAGGTATAAATTCTCTTAAAGAAAAAGAGGCGATCTATTCATCTATTCAGGATGTTCAAATTGCTGCAGAATGGGATAAAAAGCCGGAAAATAGCGATGAAAATAAAGCATATAAGTCGAATTTGGATAAGCTCAAAGGGGTAAAAAAAGAACTAGAAAATAAATTAAACGAGGTTAATAACATTCAAAAAGATATTGAAAAGTTGTCTAAAAAGAAAGATGCTATTTCTAGAGATCTTGATATTAATAAGAATTTCGCGCCAGAAAGTTTAGATAGATTGTCTCTATTTATGAGAGAAGATGAATATTCTGATGATTGTTTTGGCGTTACAGCAATTGATACTGATATAGATAAAATAAACACACAAAAAGAATTATTGGTTACTGGGCAAAAAGAACTAAGAAAAATGTCACAGCCAAAATTATCTTTTTCTGCTTCGATGAAAAATATTTATGCAATGCCAGAGTTCGCTCCAATATTACACCAATTTGCTCTTGGCAATCTCATAAAAATTAAAATGAGATCCGATTTTATTAAAAAGGCAAGATTGCTTGAAGTACAATTAAACTTTTCTGATTTAAGTAATTTTTCATGTACGTTTGGAGATTTATTGTCTGCAAAAGATCAAGGAGATATTCATGCGGATCTTCTATCACAAGCAGTGAGCGCTGGTAAAGCCGTAGCAAGTGGATCTTCTTATTGGCAGAAAGGATATGATGTTGCTACGGCGATTGAAGAGAAAATCAGGCAGGGCTTAATTGATGCAACGACTTCTATTAAATCTAATTCTGCTGGTCAGGATATATCTTGGGACAACTATGGCATCCATCTTCGTAAAGTTGTTGACGGAGTATTGGATAAACATGAGGGTTGGATAACAAATAATAAGTTTTTATATTCTGATGATAATTTTGAAACTACAAAGTCAGTATTTGGCAATTATACTATAAATGGAGAGTCATTCTGGGGCATTCTTGCTGGTTGTGTCAGTGCAGGATTAATCGAAGGTAGCCATATAATTGGCGGAGAAATTTGTATCGGAGAACAAGGAGACGGCACATACGCTTTTAAAGTTGCAGAAGATGGAACTGTCACTATGAACAAAGGCGATGCGGCAGACAAGCTATCATATTTCAGCTTTGATGGTGATAATGGATTAGTTGTTGGCGAAAATAATGGTTCTGGTGAATACTTTTCAAGAGTTTCTGCGCAAAGAATTGAATTCTGCCGCAAGGCCAGAATTATAACAGTAGACTCAGAGCCAACACAAAATAGATATAATAATTACGATTATGTTTTATACGTTCATCAAGAAAATAACGTCACTTACTACGATTATTATAAGAACCCAGACTTTTTGTCTGCCCAATATAAACCGACAAGGTCAATTGGTGAAAATTTTGCAGATCCAGAAATTAAATTTGGTATTCCAATTACTTATTTTGCGAATGATACTGCATACATGAAACAAGCAGAGATAGAAGGAAATTTAAAGGTTGGAACGGCAGAAACAACTCCATCTATTTCTTTAGGTAAATTTAAACTTCAAATAGAAAGCAATGGAAGCTTATCTATTGTGGCAATACAATAATATGGAGGTGATATTTTATGGCAAATGCAGCAAGTGGTGCATTCGAAACAAGTGTATATAATGCTGCTGGAAGCAAATATCCTAATAGGATTAGAGTAGAATGGTCTTCATCACAAAGTATTGCAAACAATACGTCTATAATATATTGGACTGTTATGGCAGCAGGCGGAATCGGTACCCCGCACAGAAGTTATGTTATGGCAGGCCCTGTAACTGTTAGCATTGCAGGTGTTACAGTGTATAGCCGCGCAGACAGATTCAAAATGTGTGTAGATGACATCCTTGGTTCTGGTAGTTTTACTTTAACGCACAATTCTAATGGCAAGCAATCATTCTCCGCGTGGGCAGAGGCAGCGATCTATACTTATGCGATCAGTAGTACGAAATATGATTATTATATTGAACTGCCTCAAATTCCAAGAGTTTCGGATGTTTTTGTATCAGATGGTTATACAATTGGCGAGTCAATAACTTTTAAAATATCAAGAGCCGTATCTTCTTTTACGCATACATTGATATGGAAATTTGGTAATGAACGTGGTACAATTGCCTACAAGGATTTTCGAGAATATATAACATGGACTCCTCCATTAGATCTGTCTAGGCAAATACCAAATTCTGAATCAGGAACAGGGACGTTAACGTGTATAACATATGATGGAAATACAGAGATCGGAAGAAAATCTATTAATTTTATATTGCAAGTTCCATCTAATGTAAAGCCTTCTATAACAAAATTTAAGTCGTCGATTGTGCCAGTTGATATAAAAGATTGTGGGTTATATGTAAAAAATCATACTGCAGTGAAATGGTATGTTGGTGCGTGTGGGGCCAATGGATCGACTATACAAAAATGTACAATCAGTGGACAGAATTTGTCCGAAACGATTACAGGATCTGCGGAATCATACACTGAAACAAGTTCGACATTAACTATAGCTGGAGAAAAAGTTTATACTGTTACAGTTACAGATAGTCGTGGGAGAACTGCTAGTGCAACTGGCAGCATTACTATAGTAGATTATAACTCTCCAGTTATCACTTCAGCTAACTCATTCCGAAGTAATGCCGATGGAACATTGAATGGATCTGGGGAATATGTAACTCATAAATTGACGGCTTCGTTTTATACATTACAAGGCAACAACACTATTAAAATTGAAGTCTTTAACAAAGAGAGTTCAGATCCTACGTATTCGAAGAGTGTTATAATAAAAGAAGACTCAGACGACAAGGCTGTTAATTATAGCTATACTTATCCTGATAGTTCCTTCAAAGCAGATACCAAATATGATTTCAAAATTGTGATTTCAGATAGTATTGGGCAGTCTTCAACGGTTTATACACATGTTGGCACAAAGAATGTTCCAATAAATATTGCTAGCGATAATAACTCTATTGCTATTGGATGCTTTGCACAAAAGACGAAAGACAATATTGGGAGATTTGATTGTGCTTGGGAAGCGCATTTCACCTCGACGCCACAAGTCGATTCTGATAGGAATTTGAAACGAGACATTTCAGACATTGATATTGACATAATAGATGATTTAAAACCGGTTCAATATAGATTAAAAAATGAAGACTCTGGCACTATACATTATGGTTTCATTGCACAAGATGTAGAACAAGTGTTATTGCAATCAAAAGAGGCAGAACAAAAAACAGGTATCGTTCATTATGATGAAGATATAGAAACAAAGGAAAAGAAAAACTATTCTTTAGCCTATGACGAGATTATCCCGTTGTTGGTTAAAAAATGCCAAGAACTCCAGCGAGAGATTGATATACTAAAAAGAAAATAATATTATATTGTTTGGAGTGAAATAAACAATGTTTGAAATAATTAGAGATATTGCTGGCTTTTTAAGCTGTATTACAGTAATTATTACATTTTTAGGTCTAGTGTTAAAACCGACAAGAAAGAGAATAGAAAATTGGATCCGCAAAGTGATGAAATCGGATAAGTTGGTGTCTACAATGGATGAACATACCAATCAGCTTCATCAGCTATCAAAAAAACTTGATGTTCAAGAAAAGAAGCTAGACATTCAAGAAGCAAAGAGCAATGCGGCAGATAAACAAATTCTTTCCCATATGCAAGGCATAGACACAAGACTTGACAAATTAGATCAGAGAGTTTTAGAGAATGAGAGAGATAGAATCAAATCTGAATTGTCAGAATACGCTTCTAGATGTGCCCGTGGCATGAAGATATATCCAGAAGAAATGGTGCACATCGAGGAGATGTATGCGAAATATAGCAATCAATTACATTGCAATCATACGGGAACGCAGAATTATAATATAATAGCAAATTATTATAAAAGTCAAGAGTGGCTAAAAGCCTAATAAATATTTAAGGACTGAGATTAATTTCTCAGTCCTTATTTTTTTGCCACATTGTACTCGTCTATATATTTTTTTAATACCATATTAATCAAATTAGTCACAGTTCTTGACTCTTTCGCAGCTATTTGTTCAAGTTGAAAACGTTGTGAAGCAGGCATTCTTAATGTAAAATTTATAGTCTCTGTTGATTTTATTTCCAAATTTATCACTCCCCTCTCATATAATTTTACTTCATCCTCGCGTCATTTGCAATGCAAAAATAAAAAGAGTGGTATAAACCACTCTTTATCTTAAATCTTTAATAACTTTCATTGCTTCCAGTTGCGTTTCTTTTAATAAATGTGTATAGGTTCTTATTGTTGTTAATGTGTTTATATGTCCAACCATATCTGCCACCATAGGAAGAGGTATATTATTCCCTATCATTAAACTAACGAACGTATGGCGCAAAGAATGTATACTACAATTCTTAATCCCTGCTTGTTTAATAATACGTTTAAATCCTCCATGTGCAGTTACATATGTTATTGGTTTGTCTACATGAGTCCCCGGTAGTATATATCCATTTGGATTATATTTATGTGTTTCTTTGATGTCCAATAGTGCTTGTAATGCCATGTCGGATAAATAAACTGTACGAGTAATTCCATTCTTTGTGGAATTTTGATCACGACGTGTGCTAGTATGCTTGCTTGTATTTCTTACTGTGACCATGGTTCTGGCAATAGTTACAGTCCTGTTTTCTAAATCAATATCACTCCATTTTAGTGCAAGAGCTTCTCCAATACGACAACCAGTGTATAAAATAAACACATAGAATGGGCCATTTTTAAAGAAAAATGAACCGTTCTTATTTTTCATATAACAGGTGTCTATAAGTGCTTTACGCTCATTCTCTGACAAATATCTTATTTCTTTATTCTTGAATAAAGTCTTTTTTGGTAATACAACTTCTACAATTGGGTTTGTATTAACTTTACCTCTTAACATTGCATATTTAAATATAGAGCCAAGTTGTGCGTAAACATGCTTAACTGTTTGATATGAATATCCCTCTTCTTTAAGTTTGTTTATAACAAATGTTTGGATTAAATGACCATCTATTTGTTTTAATTCTAAGTTTCCTAATGGCTTAATCATATATTGTTTTACTACAAATTCTAAGTTGTCATAAGTGTGTTGTTTAACTGTTGGTTTTTTCACAGTCTTAAGCCATGATTCTACGAAATCTTTAAAAAGAATATCTTTTTCTCCTACTATCCCTTTACTCAACAATGATTCAAATTCTAATTTTTTCTGTAAACAAGTTTGTTTGTCTCCATAAAAATATTTTCTTCCAATGCCTTTATATGATACAGATAATTTCCAAGTGCCATTATCACGTTGTGTCCAAGAACCTTCTCCATTCATTCTTTTCTTTGCCATAAACATCCCTCCAACAATACAAAATTATTTTGTATTTATATTATAATCGCTGGTTAATGATATGGTCAACTATAAAATTCGTACCACAAAAATACCACAATTATGCCATAATTAGTAGTGAAAACGCATAAAAATAAGTGATTATTCATGAAGAGAAAAATGCTGTGAAATGGCTTATAGCAATAATTTAGAGGGCTTCTATAAAAAAGCTTAAAAATGGATTATTATATCCCAAGTTATTATATTATCAAGAAGCTCTTTCCTAGTAACCATCAGTGTTTCCTCCATTGTAATTTTGTATTTGACCACATCATTTACCACAATTTTATTGTACCACAACATGCAATGCATTGCAATATTTATCTTTTATATGCTAAAGATTTTTTCTCAAACCATGCATCAACTTTATCTTCAATGATCAGAAATTTATTACCAATTCTTACTGATGGGAAATCTTTACGTTTAACAAGTTCATAAACAGCATTAATACCAATTAACCCCGGATGTTGTGTATTTAGTTTTTCATATAGTTGTTTCACTGTTATATAATTCATATTATCACTCTCCTGCTATATTTCATAGTATATAATTGAATTTTGATAAATAAATATGTCGGTAATGTAAGATTACACTACCGACATGTTGTTATTTAATTTTGTACATTTATATGCATTTTATGATTAGAAATTATCATTACAAGAGCCGCACTTATCTTGACACTCACACGAAGTAGTTGTGGTGCAATTGTTGTATAAAGTTGTGAGCACAGAATCTGTAAGAGGATATCTCGTTTCGTCATCTGTCTCATGCGTTTCTGTGACTGACTTTCTCGTCAACTTGCCGTCTTTGTCATATTCATAAACAGTTTCTACAATATTGCGTTCAATCATTTTTTAGCTCCTCCTCTACAATTGTTTTAAGAACTTTGTATGCTTTATCAAAATTAATATTTGAAATCGCGTAATCAAAATCATCTCGCATTATCATTTCTGTGAACTGTTCATTCTCATTAAAACAACGTTTATAGAATGTTAGTGCATCATCTTTTCGTCCATTAATGGCTCGTCCTTCACGAACTTCATCTGGTACGTGAATATAGATAGTTACGAAGCGAACATCAGAAAGATCAAGTGAGAGATTGTGCATATACTCGATCCCTCTATAGTCGATCACATAAAAATCTGAATCTAGTAATTGCTGCTTTGTTGAGAAATATTCATAACCAGATATGCACGTATAAGCAATCATTTGATCTTTATACTGAGCTACTTCCTCTGGTGTAATAAATGTATGAGTATCTCCTTCTCCATCTCTACGAGCGCGGGTTGCATATGATTTAAGCTGTCTATATCCATGTTCTTTGCATAGCTGGTTAACGAGTGAGTCTTTTCCAGACCCACTCTTGCCAACAATTAGGAAAATTGTGTGCATATTTATCACTCCTTGTCACGAAGAATTAGATTAAGAATTACGCCGATAATCAAAGCTAGTGCGGTTGCAGAGAATGATATTATTTGACCACCAACAACTAGTCCACTGATTCCAAGAGACAAAACTGCAGATACTATAATCAGATTCTTTTGTACATTAAGATCTACTTTTTGTAGCATCTTAACACCAGAGCATGCGATAAAACCATAAAGAATAATAGCCGCTCCTGCAAATACACAGCTTGGAATTGAGGCTATAAATGCTTGAACTGGAGCAACAAAACCAAGTAGTCCGAGCAGAACTGCTGCGGTTGCTGTCACACATACAGATGCTACACGACTGAATCCAATCGTCGCTACACTTTCTCCGTAACTACATGAGCCAAGACCACCAAAGCATGCACTAATTAAATTGCCTAGTCCTTCACCAAAGAAGATTCTACCAAGTCCGGGCTTTGAATAAAGGTCTACTCCGATGATTCCGCCTAGTGCTGCATGGTCACTGAGAGCTTCCATACAAGCAGATACAGTATATGCTACGAACATAACAACTATAGGGATAATAGTGCTCCATTCAATTGCTCCCCAATGAGTAAAAGCAAAATCTGGCATTTGTACAAATTTAAGATTATTAAATACGGAAAAGTCTACAAGAGCACATACTCCTGTAACTGTAAGGAGTACTGCGATTGCATATCCAATTAATATACCAAGCAAAAATGGTAGTATTCTCACAATGCCTTTAGCATAATGAGAAATAAGCGCAATAGAGAATGTTGTAATTAGTGCCACAACGATTCCCCATTGTCCAGTTTCTCCGACGTAGCCAGAAATGAAACCCATTAGATTCACTCCAATTACTGTTGTGACAGCGCCAATAAGAGCTGGAGGGAACACCTTGTAAATTGATTGGTATGGAATTTTAGTGAAGATGAATCCCAAAATACAATATACAAGACATGCTGTTAAACCTCCAATTGCTATACCTGTATAACCACCTACACTAAGTGCAAATAATACTGGTGCGACGAAGGCTCCGCTGTTGCTTAGGAACATAGGAGATTGGCCTTTAGTTATAAAGATGTAAATAAAGGTTGAAAGTGCTGCACCTATAAGTGCTCCCGACGTAGCAACTCCACAAAGGTTTGCAATAAGCACTGTGGCAACGAACACAGACAACACCATTTGTACTCCAAAGAGTATCATTTTCCCAAACGGCGGCTTGTCGCCAATTCCATAAATCATATTACTTGTTCCCATATAGTCCCTCCAAATGCTCTAATATTTCATCAAATGTTTCGAAAGCACCATTTTTAGCGGCATAAAGGATCATGCCATATAGCAATTGATTAATACTGAAACTTCTACGCCAATCCTTCTCGTTAAGATGATTTGTGCGAATATCAAAGTAATGAAAATAATTTTGTTTATCAGCAATACGATTAATTTCTCTCTTTAGACAAGCTAGTGTACCGTCAGATGGAGCGTGATTGTTTTCGCATTCTGTGATGATTTCCGTAAGCTTTTCTGCCATATACTTCCAACCGAATAAGCAACCAGTCTCACACATTGAACCAATTGCACTTTGTTCAGGGCACATAACGACAAAATCACTATTCCAAAGACGTTCAATATCTGCTTCTGTAATCTTTTCTGCAAGGTGATTGTTTTCTTCTTCTGTCATATTAGATTTATCATTAATAGATTTATTCATTACAGGGCTGTACACTTCCACAGGCAAACCCATTTTAAGAAACTTATCATATTCATACTGCCTTGCAAGATTTGAGCCGAAGCTCATTATATCTCCTCCAAGATATCCTAGTGGCTTTTTCTTCATATTACCTCTCCTTATCTTCTCGGTCATTATTTGTCCAATATTCACTTATTACTACTCCCAAGCATTCCTGCGCCGCGCTCAGTCTTGAGATTTGTAATATAGCCTACATCGACTTCTTCGATTTCTACTTGAGGGATTTCTTCTACAGCGAATTGTGCAACAGCCTTGCAGTATGGAACACGCATGCAATCTTCTTCCTTTGTAACTTCTGAAACATTTTTAGTAATTTCGATAGGAATGTCATTGCCATTATAGAGCGCTACAAACCATTCTCCTGTAAAGTTAGAATCAATCTGTCCAGCCATAACGAACATTGCGGACTTTGTATTACTTCCGCGTTCTCTAAACCCAATGCGGTAATTGCTATCAAAAGTACTACAGATTCCTGTTGGAACTAGCTTGACTGTATGAGGCTGAATCGCAACAGATTCTGCATCGAAACAAACATAAAGATCATAGCATCCATCCCCCTGTCGCTTACTAGGAATCTTTGCGTCAGGTCTTGTCTTTGCAAACTTAATATGTGCATTCATAAGCAAATCCTCCATTACCAAAACCAGATTGGACTCTTACCATTAAAGATATAATTCAGATAATAGAAACTCTTATCGACGCGGAAAGTGCCATAATCCTCAAGATATTTCTTGATCTCATTGTCTACATCTGTTAGCATTTTTTCAATAGTTGCTGCACGATTCTTCTTTGCAGCCTCGATCTTCTTATTTCTCTCTTCCTCTTCAGCATCCTTCTTCTGCTTAACTAGTGAGCTAAGTCTCTTGTATTCTTCAGATGCCGCCTTAAGTTCCTCTTCTAGTTCTTCAATTGTCTTCTCTCTTGTAATGTCACCCATTATTCATTACTCCTTTATTATAATTTTGTATTGTTAATCTTTTGTTGCGATAAAGAGACCACAATGGCACTCTCCTTCAATTCCTTGCTCAACTTGGTGGCGGAACTCTTCACATTGACACTTAGTGCTTGCATCTCTAAACGGCTCCAACACGCAAGGGCAATACCCGCCAGTTTCTTTTAATTGCTGTCTGGCAATTGCAACTATCTCTTTATCCGGGTTAAGTTTGATTTTCATTAAGATATCCTCCTTGCGTATTGATTGTCACTTACTAGTGTAATGCCGAGTACATCGTCATATCTATTTTTATGATTTGGCATATATCTTCCAAATTTAATAATAATGTTATTAAAATTTTGAGACAACTTATTTAATTTTTCTGTGATTTCGTATGGATAGTATCCTGTATAAATAACAAACATGTCATCGCAGCCTTGATCTCTAAAACATTTAATCACATCAAACATCTCTTTAAATTGCAACATTGGCTCAAGTCCGCCAAAAATAATAGCTTTAGTAATGTCATTGTTGATATATGCATTATATATTGATTCTGCGCTGACATCTTTTGTTTCTTGTTTTGCCATAGGCTCATTTTGGCATATTGATATATCTATTCCTAATTCTTTGCAGCATTTCCAATCACATTTTGAAGTTATTAGGAATAGGGAGGGCTTTTTATAATTAACAAAGTCCTCCATAACTACTCCTTTAAGTTTCATTACATAATACCATCCTTATTTAATACATCGTACCAGCGTCTATGATTAAATTCCTTTTTTCTAATCTTTTGATATGATGATACTGGGGTATAAAATCCGACTACCCTAGCAAATTGATCTGCCACAGGCTTACCACATGTTGGACAATTTTTAGACCCAATAAAAGCATGTCTATCTTCACAAACAGAAATCTTTGTCGTAAAAGCAAAGTAAATAACGCCATGTTCTGCGACATAATTTAACATATCCCATGCCTCGTCTGCATTAACAAAACGATTTTCAATGTCAATATGAGCAATGCATCCTCCGCCACACTTTGCATCAAATAGGCTACCCAGTCTACACTTTTCTTGAATCGTGCATTTTTCAGTAAGAGGGATCCATTGATTGGAATAAATAAAATATTTATCCTGCTCATATAAGAGATTGTCTGCCTGACAAATAACACCTGCACAATTTTCTGCAGGAATCATTTCAACATTAAAACTAAAATCACAATCAAAATTGTCTTTTACTTCGTTAATAGTGTCAAGGATTTGTGTAGCAAATTCAACTGCTTCATCGCTATAAGACTTGTAACCAAATTCATCAGTGTGAATTAGGTTAAACATATCCATGACTTCATACATGCCAATGCCGCCAATAGTACAAAACTGCTTATCGAGTTCTACTGCTCCTTCTTGATAATTTGGAAGAAGCCCCTTCTCGATATTGCGTTTAAGAATATGTCTCATTGAATATAGCGCTTTACAGTCAAGCAATACTCGATCTTTTAGAATATCAATATACTTTTTCTTGTTTAGTTTGCTTTCGTAAGCAATACGTACAAGATTAATAGTGGAAACACGGCAGCTACCAACAGAAAGAGCAGTACCACCGATGCTGTTGATAAATGCGTCAAGCTTTTTAGTGTTGGACAGAAGGCGGCAACAATTAGACAACACGCCAACATTATCAGATACAAAGAAATTACTATCGCTCCATTTCATGTTATGATTTGAGCACCAACGTGCAAATGACTCATCTTGGAATTTGTTATCTTTATATAGGAGGGAGTAAGTTAATACTGGAAATGTGAACATATTATGCTCTCTTGTCTCAGACACAACTTCCATAAATACTTGCTGGCATTTAATAAGTTCTTCAATTTCATCAATTGCAAATGTTCCATCTGGAAATTCCACACCGCCAAATAGCGATTCCAAATATGGCCTATCGAAAATTGACACATTTGTAAATGCACATTGGTCTATTCTAAGGAATGGCTGATTAAGACGATAAATAAACTTTTGGAAGTTTTGTCTTAGATATGTGTCAGGATCTTTGAGATAATAACCATTTTTCACATCGTTCTTCCAGAAATAATATGCCCAAATAAGTACATTTGGCATTCCAACAGCTCCACTTTGTCGATTAGACAAAAATGAAACAAATTCAATTACATCATCAAAGTATGTAGTGAGATGCTTTGGCGGCTGTGCATTATATTTATTTAAGAAAAATAGTCCTTCAGTTGCTAGCCTTGTAAAATCATTTGCCCAACAGTATGGGAAATAACTGGCCGTAGAACTGTCATTAAGATAAAGTCCCTTGCTAAATTCCTGTTCGAGCCACTGCTTTGCAGTTCTTAATCCCCATTTCTTTTTGATCTCAAGAAAGATTTTATTAAGCGCAAACAACTTGTCTTCAGACTTGCCCTTTTCAGTCATAAATGAGCGAATGTCTTTATGACTTGCATTGGCGTTTGGATCAATTGTTGTATCGGCCATTGTATCATTTGCTACAAACTTTTCAAGGAACTCACTAAAATCAAGCTGAGATGGATGTACTCCGTTAATATATTCGAAGTCTTCTCCATACTTCTTTTTTAAATCTTCAAGACAGCGTTCAAAGTCCTTAGTTAATTTAAGCGTTATATCCATTAATTCACCACCCCATTTACCCATTCGTTTGCTTCTTTGAAATCCATCAGAACTCCATCAACTTCTAGCTTAGGAACTTCTTTAAACCCCTTTTCAAGCATTGCATCCTCATCGTCGAATAGCTCAAATTCAATGCCCTTGCTCTTAAGCTTCTTCTCAATAATACAGCATCTTGGACAATGAGTGCTATAAAGTGTTATCATAAGCACAACTCCTTTCAAATATAAAATAAATTATGCATTAATATTGATTGTCCTTATAAATGGCATCAACCTGTTCAACAATCTCTTCCCAATTGTGAACTCTATAAATCCCATAAGCATCATCGTGGATGCCCTGATTCCAAGGTCTATCTAATAGCACTCGATCAACCAGAGGATTTGTAGAGATTAGATTTTCTGCGCAATCATCTACAAGGACATCAACATGTAGTAATGACTTGTTATGAATACAAATGATACGCTTCTCGTCAATAAACGGAAAGTTTTTCATAAACCAGTCAATCTTCCAGTTAAAATTAGTATGATGTGTTGCTGTTGCCACATAAACGTCATACCCACTATCAATAAGTTTTTTCACTCCCCATTGCGAATCTGGAGCAGGAGACAGAGAGTCCCACAGCTCTTTTTTTAGGAACATAGCAGTTAAGTCTTCTGCATCTTCAAATGGAAGGCATTTATAGAAATCATATTCAGTAAAAGAATCCAATGCTAATTGAGTGCTATGTCGCGCGTTATAAAGCTCAAGTGTTTTCTCGATGAGGTTATTCAAAACCTCATCACAATCTAGAGCCACAGTAAACTTATGCATAGTTTCCTCCTATAATTTTGTATTGCTTATTCTTCTTCCTTTTTTACATCAACGATATTGCCGTCATCATCTACAGTCTTGTTAAGACTGACCGAACAGAAATTGCTAATTTTTTTAATCAATCTCTTATAATCATTTACTGACTTCTTGCCCGGTTGCTTCTGAAACTCTGTAATGTATTGAAGTACAACGCCACAGATTGCGTTCAAGCCATTGAGCAAAGCCGCCATTCGTACCTTCTCTAGCTGCGTTTTAATTACTTCTTTAAGAGCATCGTCTGTCATTTCTGCCGCTGGATGGCTCTGCTCCTCCATGCTATTAGTCTGTTCGTAATTGTTGTTCTCGTCCATATGCGCACTTCCTTTCTTTTAATTACGTGCCAATTATACCACAATAATTTAGTATTGTCAATAGACTGATTTTGTTCGTTTAATTTTTTCTAGCCATACTGTATATGGTTTTACTTTTTCCAAAATAACTTTATCATCTGCTTCTTTCTTTCCAAGTACAGCTACTTGCTGCCCTTTTACAATCAGATCTTGAAACTTTTGTAATGCATCTGGCCAAATTGTAAGCTCAATCAAACCATTTCCAGAATACAAGTTGGCAAAAGCAAACTGTTGGCCCTTCTTAGTTTTTTTCTTCTGAATTTTGGAAATAACTCCGACTATAACGCATTTATCTCCAATATCTATACTCTCAAAATCATCAAGCAATGTATAGGCTTCCGTAAATGGATTTTCATCAGTTAAGAATATTTGTAAAGTTTCAAATTCCCAAAAAGCTTCATCCCTTAAATACTTCTCTGTATTTTCATCAATATATTTTTGATATCTTTGCTGTTGCTCGATATTAAATTGTTCTTCTCGCTTAGAATTGTATAGCGCCAAAACAGCAGGCTTATCAACCTTTTTACCTATCATATATTGCGTTGTATCAATATCCCACTCCATAAGGAGCTTCATTTTTGTTGGTAGAGAAGATACAGGCTTATATTCCTTTTGGTCATATTGAGACTTTAGATAATTTATAAGGAACTTCTTTTTATTCTTAGTAGGAATTGCTCCTGATTTAATAAGAGAAATAATTTGGGCTTTGGTTGGATTTACCCGTTCCTTAAAATCGTTGAAGTTTTTAAATTTGCCATTAATATTACGCTCATTAATGATATTTACTGCTAAAGTTTCTCCTATTCCAACGATTGCAGATAAGCCAAATAGGATTTTACCGTCTGTAATAGAAAAATTCATTTCAGAATTATTGATATTTGGTGGCATAATTTCTACCCCAAACTGTTTCGCATCAAGAATAATTTTATTAACTTTTCCAGCTTTGTCTTTATTTAGATTTAATACTGCCTTAAAAAATGCAGTCTCATGATGCGCTTTCAGATATGCAGTTTGCATACAAATCACAGCGTAGGCACAGGCATGACTTTTATTGAATCCGTAGCCACCTTTGGTTGACAGTTCTTCACATATTTTATCTGCGATTTCTTCAGAATATCCGTTATTTAAAATCTCTTGATGTAGTAAATTGACTTCCTCTTTGACCTTTTCTGGTTGCTTCTTTGCAAGACATTTTCTCATTCTATCTGCACCAGCATCGCTACGTCCGCCAAATACTTTGGTAAGCCTCATACTTTGTTCTTGATAGATATTTTGACCAAACGTACTGTCAAAAATAGATTCCATTTCTGGGTGAAGATATTTTATATGTTCTGGATGATTCTTACAATCAATATACCCATCTATTGCTGGCATTGCATCTGGACGATATAATGCTACACATGCAGTCAACATTTCCAAAGATCTTGGCTGAAGCCTAGCAATTAAATCTTTCATTCCTGCACTTTCTATCTGAAATAAGTTATCAGTTTTGCCGCTACAAATTAAATCGAAAATTGTTTCGTCATGTTCAAATAGTGGATTATTAATATCAACCTCCCAAGGGTCAATATTATCTTCTTGCATTGCTTCATTAATTGCTACAAGCGACGCAACTCCAAGAATATCAAATTTAACCAATGATATCTTTTCATCCATTATTTTATCTACGGAAATTACATGTTCATTATTTTGACCTCTTCGAATACCAATATAATTATCATAAGAATGACGGCAAACAATCACACCTCCAGCATGAATGCCATAACCACGAGGTCTGTTAGTAATGTGCCCTGCGATATCTAAAAGGTCTTTGTATTTTGGATTACCAGCAACTTCTTTATTGTTTTTCAAGCAGTCTTCCCAAGTATCTTGTACAAATCCTTTTGAAATTTTTTCTGTTTCTTTATACGATAATCCTAGAAGCTTTCCTATATCTCGAATACTAGTAATTGGAGAAGTGTACACAATATTCATTACTTGAACTACACGGTCTTCTCCATATTTATTTGTTAGATAATCAACAACTTTAGCTCTATCACTAACATCAACGTCAACGTCAGGAAGATCTTTTCTTTCAATTGTAAGAAAACGTCCAAAATCAAGATCATATTTAATAGAATCTAAGTTTGTAATTCCAAGCAAGTAACAAACTTCCGATCCACACGCAGAACCTCTTCCGGGGCCTACGATTACGCCATTTTGTCTGCACCAATTAATATAGTCAACCAAAATTAGGAAGTAATCGCAGAAGTCTTTCTTCTCAATAACATCAAGTTCTTCTTCAATTCTCGTTTTATAAGTATCTTGTTTTTCTTGCGGCCATTTATCCATTCCTCTTTTACAATACCCGTCCCATGTTAATTCACGAAGATATTCTGCCGAGCTTCTATATTTATCAGGAATGTCAATCTTAGGAAGTTCTGGTTCATGCCAAGGCATATCTACATCTTCGCACAAGTCAGCTACAAAATCTGTGTTCTTTAAGCATTCACATACAGCGTCATAACCAATTTGTTTGTCGAGCACTTCGTGAATTTCTTCATCTGACATAAAATAACATCCATTATAAATCTCTGCCGCAGTTTCTTTATCTTGAGCAATACGTAGAAAATAATCCTGATAGTATAAATCTTCTTTAGTTGCCGCATGAACATCATTCGTTACAACTACAGGTGTATTAGTATCGTGAGATAGACGCATAATTTTCTTGTTATATGTTTCTTGGTCTACATTATCGTGTGCCTGAATCTCAAGAAAATAATAAGGGAATAATTCCTTGTATTCTCTTACCATTTCTAGACATGTATTGTAATCTTCTGTACGAGATAGTCTACTTGCTAAGCATGCAGATAGCACAATCAGATTGTCTGCTCCTTCTTTTGCAATATCATAACGAGTTACACGAGGTTTATAATAGAAACCATGTAGGTGTCCTAGAGTGGAAATTCGATTTATTGCACGACGGCCATCTTCATTACGAGCAATAAGAATCATATGATAATATTTATTGTTTGGGTCTTTAATCTCTCTATCTTCACATTCGTATGCCTCAATACCAAATAATTGTTTAATATCTGGGTATTTGTTTCTAAGTTCAGCGTAATATGGATGTGAAGTAAGTTCTCCATGTTCTGTGATTGCTATAGCTTTAAGACCTAATTCGGATGCGCGTTTTAGATTTTCTTCAGGAGAACTATAACCATCTAATATGGAAAAATATGAGTGTGTGTGCAATTGACTAGACATTAGGTATCACCTCCAATAATTCTGTATTGTTATTTTTATCATACCAACTCCAATGCATTCCTCCTGCTGTCTTAAATCCTTTCTTATTACTACAAACAGAATTAATTTGTTGATGTCTTACTCCTGTATATTTTTCTGCAATTTTACTGTTGTCAAAAACAGTGTCTAGTTCAAAACAATAAACAGGATGGTTTGTATACATATTTATTGGTTTAATATTTGGGTTATATTCATATAAATCCTTATCTTTTAAATCACACCACTGTAATGTTCTTCCGTCATCCAATACACCTGCATATCTTCGTTTTTTATTAATGTTTTGTCTAATTGATGATTCTGCGACATTATATCGTTTTGATGCATCCGCTACGCTGTTAAAACATTCTTTTGTAGTTAGGCAATAAACTGATCTTTTATAAAGTGTCCCTCCATGTATTTTTAAATTACAATTAAAAATTTTATCATCTTTTTCATCATAAAAACACCATTGCAACGGAGCCCCGTTTAAAACACCAGCATAACGGATTTTTCCACGGCAATTTTCTAATATAGAATTTCTATTAACATTGTATGCTTGCGATGCTTCTAAACTGCTACCAAAAACTTCACAAGTATTTAATAAATATATTTGTTTTGAATTATGATGATTTTCTCCGACGAAGTTTGCGTGATTGTCTCTCATTTTTTGTTTTACTTCTTCTGTTGGGATATTCCCATCTCCACCATAGGTTAGATTGTATCCAATATTTCTATCAGTCGAATTAAGCTCTCTAATATAATATTCTTCCCAATGATTCGCTTCTTCTTTGGTCAGCCCATTGAGCAGAATTTTACATTCAAAATTATCCCATCCATGATCACATATTGCGTTCCAGAAATAACTACACTCCTTATAATTCACGCCATCTTTTTTTGCACGGTTCTCTATTGTTGTACAAGTTTGGCCAATATATATTTTACCATTATCTTTACATGTATACATGTAAACCTTATATGTCCGTTTTTCATCCATAATTATCACACACTATTTTAAAATAATTTTGTATTGTTTACACAACTATAACTAATTGATTAACACTTCTTGTTATAGCAGTGTAGCGCCATTGCATTTGCTGTTTATAATCACCAAATGCCTCATCAAATACGACAACTCTATTATATTCCGAGCCTTCACTTTTGTGACAGGTAATTACATATCCGAAAGCAAACTCTAATGGCTTAGGATACCCAGAAAACTTTTGCCAATTCTCAGAATTAACAGTAGGCTCTCCATTAACAATCAAATTATAATCAATCATTAAATCCTTATAAATTCCACCATCATCAGAAACGAAATCTGCCAACACAACTTTCTCATAGGGATGTTTGTCAGTAATATATACATTTTTTAATGTCCCAATAGTCCCATTAACAAGCTCATTCCCAACGCTATTAATCTGATTCCAATGATTTTTAAGACAAATAACCTTATCACCATCTACTGGTTCCTTTGTATATTTATCTCTAAGAATCAAATGTCGCATATAATCATTCAATTCATGCCGAGTTTTATTTTTGCCACAAATAATTTGATCTGCCCCGATAAGTAATTTATCTGATACTTTATCCCTATGCATTACACGACATCTCTTATCGTCCGAGCTGTATCTTAATCTCTTCCCATTCCTAATTTGCATAGACAATTTAATAATTGGATTATCAAGTGCTTGCCGCACAATCTCATCGAGGAAAACATGAGGATTAGCAAGAATAGTTTGTTCCCCATTGATTGGAGGCAACTGAGCAGGATCGCCCAAAAAAATAGTGTATACATTATGAGATAGCAAAAGATCAACCATTTCTTGTGGCAACATACTTGCTTCATCAACAACAACAAGACTATATTTCTTCTCTAATTTTACTCTAGGAGTGTGTCTATATGTGCCATCTGGTAACTCTTCAGAATGATAAAGCAACTTATGTGCAGTCATTGCATTCTTGTTCCCCTTTTGTTTAAGCACAAGAGCGGCTTTACCAGTGTATGCCACAAAAACAACTTGGTTTTCATGCAATCCTAGTTCTTGAATAATAAAATGAACTAAAGTAGTTTTTCCTGTTCCAGCATATCCAGCAATAACAGTATATGGGGCCTTTTCTTTGTATCGGCTACAAGCAATCTCAAGGCCATCTTGTTGCCCTTTTGTGAGTTCCAATTAAACATTCCTCCTTTCTATAATTTTGTGTTGCACATCATCCAGTGATGTCAATTTTAGGATTGATGTGGAAAAACTCAGTGTGACTACCAACATCAATAATGGTATCTTCATTAGTATTCCACAGTCTCAAATAATAAACTGTAAAATTGCGATCATCACAGAACTTCTTAATTTCATTAAAAGCCGCATCGTAGACTTCTTCGTCGGTCATATTGCCTTCAAGTGTTGCAATTTCACGACCATTGCCATAACTATTATAAAAGTAAAGTTTATGCATTATCAGTCTCTCCCTTTAGCTGATTCCACATATCATTCCAATATGTTTCATGATCACAATCAATATCAAAAGTTACTGCTTCCATGTTGTTACTTAGACCATGGTTGAGGATATATTCTAGGGTGTCACTATCAATATGTAGCGGCACATATGTCAGATGATAGCCTTCAGATTCATCGCCTACAGTAGTAATCATTAGTGTGGCATTCTGTGCATTCGTATTCATTAAAAATCACTCCTTAATAAAATATTGTTTAAATTTATAGACAAAATATAAAAAATTGTTTAAATTTATAAACAAAGCCGTCCTTCTTGCAATTTGTGATAGGTGGCTCTTCACGTTTCTCATCTTCTTTGTCATACTTCTTTTCACATTGTGAGCAAACCTGTCTTCCTTCAGGAATAATTTCACCACATGCGACACAGCAATTATTATATTCAATCATATCATGCATCAACTCCTTAACTATAATTTTGTATTGTTCAACTATACATATAATATCACAAAATTTTGATTTGTCAAGTAGTTAAATGCATAAAAAATGGGGAGATAAGTTCTCCCCTAAATTTTATTCTGATAGCATTTTAAGAAAATCGTCCTCGCTAATAATTGGAATATTTAATTCAATAGCCTTCTTATTCTTGCTGCTTGTGCTTGTGGTATCATTATTAATAAGATAGTCAGTCTTCTTGCTCACTCCAGATACATATTTGCCGCCATTGTCTTCAATGGCTTTAACAAGTGCATCTCTATTGGCATAATGTGTAAGACTTCCTGTAATGCAAAAACTTTTACCATTAAGACTGGAACTAGAACTAACATCATTTTCAACGACAAAGGTCATCTCAACAGGAAGCAATTCAACCATTGGATCTTTGCTATTCCACCAATCATGAATTGACTTATTTGTAATTTCTCCGAAATCATCAATTTGCGAAAAATCATATCCATTAGCTAATGCTTGTACAAAATCATAATGGTCTCCATTAAATTGCTTACTAATAGCTTTTGCCGCAGAAGAGCCAATATTAGGAATACCAAGCGCAGTAATAAATCTATCAAGCGTTACTGTCCTTGATTTTTCAATAGAATCTAGCAGTTTATCTACAGATTTTACCCCCATCCCCGGCAGTTGTGTAATTTCATTCTTGTGTTCTTTCAAACGATAAATGTCCTTATAATTATGCAAAAATCCATGGGAAATTAGCAGCTCAAGTGTCTTCTCTGATAGGCCATCAATGTTCATTGCTTTGCGACTCACAAAGTGCGTGAACTGTGCCAACTTTTTTGCTGCGCAATTTGGATTAGTACACATGAGAACTTTACTATTATCAGTATATTTAATTCCAGTAGGCTCTCCACAACAAGGACACGTAGTTGGGATTGTTAGTGTATTGCTACGAGTTAGATTGTCATAAACTTTAGGGATCACCATATTGCTGCGGTATACCGTAATAGTATCACCAATCCCAAGTTCAAGCTGCTCAATGATAGAAAGATTATGGAGTGTTGCTCTTGTAGTTAATGCTCCATCTAAATCTATTTCATCAAAGATTGCGACAGGTGCGATTAATCCGCTTCTTGTTGGATTCCACTCTACATCTCGAAGAGTTGTCTCATACATTTCATCAGCCCACTTAAGAGCCATACGACATCCTTCATGATGTGCGGTAACTGGTAGTGTCTTGGAATATGACTTCATACACATTTCAAAGATTAATCCATCACAAGGATATTGATACCACTCTGGTTGCATACCTTCGGTACAATCATCAATATTACCAGTACAGCGCCCAACCGTTTCAAATCCAAGATAATCTAGATATCCGAGTTCGTCCCATTTAGAATCCAATAGTGCATTGTTATCATATAGATCTGATACACACTCAAAAACCACATAAGAAAGATTACGCTGCTTTGTAATATTTGTATCAAGCTGACGGAGACTCCCCGCTGCTAAGTTGCGAGGATGACTATAAGGATCATCAAGAGACTCATTAATCTTGTGAAAATTCTTCCAAGAAATCACACATTCCCCACGAAGTTCAAGTTTGTCCTTATAATCAATATGTATTGGAAGATTTGAAATCATCCTTGCTTGAGCGGTTACATCTTCGCCAATTTCACCATTGCCACGAGTCACAGCTTGAACAAATTCCCCATTTTCGTAGCGAACTACAAGTGTAAGACCATCCAACTTGTAGCTACAATAAAATGGTTGATCGCCAATAAATCTTTTAATCTCATTAATATCTTTAGTCTTTGCTGCAGAAAGCATTGGTTTACTATGCTTTACTTTCGTAAAACAATCAAGTACTTGCCCCTGCACCTTACGAGTAGGAGAATTTGCAAGCCAAAATCCTGTTTTATCCTCAAGTGATTTAAGTTCGTCAAACTTCTTGTCATATTCTGTGTCAGAGATAGTCGGACGGTCTAAATTATAATATTCATCGCAATACTGCAAAAGTTCGGCTGTTAAATTTTTAATAGTTTCAATCTTATTCACTCAATCATTCCTCTACTTAAAAATTCAATAATTCTAGATTTATTATTTCGTAAATCATTTTTGTTCTCATAAATTGTTTCAAGGAATTCATTTAAAAGATGCATAAAACCTAGCAAACCAGTTTGATTAATTTCTTCAATCATCCATCTGCGACATTCACATTCAGTATATTCTTTATCAGTACATTCTGAACGCTTTAAGCCTAAATCACAATTTCTGCATACTGATCCCATATTTTATCTCCTAACTTATTTTTTTGTTTATTTTAGTAGTCTGTTAAGACTATGGCTCTATTCCAGAAACTAATCTTCTTGACTTCATTATCCTGCACATCTTTATATAATACAGAGAACTTCTTAATTGCAGATCCCTTGCTTATTGCATATACAACGGCAACATCATCAGTAAACTTATGCCCAACCATCTGATTAGGTCTTGCAAAATAATAAATACCCATTATTTATTCCTCCATTTATTTACAGTATTTACAAAATCTATTATGACAAGAAGCTTCTATCTGCATTGTGTACAACAGCGTATGAAACTGATCATATTCACTTCTTGTCATGTTGTGTCCTTCTCCAAGCATATATAGTACAATATTTAATCTGTCCATGGCTCCAATTTGGATGCTTGGCGCGTATTCGACAGTATATAAGGGCATATCTATTAAACTTATTTTTCTTGCCTGCCATTTTTCTCCCTCAATTCATTTACAGCATCTACAAGCTCGTTGATTTTTGAAATAAGATCGTCGCCAGATACGCCAATATTCCAACCATAACTTGTCAACTTTTTAAGCTTTTTGTCTTGGTATGTAAAAGTGTACTGGCCAATACGGTTATAGAGATAAGGAAAATCAACATTATTCATAATTCCATATTCTTGACCTGCATGATAACCATGGCCATCGCTAGTACACATCCACAATACATCACCAGTGGCACGTACAGAGCTGATATAACCAATGGTGCCATCCTTTGTTTCAACATAATCTCCTACATGAAATTCATAATCCATACAATTTTTTCTCCATAAATTCTATTTTTTACTTGCCGTTATTATGGCAATCTTCACAAACCGCGTATCCTTTATATACATATTCGCCATCTACAATTTCATATCTGTCAAAAAACCCTGCCTCGAAATACATATCACCTTTTTTAACAGTTTTTCCACAACAGCTACATGTTGCAAATTCTTTATTGTATGTCATAGCTTTACTCCTCATCGTTGCAAAATACGTCCTTATATTCCATAAACAAATCATTGATGGCCTCTGCCATGATTCTGTGCTCGGTATGCGCTTCTTCTTTATAATAAAGATTACGATACCAATTAAGAATTTCTAAAGGCTTGGTCATATTGCACTCTTCAACTGCTTTCACAAAATAATTTTTAAGATCCATAAGTTACTCCTTATTCGTCTAATTTGTCCTTACATTCTGGGCAATAATCTTTATTGCCATCTGCATAATGAATCCATCCTGCTTTCTTCGCCTTGTCTAATGCTTCATTGTAGCTATCTGCATATTCACTATGCTTGCCGCATTTATCGCAAATTCTATAATGTTTTTTTACAGTTTCAGTTTGGAGGAAACAAAGAAATAGCATGGAGAAAAGACATATCCACCACTTGTTGAAAACAATCGCAAGAGTAGTCCAGCAAATTACACATACACTATTTCCGATTGCCCATGCCCACCATGCACTCTTATTCATATACCTTCACTCCTTATATTAAAATGTCATTTTTATCATTCATCTATGTAAATATGACTCTCTTTAAGTTCCCATTCAAACTCTGAGAAGTCACCGTCATCTGTCACAAATCTACCACGCAACAGATCCAATTCAACAATTTCATGATATCCGCCATCACCATCTTTATAATAATATGTATAACCGCCTGACGGATAACCATGTAACAAGTCTTGCACTTCCATATTTAACATTTCTTCGAAAGTTATATTTTTCATATACCAACCCGCCATACATTTAGCATATTTGCTCTACATCTTTTGTTGTTACGAAAATTTGATATTCTCCAAATTTATCCTCTACTTTTTTTTCGTCTACCAGTTGCCAATCAATCGACACAATATTTGCCAGCGGGTACATTACACCATAATTATCTTCTAAGTAACCATCCCTTTTAATATCAATCATCATATATTCTGGAACACTACACCGCAATTTTTCTACAATTCCATAATTATATTCAAAACCAGTATGCCTATGACCGTCTACAGTAGTAAAAACAGGTTTAAACTTTTGAAGAGTCACCATATTCTTTCTAAATTCTTTTTTTAACAATCCCATACATTCACCTTAAAAATATATTTTTATTTGTTACTTAACACCAATTTCCTACTCCATAATTGGTATCTTTATTAAATTTCTGCTGGTCTTCAACCCATTTAATTAATTCTTCTTTATTGTAATATGTAATATTACCTATAGTATGAGGAAAAATTAATATTTCTTCATCATGAAGATGCCCAAAGCATCCTTTATTCTGTTCTTCCCATTCACTAATTGCCATAATACCAGACTTAATAATTTCCATTTCATAAGGTTCAAAACAAAAATCTTGTTCATGAACAATATTTGCAAATGCTTTTGCTAATTTTCCCATATGCGTACCTCAAATCTTTGTTTTTAACTACTTTCCACATCATTATTCGTATTTTTCACTTATATCTTTCAAAACATCATACGTATTACGGAAGTCTCCATTTTCATCTCTTAAAGAAAACCCAATCTTCGTAAATGCTTCAATGATTTGCTCGGTGGTAGAATTGGCAAGTTGTTTAATTACTTCTTCCATATAGTCAATAATAACGTTCACCTCAACCTCTATTTTATAACCCCATTATTGTTCTTGTAATTGCCTCTTTTGCTTCGTCTAAACTATGACCGTCTACACTATTAGTAAAATAATCATATATTAATTTAAGCAAAGCTTCATTTGCTGCAATATGTTTATACTTATATTCATCCGTTTCAGAAAAATTTTCACATTTACTAATTTCAAATTCTTCTTTACACGCGAACCTAACACAATCACAAGTTTTGACTTTTTTACAACGATAACAAATCATAATCTCATCTCATTCATTTACCTTCGCAAATTCTTCAGTCAACACGAATTTATCTTTCATAAAATGTCCGAAACCAATACATTGAGAACCCCAACTATTTCTCCCATTAAAAACAAGGCGGCAAGGAATATTTTTAAGATCAGTTAATCTCAATCCATCTTCCTTTGAAATATCAAACAGCTTAATAAACGCCCTAATTAGGCAACCAAGATTTCTTGTGTTGTTATAACCACTCATCGGCCACACATTCGAGCATGCAATTTCAAGGCAAGTACAATTGCCGAAATGAGCAATTGTATTTATGTTAATGAACTCAATTATGTTATTCTCTATGCAATAGCCCATATCTTTTAGTTCTTGCTCAGTTTTAATAATCTCATCAAGACACATTTAATTTATTTCCCCCTGACTGTTTATTCGTCTTCTTCATGTCTGTATAACGGACTACATAAATTGTATGCATTTGTTTCATTTAATCCATAATTGGTGTAAAACGAGTGCGTTCATATGTTCGATTTTTATAGTCTTCAAAGCTCATAAAAAATGGACAGCTATTTGTGTTTTTACATCCACAATCTCCATAATTACAATGCCACCATTTATATTCTATATTCCCACTCAGTTCTGTATGGGGGCAATCCATTTGGTGCGATGGCATCTCATCTACTAAAATTTTCATAATTTATACCTCGTTACTTAGAAATAACCTGCTCGTAATGGCGTAGTTCAACAATTGCTTCCTTGATTGCACAAGCAGGAGTCCCATAATAAGTGCATCTAGAGCACGAATATTCAGGACACTTCTGTAGTCTATTAATTAGATCGTTAATCATTTTTTTAACCTCCTACATTAATAAGTCTTTCAATATAATTTCTGTCCTGTGAGAAGATAGGAATTTCATTATCAATTATCCACTGGCTTCTCTGTGTATAACCACAAATATTTCCTGCTTCATCGTACTGGGCAAGACCATCATCAACCTTAATGCAGCAACTACCACGCTTTAAAGTTGTAGCACAATCGTTCCAATTAATGCCCTTCTGGGTCATAAGCATATCCTGAATGTTGTTGCAAGACTTGCCATGAAGATCCTTATGACTAAAGTTGGCCTGACCTACAGACAGGATGGAATTGCGAGTAGCGTCTTGTTGCCTCCATAGCATATAATTGCAAACCTCTTCTTTTGGAATTGTAAAGACACGAGAATCAAACATTGCACCTTTGTTCATTGCAATTTCAAGAATTTCAATATAAGAAGCATCTTTTTCCTCAAGATGTTCTGTATAAAGTCGTTTAGATTGTTTTGAAATATTACGAGTAAAAGCTTTATTAAACGCGAGAGTAGCCATGCTTGCAGAAACGCTACACATCTTCTGTAGATTGTTCCCAAACCAAGCATCTGTGGTAAGCTCTACATAATCCACTAATACAAGAGAAATCTCGTCACTCTGTGTATACCCAAGAACACAGCCCTGAATATTCTCACAAAGATACTTCATAGTCTCCTGCATAGTCTTTACAAAAATATCATCAAAAGGTTTTTTCATGCCCTTAGTAAAAGTATGACCAGCTTTCATATCCATTCTAATAACAATCGGCATTCTTCTTGTTAAATAAAATCTATTAACATTTTCATAATTGTTTTTCATTCTGTCACCAAGTGTAGTTTTGTCCATAAGTTAATTCCTTTCAATTTCTTTCAAAGTATTAGTTGACGCATCATAAGTATAAGGCATTCCATTCGGCGCATAATAAGGAGACATATAGCCGCGTCTAGAATATCCAGTGCATTCATTAAAAAGTATATACACGATTTTGGTATTCGTATCATAATATAGGTCTTGCATAGCGGTTGGTCTCAAACGACCATTAGTATCCTTTATATAATCCTTAGAACCAGTTGATGCACATCCTGCTAGACATAGAAGAGAGAGCGTCAAAGCAACAAGGCAAATAACTGTTTTAAATTGTTTTTTCATTTTATTTCTCCATATTAACAATCAGGAAATCATAAACGTCTCCCCAATCATCAATAATAACCGGTACATCGTTAACAATTACATCTCCAATTTTAAATCCATGCAACCAATCCTCTTCAAATACAAAGTAACCAATCCATTCTTCTTGGTCATGGAACACTTCTTCGAGCAAATTAATAACCATATCAAAAATATCTGTAATATAAAATCCACAAAAGTCTTCGCAAAGATCTTTTAGAGCACTATCAACTCTTGCCATTTTCGTATCCAGATTTTCAAGATGCTTCATAGTATTAATAAAAGCTTCCTTAGAGATCATTGTTTGCCTCCTCAATTTTTCTTGGATTTATTAGTTCAATCTTTACATGGCTATATTGGCCACCAGTGCAGTATATGATTCCATTTGTTATTGCCATTTCCAGTGATACAAATTGCAGTTTATCATACTTAGATATTCCATCTCCAATTTTATATCTTGCCCCATTTTCATCAACAGAAACTACAAACTCTCTGTATTTTAATATAGGATTATATTTAATCCATTCATTTTCTGTGTCGCATCTCGGACGTATTGTAAGAGGATAAGTTTCCATAAATTACTCCTTAATATTCAACTTATAACCAAGCTCCTTTTCGAGCTGTTTCTTTGACACTTCTCGTTCAACAACTTCAAATGTAGCCCATTTGTCATTTGACACACAAACATTAAATTTTGTAAGTATTTTTCTTGAGGCCCACTGATACTTCCACTCTTCATCTTCTTCTTGTGTTATAGTAAGTGTAAGATCAATTTTTGGAAAATGCACTTTAATTTTGTCACCGTTACTCGCATAGCATGTCCCTGTATAATCAAGATAAGGGGTGCCATTTTCAACATAAATCTTTACGTCAGTTGGGGTAATCTTGCTATCAATAATTACATAATTATTCATTACTTGTTCTCCTTTTATTCAACCAATCACAATACTTTTGACATTCTTCTTTTGATGTAAACCCAATATTTTTACCATATGTGAGTTGATCTCGCTTTTCAATAACATCATCACAGAACTTATCATATACAAACTGGATCCCAAAATCTTTATAAGAATAATCATTCCATCTGCTGTCACCAGTGCATTGATAACTTTTATCGAGGCGATAATATCTTTCCGATGGATAATTCGCGTCATTAACTCTATATCTCAATGCCTCAATCCATGTCTCTTCTGGCTCATACCAATAATCTGGCTGTGAACATGTGCAATTCTTGCTTGTGGTTGTCCCATCAGGCCAAGTCAAAACCCATTTCCTATTTTCGTCGCATTTGTCGCACTTAGGCTTTTCATGTGGTTTATTATATGCCATCCAAAGCTGAGATTTTTCAAGCGCATCCTTAAAGATATCGTCAATAGCAGTCTTATAAAATTCTTTTTCTACTTCTCTACGAAGATTTCGTGATTTATATTCCAAATCACTTTCTTTTCTTGACACTTCTAGGGATTTATCCTCAAGCTCTTTATTGCGCTTCTCAAGATACTCATTGCGTCTTTTAAGCGATTCCATGTCACTCTTCAAAGAGTCTTTAGCTGCATCAATAAGCTTTGATTTTATTTCATCAAATAATTCATCTGCTTCAGACGGTTCCCACATAGGCTCTTCATAATCCCAATAACTCATTTAATTATCCTTTCTTAATAACCTTGAATACTTTTGTCATGGAATGGTTTCACTGGCGCGAATAATTCATAATTGTTTTTGTAATTGCAGTTTTTCTTAAACTGGCAATCAATCTCGCACCCATATACAAAGTAGCTATGTTCACAATAGTCACAAAGATCTTTTCTTAGATTATATTTGATTAAATATTTTGCTCTAGACACATCGTCATTCTGATGCTTATATTCATGTGCAATGCACTTGTCATAATCATTGAAAACTTCTCCACAATAATCACATTTATATTGCTCAACTTTGGTCATGTTTTATCTGTCGCCTTCTTTCTACCACGTCTTTTTGTTGGCTCTTCTGACTTAATATCTGGTTTATCAGGAAGCCACGTCCAATAAAGTACATTCATATAAGTGTTTCAAACTCCATTCTTAATTGATACGACTTTGAATTTATCTGCATCTGTATAGCCAAGAACATCTACCATGTCTGGAGGCAGTTTGTCTTTTGTACTATTTCATCCCATTGCGATTAATCCTTTCTAATCTCACATTCTTTAATTAATACTTGTGGAGAAACTTGTCCATTATATACGTTAATACCCAATGTACCAATTACATTAATATATGTCTCTTCTCCTGCAAAGTTATTATTCATCCAATCAAATACTTCATTTGATTCATCGCATTTAAACATAACATATTTGATATTAGTATCCTCGTCATAAATTTGAATTGTATCATCGTTCTTGCCGACAATTTTGGCATTATCATTAGATATATATAAATCTTTAATCAACCACAATGGCTCATCTACTCCATGCGCAAAAGTTGATTTATATTTATCAAGTTCTTGACACCACGTAATTGATACATCTTCTGCATCAACAATGAAATCTACTGTATATACTTTTTCAAAAGATACGTCTTTAAGATTTTCGTTAAACCATTCTCGTGCCTTATTAATGTCCTTTAATTCAACGCCATAGGCACTAGGGTGTCCTTGTGCAAATACTGTTTCAGGACATGATTCTGTCATCGCTCTAAAGTCTTCAATTGGGCAATAATCAAATGATCTACCACTACCAGCGAATCCATCATCCACTTTTCTCACAAGGAGTACGGGCTTATTAAGCGCTTCTGAGAGCTTGATCGCCACAAGCCCTGTATATGCAGAATCTAGCACTCCAGTCGCATCAATAATTGCTATTTTATCATCTGAATCACTATTTTGACTTATAAATGTTTTATATGCTTTATCTCTAGCACGGTCTTGTTTGCCCTTATAGGATTTCATAAGTCTAACACAATACTGATAGATATTTTCTGCTGTCGGAAAATCATCACCGCGTTTTGTATATTCAAAAAATTCAGATTCGTCCTCATAAAAAGCTCTTGCAAGAATTTGACGCTCTTCATAAGTTGCACTTCTTAAAAATGCATTAATCAAAGGAGTAACGTAGAATGCAATTGTAAATGGAGACACGATACCTTTTGTAGAAAATTCCTGAGCATTAAGAATCTCTTTAAACATTTTATTGTTGATATTATCTATCCCATAGTTAACCATCGCACGAGTATTAAATGATTTCATTGACATTACATCTGAAATGTCTGCTAATGCTACTAGATCAGTAAAATACTCTTCACAAAAATCATTCCAATAATAATCATCTAATGCTTGCAGAAAATTATATGTAACATGAGCGCCACATGCTTCCTTGTTTGGATACTCATTAGATGTTTGGTTGTTTACTACAACAGCATGATTTAATTTGTCTGTTGACACCTGATGGTGATCAAGAACAATTACTCCAATACCATCGTTTATTAACTTTTTACATTCATCCACATCATTACTTCCTGCGTCGGGAATAATCAATAATTTTGTATTGTCTGGAATATCAAAGTCCCAAGATGCTAGGCCGTGTGACTTGTTCTTCTTATGCACAACAATTGATACTGGATAATCTGCATCCATTAGTTTAATATATTGATACATAATTGTCGAACTACATACCCCATCTGTATCTGTGTCCTGTAAGATTGCCATAGAGTGATGATTAGAGAGATGATAATTGAAATATGTCACTGCATCATTCACATTGTCTAAATTATGCCAATCATCGGAGCAATTATCCTCCAACTCTAGGTATTTATTATAATCTTCAATCCCTCTATTATTTAATACTGTTTTTAAAATATTTGTAGTGTCATTATTGCCTGTTAATTTATATTTCAAATGCATACACCCTTTCTTTGTGACACCACTATATCACAATAATTTCGTACTGTCAAGTAGCAAAAAGGCTCCCAGTTGCCTAGGAGCCATATTTTTATTGATATACTGTTTTATTCTTCCATCAAATACGTTATCTCTGATAGATTTTAAACAGCTCTGACATAGACATACCATTCGCACGAGCAAGATCGACTGCCAGAGCGCATACATTTTTTGGCTGTGACACTCCAATTGCTTCACTCATATAGTCTAGAAGAGTATTATATTCATCGCTGCAATGGCCATCGCCCTCCCAGCAAATAATATCACGACCATTAATCTTAATAAAATTATAAGGAGTTCCCATGTTTGATCCTTTAGTAAATCTCCACCAACCCCAATTATCAGGCCATTCTCCTTCATAATCTTCCATGCGCTTCATGTCTTTTTTATCAATTTCACATACTTTATATTGATCACCAGAATATGTTGTAGTAAAGTCTACATCAAGTTCTTTAAATGCTTTTTCAATATTGCCACCGGCAAGGATCTCAATCTTCATTTTTACATTTCTCCTTTACCATCTTTAAAACAGCTAGAACATCACGCTTATGAATATTATTTTCCATCCAATCACAATAATCAGGATGTGCTTTATAGATGTCTATAAGCTTCTGCCCACTATATTTACCAAATGGCAACACATATTCTTCTGGGTTAATTGTTGTACTTTTTGGTTCAACATATCCTTCAAAATCCATTGTAAGGCATTTGCGACTTGCAAGGTAATCGGCAACATGTAGCATCCTAGAGAATCTATCGTTAGGTTTCGGAAGAACAACATTGCTTTTCCTATCCTCTGACCATTGCCCCATGTGCTTAGAGACTACATCAGCGATAAATTCAATTTCCTCATGATTTAGGTATTTACCATCATATTTTCTAATTTCATCTGCCATCAATAGTGGATGATTAAATCTTGTATATTTAGAAGCTTCATAATCTTGCTGGGAACCACTTTTGCGACCATCGTGCAACAATCCCGCTACACGCATTAAATCCATCTGTCTCGTAGTGAGCTTGCTGTTGTACTGCTCAAGTTCAAAAAAGAAATTTAAGAATCTTACAACTGCCATTTGATGACGCATAAGTCCACCTTCTCCAAGACTATAAGAAGGATGATATTTTCCAGTGCTTGAAGCACCAATGTGCCATATGTAAACGGGCATATCTTCAAGTAGCACCATGGCAAATTCTTTAATATCTGAGTTCGTAATCGTATTTAAAATCGGCTGAACCAATTCTTTCTGATCATTTGTCATTATCTTATTTCCTCCAAATTAATAATCTTCATCATTAATATAATCAACAATTGGCCCCTTTCGCCCGCAATTGTCACATGTTGCATTATAGTCTGTTAGTACAATATGCTTAATCTCTTTCTTGCTCGGCTTAGCGATCTTAATAAAACATTTTTTACAGAGATCCTCACTAACTTCAACACAATTTCTTTTATACACTTTTAACTCTCCTTAATCACAATTTCTTCGTCGGCGTATCCGCCATCAGTTGTATAATGGATTTTTTTAATACCAAGGTCTTTGAGATAATTCATGCATGCAGCGCATGGACGAGATGGTGAAAGCTCATGATTTAGATTTTCTCTATATGTCCATACTTCACATTTGCTAACATCAATATCCATATATTTCAACTGCCCAAGTGCGGCCACTTCTGCATGTGTCAAATGAAGAGGCTCTGTATTGGTGGCAGAACAATCAAAATTTCTATACTTATTATATTTCTTTTGAATCGGTGAACTCTTTCTGCTATTGAAGCCTACACCTACGACTTTATTGCCACATGTGACAATTGCACCAATATGTACTCTTGGAAAACTGCTCATTTCAGAAGCAGCCTTTGCATGTTTAAAAAATTTTCTCTGTTTATTCGTCATTATCCTCACGCAAACTATATATATTATTTTTAATTAGATGTTTAAATTTTTCAGGATTGTCGCTAGGAGATTCTTTATTGTCAAGAATATGATCTTTATCAATCATTGCATATACTGGAATCCCATTTAGGAACATATTCGAAATGTTTTTTAATTGTTCTTCATCAACATCTTCATCATAACAAAAAACAATCTTGGCATTTAATCTTGTTAGCATCTCAACTTGAATTTTTGAAATTTTTGTGCCACCAGTACTTACACCATAATACCCCATATCGTACAATTGCTGCACAAATTTTTCACTTTCACCAACCCATACCGTCCCTGTATGTTGAATTAATTTTATATTTTGAAATAGACCATACAAGATTCTTGACTTTGCACATGGTTCGAGAAAAAAATATTTAGACATTCCACTGTCCGGGTCATATTCTATTCTTCTTGCTTTAATCCCAACCAATGTCCCAATTTCATCTCTAATTGGAATCGCAATTGAGTTTGTCATTGGATCAAAAGAAACTTCAAATCGCTTTTGAGTGCTTAGACTAATCCCATCATCCTCCCATAGTTTATTGCTGTAAGGGAGATAATAAGATAGAATTTTTTCTGGAATAGGCTTTAGCGGAGTGTCATCAAAGTCATCTTCTTCTGTCGCCATTTGCTGTAACATTTTAAGTATTTGAAGAGATTCTGGAACTTCTTCTGGCTCTTGATAATAATCTAGCCCAAATAAATTGCAACAGAACTTAAGAGCTTCAGGAAAAGAATAGTCTTCGTTATAACAAATCAAATCAAAGATATCTGTTGTTCTTTTACTACTCGTCATTGTACGAGTATAATTTACGACAGTTAAATTTTCATTTAAATAAATAACAATTGCTGATTTGTTATCTCCAGTTTTATTCCCGCATGTAATATATCCACCATGATCGTGAATACTATGGCATCCAATCTCCTGAAGAATCTCTGGCAATTTTTCATTGTCTAATATGTATTCTTTTAAAGATTGTACATCCACAAGTATTCACTCTCCTTTCTATATGGACATTATATGTCAATAATTTCGTATTGTCAAGAGGTTAATTTAATATTTTATCCATGCGCCGATACATCGGCAGCATGCAATAAACAAATATCGTTAAATAAAGGTTCACCAAGAAGTTTCCTATCTTTCTGCATAGCTTTGTCAGATTGCTCCCATGCGAGATAAGGTCGCATATGCCACTGAATAAGCTGTGCTACATATAAATGTCTATCTATGCCACTAAAGAACAAGCTATCGAATGACCCACAAAATTGATGATTGTAATAATGGCATTCGTCTGTTTGTTCCCCTTTGGCATTAATATATGTTGCACACTTAGGTTTACCACAATCATGAATTAAAGCAGCAGATGTAATTTCCCAAAAATTCACAGGAGTCCCATAGACATACATAAATGCTTTCACACAATGTTCTCCAAGAGTTAATGTATGATGGCTATTATGTTGGTCATAATTCATAACAGATTCAACCCAGTCACATATGCTTCCATAACTTCCTTCTGCACCTTCAGAATAAACAATATCAATATCATCCCAGCCCTCGTACCAAAAAGGCACATTAAAATTCATATACATACGCTTAATTACATACTCTGGAACCTTACGCTCACGCTGTGCGTTGCGCTCAAGACATACCTCATAAGGTGTTGCCATAATGACTGTAATCTTTTCACAAGGAATTTTGTTGAGAGACTTAAGAAACTCCATGCGACGCTTATAACTGATATTACAAGCGTCATAAATGGCGCTTTTTCCATAAGTAAGGCATCCTCGAATACGCTTGTGGAGCTCTTTAAATAAAACATCATTGTTTGTCTGATGGTTTACATCTCCGAACATTTCCTCTCGAAGTGCGTCACTAGAAAAAATTTCTGCATCATATTTTGCTGCAAGCTTTTTGGCTTGTTCACTCTTGCCGCTTGCTGGCAAACCGATCATCATTATAAAAATAGGTTTATTCATTCGTACTCCTTCATAAATAAAATTCCTGTATTAAATTCTATACCTATATTAAAGCACCTCAGTCAAAATTCTAAAGTCTTTAAACGTATTCTTTTCGATTACAACTTCAACGGGCTTATTAACAAGTTGTGACACATAATTAACTTTTGCATCTTGGAGTATTTGATATATTTTATCAACACACATTGTAATACCATACTGTCTTTCTGCAGTTGTCCACTTACATGCTTCACTGATGTTTTCTGTATATCTAGACCCGCATCCAATAGAAGTGCCATCGCTAAGTTTAAAACGTAGCTGTAGCCCAAAAAGAAACGGATAATCGCTAACCATTCCATATTCTGCAGAAGTAATTTTACCTAAAACTTTTCCTGTCGTTTTAATCACCAATTTCTTTCTTAATTGCAATCTTCATAATTGCATATGGTTTCAGTGGTACGCCATAAAAATCCATGAGATACGTGTTCAGTATCTTTTTGCTTGACAATATGATTTGCTATCGCTCTAGGATTTTTACCTTCTTTACACAAAGCTCTACCAGCGGCAGAAATAGATTCATATTCTGCAACAACTTGTAATGTAATTGGGTCTACTGCATATATTTTTTTACTTAATTTTTCTGGCCCAGCCGTTGTATTGATAACGAGACCTTTTGCTTCAAGTTTAGGTCTAATACATGCGTAATCATAATGATATTCTTTACATAAAAGATCTAATCTTTCTCCTTGTTGATAGCGTTCAATAATAATATCAATATTTTCTTCATATGTTTTTATTCCACCTTCTCCACCAATTGTGCAATTATATCCTTCTCTGTAGGCATTAAAATAATCAATCCAATAAATCTCTCGTTCATCTAAAATAGCATTATCACATTCTTCTATTTCTTCAATTGAAAAATTATCTATACCATATTTTGAAAACGCTCGATATAATGGTAAATCTAGCTTCCATTTACTTGGACGGATATGTTCTGACCATCTGGCTTGAATAGTTCTTTCTGTTTTTCCAACATAACATTTGTTATTGATATTATTAGTAATTTTATAAATATAACCCATGTTTTTTGTAAATAATTGAATTTTATTGTATCTTTTACATTATTTATTAGTCCTCCTTATTGTAAACTTACATTGTTTTGTGTCTTATAATCACTAATTTCTCTCTTAATAGCAATTAGCATAATTTCTCGTTGAACATCGTCTAAAAGATTATCAACATTTGAATTAGATTCTTCTATATGCTCTGCACGGAACTTATCAGCCATTATACATATTCTGTTTAGAGACTCTTTTGCTAAAACTCTTGCTTCTTCGAGAGAAAGATAACCACAAGTCTTAACATTTTTAAGATATTCTGCTTGTTTTGAAATTAAACAGTCTGCATAAGATTCCCCATCAATATATCTTTGTAGATATTCTTCTACCCTAAATAAGTGATGAACTTGCTTCCCGTCAAATCCATATTTATCAATAATTTCAATTTTAGAAGGATATCTATGTTCCATTGCATGATATTTTTCCATAGCAATACCCTTCATTGTCCTTACTGCTGCAACCTCATTATATCTCGCAATAAGTTCGTTATTGTCAACGATTCTACCCCACTGTTTCATATATAGAGGATTAACAATTTTGTATTTAGTAAAAAGAATTTCTGTAAAATTCAAATTACATTTTCTGAATGTTGAAAACATGAGTCTGATATCTTTCCAATCGGTATGCTCATCATTGTTTCTAATATGAGTGGTGCTTACAGGTTTGCGATTGAAAATTATATCATCAAGAGTAGGTGTTACAATGAGTTTAGTATCAACATCTGACCCTTCGTAATCAAGTCCATAATTGCCACTACCTTGATAGAAGATTCCAACAATTCTATCTTCTGGGAAGAATTCGAGAGCTTCATTATAGTGCTCTCGAACCCTATCCATTATCCAATTATCTGAGTGATAGTTCATTATTATTCCTCGCCATCATTTGCTTCATCTTGTGCCTCTTCTATGTCTGGAGCTTCAGCAGTTTCCTTAATCAGACCTTCGAGCATCTTAAAACTGTAATTCTTATGTTTATAAGCACAGAACTTAGGACGATTAATAATACGAACCACTACGCCTTCACGCACATGAGTCTTGCCAATAGGATCAGTGCCATCATAATATTGCTCCGCAATCATCTTCGCAAATTCACCCGGAGTCCAGTTGTCGCCGCACCAATCATCAGGTTCTTTTAGGAAACCTTTCCAAAACACAGGCACACATTTAACCCCAATCTGCTTACAGCGATAACGCATAAAATCGGGAGAGTATTCTACAACATCGCCATCTTCATTGGTCATGGTCATACGATATACATACAGATCGGACTGGGGAACTTTGGGGCAAACAGCGGGTCGAGTTTTTGCTTCATCCCAATACTCAACGGGTTCACCAAGACCATTAGGAGAACACCCATAGCTAAACACAGTCTCTTCACCATACTGCTTCATAAAATCCTTACCAAGCTTCTTATTGTTACCCTTGCCCATAATTGAAGTGCCATTGTCAGTAAAACCGACTACCTCATAGTAAATTTCCTCGCCCTTGCGCAGCTTACCAACAAACTTATCATGATGCTGCTTACGGAACACATTGCTGCCATAGAAACCGCCATCCCAATCATCTAGAACAGTTCTACGAGTGCCAGACACATAGTCCCAATCATAGATTGGTGTACCTTCACGCTTAAAAATCTTATCCCAAATAGTGCGCTTATAACCCTTTAGAACAGGCACATAGGCAGTTCTCTGCGAGGTTCCATGCATCTTAAGAGTAATCTCAATTTCATCATCAGGCTTAAATGCACCAAGGTTATATGCAAGCTGCTCAGTATCCGCATGCTCAGTAAAGAGCGGGGCCACGGGTGCATGCTTCTTACGAGTCTTATTGCCCTTACCCTTTGCAGAATTATTCCTGTTACGACCACGAGGGATATACTTTTTGCAAATCTCATGTCCATTAACTACAGTGATAGTATCACCGACATTAATATCATCAAGATTTACTCCAGTATAAGCAAGGCAACTAAGAGGCATGAAAACACCATCAGACTTTTCACCACGAAGCTTAATCGCCTTAATATTACGTTTATCAGGCTCAAGATATCCAGTATCAGGTGTGCCATCAGGCTTCTTTCTACACATATGATTCTCTACGCAAAACTCTTCACTAAGCTGAAGATCTGAAGGAAAATAAATGCCAACATCACCAAGCTTAGTTTCAAGATTTACACATGTATCATTACCAAAAAATGTTGCAATCTGGAGTTTATCCGCATTGGTATGAGGACGAAGCTTTTCTACTTTTACGACATAACCACAATGTTCACTCATTTTATTAAATCCTTTCTATAATTTTGTACTATCAATTAAGTGATCTCAATCTTTCAATGATCTTTGGAAGGATTACACAAGCATAATCAATTTCTTCTTCTGTATTGTATCTTCCAAGAGATACACGAATGCTACTTAGTGCCTCTTCGTCAGACAAACCAATTGCTTTTAGCACATGAGATGGGACGGCATTGCCTTCATTGCAAGCTGAACCCGAACTAATAGCAATCCCAAATTCGTCAGCCATCACAACAACATCTGAACCGTGCACACCATCAATCCTAAAGTTCAAAATGCTATCTAAATGCTGCTTTTTATCTGTTGCCCCATTAATTGTGACACCTTTTACATTCAATAAATCATCTTTAATCTTATTGGATAAACGTGCAATTTTTGCATTATTTTCATCCATATGGATTGTCGTATCTTCTAGCGCAGCAGCCATAGCCAAGACACCAAGAACATTGGTTGTGCCACCTCTGATTCCTCTTTCTTGACTTCCACCATTAATTAAAGGATGAATATTAATGCCATCTTTGATATAAAGGAAACCGCATCCTTTAACCCCACCAAACTTATGAGCAGAGCATGATAGCATATCTACGCCAAGCTCTTCTACATTAATTTTCATATGAGGGAATGCCTGAACTGCATCTGTATGGAACAACATATGATTATCATGAGCAATCTTTGCTAGTTCTTCAATTGGCTCAATAACTCCAAGTTCATTATTTACCATCATACATGAAGCAATACCCGGACTAATACCGAAATAATTATTCTGCAATTCATTTACTCTTTTTTCAAATTTCTCTATATCAACCATTCCTCTATAATCAACCTTGAATTTATAGTCTGGATCAATAGAATGATGCTCCATGTTAGATGCTAGTGTAAAATCATGATTTAAAACCCATGAATTTGCTTCAGATCCACCAGAAGTAAAGTAAATCTCGTCAGGTTGTGCTCCAATTAGTGCCGCAATCTTTTCACGTGCTTCCTCGACCTTAATCTTTACTCCACGAGCATCCTCATATGAACTGTTTGGATTGTAATATTCATCAAGATTATCAAGGATAATATTCTTTGCGGCTTCACAAATTGGAGATGTAGCAGCGTTATCTAAGTAAATCATAATTAATGCACCTCGTCTTCTTCTACATTATATTCCTTTGCAATGCCGTCAAGAAACACCATCAAATAATCAGGATAATCCTCTACATTTTCATATCCAAGTGAGCCAATAATATTATAAGTAAGATATCTCATCTTAGTGATAATCTCATATGCTGCATCTTGCTTACCATCTTTATAGCCCTTTTCATAGGACTGCTTATCTAGATTGTTGTAATCCATCTTTCATCCATTGCCTCCTTAAAATTTGATGTGTCAATAATTTTGTATTCTTTAATCCAACTACATTTACTAAAAATGCTTTGTAGTATCTCTAAGCTGTCTGATTCAGCCCATTTGTGTTTTCCTCTATCCTTGTATATAATTATGTATTTTTTCATTTTCATAGTGTTACAACTCCTTACTTGTTTTATCATAAGCAATTGTAACACTATAATTTCGTATTGTCAACACTCAATTCTCATATTCCATTTAAGTGTTGCGAGTTCAACATTCTGATAATAAGGTGTTTCAACTCCGCAGTTAGGACATCTCACATATACTGCTCCATATCCAGTAATTCGCATATTGGGCGCATTCCCACAAAAAGGACAGGGTTTTAGCTCATCCATCTCAATTGTCCACCACATCAGTAACAAACTTCTTATATTCCCAATCAACGCACTGCTTATTTGCCATCCATCCAGTAGACCCCTTGAGACACTTGCCCTTTCGACTACAGGTTTCACAAACATGTCCAAGCTGTAGGTCGTGTGCAAGGTCTGCAATATCTTCTCTAAGGGCATCTGCAATTTTACGTTCTTCGTCCATTTTCTTATTAAACTCGTTATAAACATAGGCATATTTTTGGTCTGCTACAGTAAGCTGCTCTGCCGCCGCTCTCAGTGTGTGACACAGCTTGCACCAAGACTTTTTCCCCTTTGCACAATCCTTATCAGAGCACCATTTTCTACGCTTAATGTCTTCTGCCTGTTCAATAAGATCCGTTACAATGTTAGCCATTTTCATTTTCTCCTTCATTATTATTTTTATTTTTAGCATTTTTATCTTCATCTGTTGGTTCATGGTTAATATCATATCCCCACGTATTAAACCAAAAATCAACTAGATTTTTACTAATTTGATCACCATTTCGTGCATTTAGCTTTTCTACCAAAGTACTTATTTTCATATATTCCAATTAAATGTACCTCCGTAAAGACTCATATTTGTGGAATAACAGAAATATGTCCACCCAAGACGGCTATCATATAGCGCCTTATAAACTCCACTGCCATGCTTAAAATTCGCTTGAAAAACAACCGAAGGCTCCATAATGCGCTCTCCATTCAAGAGCCTTTTTGCAACATTAATGCATCGCTCACTCGGAATTAGACTTGCAATATATCCACTTCGTGCCCCATGATATTGTCCGGGCTGATAAACAACATCAGTAATCGTATTAGGAAACTCAGGAGATGCAACACGATTTAACACAACCTCGCCAACACACATCTTCCACTCATCTGACAAGAAATCACTTCCTGCCTCTGCATATATTACTTTTGCTAAAAGCATTAAGTCACTTTCAGAATATTGTGGCTGTGGTGCAGAAAACATATCTGGTTGATCTTCAGCAACCACTTCTGCAACTTCTTCATATGTAATAAGTTCATCCTCTGGATCCATGGCTGGCATTTCTTCTAGTGCCGGTGTCTCCGTACACTCTATGGGGATTTCTTTCAAAGGTTGTTTGCTGTTCATGTTCTTACCATCATTAATCGAAATTGAAAATAAAATTAAAATAATAAGACTAATAATGATAAGTAGTTTTTTAATCTTATTCATTCTTTTACCTCACAATAATTTTGTATTGTTCAATCTATCGTTATCATATCATATATTTTCATTTTGTCAATTGTGCAAATTGCACAAAAAATGGGAGCCTAGAAAGCTCTAGGCCCCCTGTGGTCGCTGCCAATAATGGTCAACGCCAATGGAGCGGTAGACGAGGCACGATCTCGCAACAATCAGATTGGAAATCTGATGCTCTACCATTGAGCTACTACCGCATATTCTTACTTCTGTGTCAGCTTGTTAAGCTCCCTCTGTGCTTTGTTGATCAGGTTTGCATTTACAACTTCACTCTTGGCCTTTAGCTTCGCAATACGATTCTCATAATGTAGTGCAGTCCTTGTGTTCATAATATATTCCTCCTAAAAATTAATATTTACATGGCAGCGGATAGAGGCTATGCTCCCCTACCTACAGATCCAAAGTCTGTCGTGCTACTATTACACTAATCCGCTATTTGGTTGCTGAGCTTCAGAATCGAACTGAATTGCGCTTGATTATGAGCCAAGTTGAGATGCCAACCTCCCGCCAGCCACAAATAGCTCTGCCTTTATGCATCTAACCTGCATAAACAGGTAACAGAGCAGAAGATTATACCGGAGTCAAGTGGACTAAATTACAGAGAATAAATGGTGGGTCTGGGCGGTTACGCTCCGTCCGTAGTACGCTTAAAAGGCGTATATTCTACTATTGAATTACAGACCCATACTAGTTATATTAAATAAGTGTTTTTATCTTCTTATATTCATCTTTTACATGAATCTTTTTATGACACCAAGGACATTCAATAGATACTGCAATTTCTTGTCTGTCGCAATTGTCCATTTTAATAAAATACTCTTCAAAATCTTTATAATATCTACCAATAGGCTCTCTATGAGCATCTTCATTCTGATAAGTAAAAACGCAATCGCAATTAGGGCATCGCTGGGTAAATGTAGGATTATCAAGATCTTTTCCTTTATTAATTATTTTAATTGCCATAACTATTTCTCCTAATATATATTTTAATGAGAGCGGCCAGATTCGAACTGGCGACTAAGGGCATTCAATAGCATATCCCTTCACGCTATAAAACTCTACCAACTGAGTTACGCCCTCATAAAGCGAGGCTTCCAATCCTTCTTTATCATAACCAAATAGTTCAAACAAGAGCCTAGGTGCACATATCTCTTTCACTATTTGCTATCCGCTGTGCTACGTGATGGAAGTGACGTTACCTCGCTTGAGCAAGTAGTGTGATTCGAACACACATTTCCCCAAAGCGAACGTTTCCAAAGTAGCGATCTTTTTGTATCTCAGCTTTGTTAAATGAGAGAAGACCAATTCTTCCTTACTTGCATATAATGTGGAGCAGGAGGTCGGATTCGAACCGACGTGAGCAAAGCTGGCGGCTTACAAAACCGCTCCAATCGACCACTATGGGACTCCTGCAGATCTCTGTGTCTTTCCACAGCGCCAGCTATGCTTTGTTTGGTGGCGGCGCGCAACGTGCATAGCATCCACATTTTTCTAACGCAACTTGAATCGAACAAGTATCTCCCTCTGATAGTGAGGGCGCTTTCCCATTAAGCTATACGATAATATTTGGTGCTCCGCCCAAGCATCGAACTTGGAACCTCCCGATTATTGGCCGCTGCAGTAAGTCCTGCCCTTACATCTCTTAATCCGCGGTTAAGCAGTGTTGCTATTACACCATGCAGCGAAGTCGGGTGCTCTGACCAATTGAGCTAGCGGAGCATATTAATTTGCCGTCTTTCCGAGCTGTCACCGTTTCTGCCGATTTGTAGGGTTCGTTCAAACAGTTTAAGCAACTTATCCCTTGGTAATGATAGCAAGCGGAGCCGTGCATGACTCCATTTTATACCCATTCACCAGCTACTTTCAGCGAGTTCAAATTTAATCTTTCTCGATACAGGGAGCAAATCCTGCAACGGCTTTTATCCTTACTAGTTATCTGATATAAAATTTGCACTACTTACTACCATTTGGTGGGTCAGGGTGGTGTCGATCCACCTATTCCCGAAGGAGGCAGATTTACAGTCTGCTGCGTTTGCCGATTCGCTACTGACCCATATTAAGTTGGGAACTACGAGATTCGAACTCGTGTCTCCGGCAGTGTGCTCTTAATGTTTGCACTATTCTGTCCCCGCCAGTTCTAACGTCCTTTCGAACGCCGTGCTACCATTACACTAAAGGAGGATGTGGTAGGGGTACCGGGATGTGCGCCCGGACGGATTTCTCCACAAGTTTTTGAGACTTGCGCGGTTGCTAGTTACGCCATACCCCCATATAGATGGTAGTTTAATGACTTGCCAAGGTCAATGGTTCTTAGGTCAGCCAGCCACACATTACTTAACGCATTCCATTTGTTCGCGTGGTGCAGGTGAAGGGCCACGATCCCTCAATCCCATCTGGGCGACAGATTTTAAGTCTGTTCTGTATTCCAATTCCAGCACACCTGCATATCAATGGACAGTTTTCAGAGATGCCCAGCTCTGCTAATACTCAAAAGTCTGTCTATTTCACATTAGCCTATTTTCGTACAAGTATTGCTACCATTCAGCCTTGTGGATAACCTATGGTCATTGAACTTGAAACCAAACCATTGCTCAAGGATTTTGTAAAACTTTGTGGGCACACAATTTTAATTAACAATTATCTAAAAGCCCTCTTTACAACTTTAAGACTTAAACTTTGACGAAAAAATAATCTTTGAGCATTGATCTCTGAACATTGATATTTAAACTTTAATCTTTACAGTTGAAAAATATATGTACATCTTAATTTGAAGTCAATCCATATATTAGATCTTTTTTACTGTATTATTAGAATTAGTAAAAATATTGTTGAAGACCAATTTTTTTATTATTTCACATCAATGTATCGGTCAAAACCATCGAAGCAAGTCCGTTCTAGGTTTTCGAATGGCAGCAAGTTAGCTGCTTAATACTCGATATCAAGCACAGTTAGTGCGTTACTAACCGAAAGTGCCGCATCAACTTCAGTAATGAAACTAGAAATCTCATTGTCAAGCTGCTCAATGGCATCCTTGACACCAATAGGATCAATGATGTCATAAGCGTTATCCTTGATGTACTGAGCACGAAGATTCTTCATCGCTTCCGAATCAACAGCCATCTTAGAATCCTTCGGCTGTGCCTGAATGACACTAAGAACATAATTCTCTGCTCTCTTCTCAAGAGGATCACCACTGTTCTTATCAAGCTCATTCTTTGCTACAGCATACTGAGATTCAAGACGCTTCTTGAATGTGTTCTTGAACTCCATTCCATGGTTCTTCATCTCAATTGCGGTAGCAACTGTGTATTCAGTGTCACCAACCTTAACCTTCGTTACTGCATTAGATGCAACAACTGCCTTCTTGATTGCATTACGTCTTGCAATCAGATCAGACACCTTCTGAAAATCTGACTTCATGCTGTTCTTGAACTCATTAATAGTCACTCCATGAATCTTCTCATTGGAATGCTTATTCGCAATCACAAACGTACCAGAACAAATTGCATTATTAATTAGTGATTTTTAATTATTAACTATAATTTTGTACTGTCTAGCGTGCTTACATATTACCACATTACTTGTCATATGTCAAGTACATCTTGTGGTCTTTTCTTTTTATGTATTCAATCGGCTCAATCAATCACGTTGGCTCTCTCTTGACTACATTCTGGATTATACCACAATAATTTCATATTGTCAAGGGGTATTTTCAAGAATTTCTACTGGAGTTTCAAATACACGACTGTTTAATGCAATCAGATCTGCTCTAAACATATCAATTCGCTTATCAAAAGCACTATAATACTTCTTCATAAGCTTTTCCTTTGCAAGCATCTTACCCTTCTCCTCGTCGTACACATCGCCTTTCGCAAGCTTGACCTTAACCTTAAACTGCTTAGGCATCATGTACTTCTCACGAATCATATAACAGTCAAACTCATTGAGAAACTTATCAATCTTATTAATTGCATCAAGCTCAGTTCCTCTTAGAACGGCGAACGTTTCCTTCGTGTTTGGGTTGCTATAATACTGAATAGCCATTTTTTCTTTTGTCCTTTCTTTTTTAAATAATTTTGTATTGTCTTTTGACTTATGCTTGAATTATACCATATGTTTTTCTGTTTGTCAATAGCTTTTTTCGTTTTTTTGAATCACATATTGACTTCTTTCAACTATGCTTGGATTATATCACAATAATTTCTGTTTGTCAAGTATCAAATTCATCCATCTTTGCTCCACAATTTGGACAATAATTATCATTCAAGATAAAAACAGTTTCCTCTTCATGACAATGTGAACATTCCATTGTACTTTCTGTCGGAAATAGATTGTCCGAGTGATGAATCCAATGTGCATGCACTCCATCTACAGTTGGCGCTTGCATCAACACTCGCCTAACACTGCCTTTGTATGGCAGATCATTCGATAAACTACTTAAAGTCTCGTCAGCATCAATCAGCCGCATCTATAATCTCCTCCAAACTTGCAAATAGTAATGATCCATCTGAATGATCCTTGTGTTTAAACTTACAAGACTCCATATGATTCAGCAAGTTACATCCTGAACCATCCCAAAAAGCATCATGATATGTACATTTATCGCATTTTTCTCTATTAATATGTTCAATCATCATTTCTTTTTACAACCTGTCTGTTCATCAATCCAATATTTCATTTTATTCACTTAAAATCCTTAGTTGTTATTTATCCTCCAATATCCAAATGTCACCACGTTGCCCTATAATTTTATAATTCTCAGCTACTTCGTTATAGGGCACAGTATCATTAATAATACACTCATACCGATATTCACCAGTTTTAATAATACATTTGAAAATTCCACAAGTAACCATAATGGATAAACCAATAATAAGAGAAGATGTAGTCACCCAAACCGGCCCATCAAGGATCATAGACACGACAAATACAATTAGTCCAGTAACGAATATTATGAATGCCAATGCTGATGCCCATGTGGGCAAGCCAGTAACTGCTGTTTTATTTAGTATGGTTATTCCATCTACCATTCTTATTCTCCTTTGTTTTAGTTATTAAGACCCATAATCCTCTCTGCTAAATCATCGCATGCCGAACGCGCCACACTCCAATTCATTGCCTTTCTATGACAATCTTCGCAATGATAATAAAAATTATCCGTATCATCATATCGACAGTTATCACAATAAATATCATCGAATGCTTTATAAATAAGGTTGCTTATTGCTTCTTTAGTTTTTTCAAGTTCTTTTACTGGTACTACTCTAATATATGAAGGACAACTATCATCACAGAGAGCACAAAGTCTATTTTCACCACATATCATCATTTTCATTATACCCCTTTGTCTCATATTTTTCTATTAGTTCGTTTAATTTCCTTAATCCATTCATAAAAATTAAATCGTTTGCATAAAGGTAATAACGTAGCGCTTTAAGTTCAGCGATAGGGACAGTCTCTATTGTAGGAAACTTATCAAGAAACGCTTTCTGCTTGAAGCAGTATTCTCTAACGGCAGCAACATTCATATTTTCATTATCTTTATCAAATATGATTACTTGATTTACCACATCAGCATCAATTGGCCTCATTTATTTAGTCCTCCTCAAATCTTTCTTCCTAAACAATCAACTTCAACAATATCGTTGTCGAGCACATCTGTTTCATAAAGCATCTCTTCTAGCGCATGAAGCTCGTCAAAATAATATGCAAGTTTCTTCTTTAGGTTTTCTATAGCTTCTTCTTTTGTTTCTCCATATCCATAAATATTTGTTAAGTCAAAATTATGATATCTATCAGAATCATTAAATAAACAACAAGTATGTGACTGAAACTTTTCCTTTCCATCATTATGATGTGCGATTTTCATTAACATAGTTTGCTCCTTTCGGCTCGTACATGTCACAAGCACTTGTGTCCTCATAACACAAATGCCCAAATATAAAAGTCATCCCCATTTCTTTTTCTTTAATGGTCGGATGTGGAATATCACAGCATAAATTCCAATCTCCACAACCAATATAATGCTTGCATGTCCCGCATTTATCCATTGATTTTACACCTCTTTTGTAAAAAATAGATACATAACTGTAACGCCACATGTATTCACTGCCATTTCAGTAGAAACTAGCCTAAATCCACGATCACCCCAATAGCTCAGTTCATTATTAAGTGCTTCAGTTGCATAATTACTTACAATCACAACTCGATTATCAAAACTCATTTTAATAACATCCTCCATCTGGCGCATCTCTCTTATAAGATGTGCATCCTACTGGATTGTCATTACATCCGACTTCGTAGACACATTTGTGGCAATCTCTAACACGCATCAAATCTTTTGCCATCCACTTATTAATAGTTGCGTCATCAACACCAAGATAAAATCCATTATTAACATGACTTTGCTGAATAATCAACCCATTAATACCAAAATCGTTAATACAATGGATAAAAAATTCTAGTTCTTCCAAACTAACAAATGGATGTTTTCCACTTCGAAGCTGATTGAAAATTGCTTTATTTTGCTCTTTTTGATCATTGAGCCAATCCTTATATTCATTTGACATTTGTTGATTGCTCCTTTATAAATTTGTTTCCTTAATGTACTATAATTTTGTACTATAGCCAGTATAGCATATATCTGCTATCTGTCAATATGGCAAGTTGTACAAAACTATACTTGATAGTTTGGCAACTTTTTGTATAAAAAAAATAACCCCCACTATATAAGTGGGGGGCATTAAATCGGCGGATACATTATCGTTAATTAATTTTATATGTTAAGAAGCAATTCGGCAGTATGTATGCGTAAGTTTTTTATGAATTGTTTCTTATCTGTCTTATATGATAGCATGGATTTGATGCTTGTTAAGAGAAAATTAACCACATTCGTATTCTGCATAGCCAATTAATGTGATAAGTCATTATAAAGATTGCATTCCTCACATAAATCAATACTAAGTATTTTTCTAACACTACAGTCATTCATCAATCCAACAATGGCATCACTTTGAGATAAATTGTCCACAGGAATCATATCAAACCATATCTTTTCTTTTTTATTAGTTAATTTACAAATGCCTTCGTATGTAGCCATATTAATTTTCTCCTTTATTAACATCTTTTAAAAGCGACTTATAGCTTAACTACAACTCGTCTAATGACTTTGCATTAATGATATCTTTGATCACAACATTAAATACAATAGCTTTTTTCTAGTTTAAGATACTCTTCATAGTCCATAGAAATTGTTTTTCTTTCAGTTAATGGTATGAATTGATAATCCATAATTAATCTTCTCTTTTGAAGCTTTACATCTTCTTCTTAAGCACACCAATTTCTTTCCAAACATTTCCGTCCATATCTACCTCAAAGCAGATCAAATCATTCTTAGAACCAACTCTGTTCTTTACAATTCTTAATCCAACATAATTTTTATCATATTTTAAATCATGTTCTATTGGCTCTCCCCAAGTATCATCTTCACAGACATATACATAGTTTTGCTTATCATCTGCCGATAAATGCTTCCACATTTGCATTTGGTCAGTAACATGCATCATTCTTTTTGAACTTGCAATCTCCTGAGAATTTAAGTTTTCAATAGGGATATCATGCGCAGAATCTGTAAGTTGGAATGTACAAATACAATACATTTTTGTTTCATGGATCCACTCTGTAATTTTTGTAGCAGTCGCAGCTAACTTGGCAAAGTCCTCAAGCCCAGAGCATTTAAGTGTATCGTATGCTACACCATCACACTTGTAAATTGTATTGGCTTTTTTAATTTCCATTTCGAGCACTTCATCTTCATAGCAAGAGCCGATATTCTTGAATAAAAATTTGCCACTACTTTCAGATTCAACCCATTGCATAATTCGTTGCACCTTGCGATATTCAGAAGAGGTTTCATAAATTCTCTTTTTATAAGACTCCTCATCTTCTGTATACACACCATTATCATCCATTTGTCTATAGATATACTTTCCGTTATCATCTTTATATGATCCGAGTGCAATTTCTCTTTCTGGTTTATAAATATCTTTAATCCCATGTAGCTCTTGAATCTCTGGAGAATTAATGCATGTAACTAAGAAGTTCAATTTAATGCTCTCCGCCGACATTTCGTTTGCAAGCAATAGAATTTTTTGCTTTTGAACAAGGACTAGATACGCAATAAGATAAACGAGATTTCTGCCCTTGCCGCTATTGCTCAAAGCTCCTGTCATTAAAACGTTTCCGGGAAGCAATCCTCTGTAATACTTCTGCAGATATGGCCATGGCCCAGCAACGCCCATAGATGGCATGCATAGGAATTGATCAATACATGAAACTGCGTTTTCTGTAAGAACAACAGGTTCATCAATTGCTTGTACTTTATTAGCTACCTTATCAATTCTGCCACGAACAATTCTACAAATATCATCTGGCGTTAATGAATTGAAACTCTTAATCGCCAGAATTTTTGATACATCATATCCAGTCTCATTAAAGGCCCTTAACAATGAAAACTTTTTAAATATTGAAAGATAATTCTTAATATCATGAGGGTCGCTCATTGCCATTAATTCTTTAATTGTCTTATATCCGCCATACTGTCTATATTGTTTAAAACGCTCTTTAGACATACTGCAGAACGTATTAATTTTCAATTCGGTAAAATCTTCAGAATATGAAACATAATAATCAGAAAATAACTGATAAAAAAACTCACATGCCTTGTCCGAAAAATCATATTTTGGGACAATTGAGGTTCCATATGTTAAATATAATGTTGGCTCTTTATAAAATGATCCAACTACCAGCATTTCGGACTGGCTATTAGTTAATTCAAGTTCCATATTTTCACTTCCTATCAAATTAAGTCTTCCAAAAGGTCGCTAATATCCCCTAATCCATCATTCTGTTCAACTGCTTTAATTTTGCTATAATCAATATTTACACTCTTTTTAATGCGACTTTGTTTCTCTTTCTCTTCTGCTTCTTTCTTTGCTTTTTCCTTGGCTTTTGAATATTTTACATAATTACTCATTAAAATAGCAAGATCATAGTTGACTCTTACCTCTCCGTCAATTACCTTGCCATGATGCTTGTTCCATGCATTTGTTTTGTCTAGTTCTTTCTGATAGTCCTTCCACATATCAAACAATGTTTCTAATTCAATTGGCTTGCACCGTTTTCCATTATATTTTCCAGATTGAATGTCTGCAATGATTGACCAAAAACGACGACTTAATGCCCCAACATCATAATGTACAATCAAATACTCATTGAATTCGTCTTGCACAAAACGATGCATTAATTTCTTTTTTGCTTCTGATTCTAATTGATCTAAATTCTGTAAGGCATCTGAATAAATGGACGAGTACCTGTTGTTTTTTAGTACTCGCCCATTACACATTGTTTTAAAACATTCAGTATGATAGCTTTTCTGTTTGTAAGAAATCATATGCATATCATTCTTTGTCAAAACAATATCTTCCCCACAGAACGCGCATTTTCTAATTAAAGTGGCGCTCATTTGTTATGTCTCCTTACTGTGAAACTACTTCAAGAATCTGGTTTAGAATAGCAATATCTGTAACCTTGGCGAACTGGTCTGGAAGTCCTGCTTCCTTTATGGCAGCACGTTTGGCTTTCTTGTCTTCAGCAGAAAGAGATGACAGAACTCCCTTAATTTCTGCCTTAAGGTTCTTGCATTCTTCGTCTTTTCTGATTTCCACATCCAACTCGTCTGTTTCCATTAGATCCTCTTTATGCGAATTATAATAGTCTTCCTTTTCTTTTTTCTCCTGCTTTGATTTGCTCTCAATATATTCGTCTGTTGCGTCATGAGACTTAATAGAATTCTTAATTGCATCCTTGACAGTATCAATATAATTCTTTGCAGAAACTTCTACTCTGTCAGCAATATCTTCAAATCTACCACCTGCATCAATATATCCATTTCCACGAAAGTACATCCATCTGCTAACACCATCTACATGCCCATCAGTAATTTCTCTTTCAATAACACCCATCATACAAATATCTGCCTTGTTAGCAAAAATCGAATCATAATCTGTTGAAAGATTAGATGTAAGCATCTGGTATTCATCGCCATTTTTCTCTTTAATATCCTTAATCTTAGTGTGCCCAATAAACACTAGACAGTACCCACTAGATTCTAGTCTGGTAATAACGGAATTAATTAGCTCATCCACTTTTCTACGCCCAGCTCCATAACCTCCAAAACACGCATTAAATTCATGCTTGGTGCCAGACTTCTTATAGTCAAGACGCACAATTTCCTTTTGAGCCATAGAAATCCATTCGTCAACGGTATCAAATGCAATAATAGAAAACGAATTTTCGTCCTTATTTTCTACTAGTTCGTCAACGACTTCCATTAGTGTAGACCAATCTGGGCAATCAGCAACCATTAGATTGTCAAGAGCAAGATAACCTCTCTCATTTCCACAGCTAATCAATAGGCCATGACTCATGTCGCCATATAGCTCTTTAATTAAATTTGCAAACAATGTAGTTTTGCCCCATTTTTTTGGTGCTCTCCAATAGTGGCGATAGTTAGTAATATCTACTGTTACCTCATTTTTCTTCCATAAAGCCATAATAATATCAGTCTCCTTTACCTTTTAAACTATTTATATATCTATCTAACTCTTCTTGTGTGATATATCCTTTTTCAATTGCATCTTCCACATACAACCAATGCAATGCCTCGCCTGTTCGTGGATGTTTATACGTATAATTTTGTCTACCTCTACAGCACTTTGTAATAGAGCTTGGATCAAATCCATATAAATTTTGTACTTCTTTTGCTCCCCAAAAAATTTGATTTAATTCTATACAATATATTCTTCTACATTTCCACCAATTACTACCTTTACGAGAATCACTCATCTTTTTCTTTGCTTCTTCTGTGTGATGTTTCCCATACATTGGATGATTGCTTGGATTTATAAATCTTTCTTTTGCTTTTTCTGATAGATTTAATTTTTGTTCATCTGACAATTTTTTACCTAAACTGGGATGTTGTTTTCCTATCCATATATGTTTGCCTTTAGTTGTTGGATTTGCCCAATATAATTTATGTTTTTCATACCATTGTTTATATGTTTCTTCATTCATGCGTTCTTTTGGAGAAACTTTAAACTGGGGATTATTCTCGCCTACTAATCCTACTCTTCCATACATTGGATGATTATTTGGATCTGAAAGTCTTTCTTTTGCAGCTTTTGATATCTTTTTTCTTGTTTCTTTACTTGGAGCCCATCCTTGCGTTGTTCCTCCACCATAAACAAGATTATACCAATCGTTAGATTCAACAGCATTAAAGAAAACACTATAATTATATTCTTTTTCATTTAATTCTTCTACAGAATAAGCAATATCAATTACATTTCTTACAAAATTTTCTTTTCCATATTTGTCAATTGCTTGTTTAAATGCTGCACCACTACCAAGATATTCTTGCCAATTCCCATAGAATTTTCTTTGGCCTAAATATCTTTTGCCATCAATCAAATTTGTTGTGATATAAATAAATCCATATGGATCTTTTACTTCCGTATATGTTGTATCTTGTAGCCCATCAACGGAAGAATTCATGTCTTTTAATTCTTCCATCTATTATCACTTCGCTGTCTATAATTTAGTATTGTCTAGGGAAGATTTAATTCTTCCCTAGACTTATGAATTCTCACCATGGTTCATCTTCATCGTCAGATGTATCGTCGCCCCAATCATCATCTGCGTTAGATGTTGACTCTGCCTTACCAGTAAAATCCTGTTCTGCTTTCTTTGATGCATTTACCTTCTTAATTGCTTCATCAATTGCCTTTTCAGTATATGTTTCTTTATCAATAGTTGATGGCTTTGCACCTGTAATAATAAGTTCTCGATGAGTCGGTGCAAAAACTCTCTTGTCCATATCATTAGATTCGCCCCAGCAATCATCATCTTCCTCATCATTCACGTCTTCAACATTGTTAACAACATTGATGTGTCCATGAACCTGAATGGAATTATAAGGCTTTAGCCCACTACGCATCTGCTTTGCGAGCTTTGCATCTTCAATAATAAATTCAGCAGACTCAATAGAGTTATAATTCACAATCTTTGCATCAACTACAAATCGACCAGTTGGCTTGTCGTTTTCTCTTTCCTGATCAATACCAACAAAAACAATTGTCTGCGTAAAATCATGAGCGGGAGCATAATCCTCCGCCTCAAAGTCAACATCCTTCTGACATAGAGAAACTTGTGTTGGGACAAACTTCGTGGTACGAGAGACTTCTCCATCTTTGTTAGTATAACTGCCAAATTCTAGATTCCCTTTAACAAAAACAGACATGTCATCTGCCATTTTTTCACTCATGTACTTGCATGCGTCAAATTCCGGCATAGTCTTCTTGTCGTTAATTTCTTTGCCCTTTTCATCAGTAGTTTTTTCAATTCCCAAGTTTACACCAATCAGACGATAGCCTTCCGTATCAGACTTTAGTCTATTCTTCCAATCAACCGCCTTAGTAATGATCTTACCAGTTTCATCATCCTTTTTGCTAAAATATACCTTATCGCGTGGCATACCATTGAGCGAAGGATAAATTGTCTTCTTGTCTTCATATTCTACGCCAAAGTTAATCATGCGCATCTCTTTGCCTGTCTTGGTCTTCTTTTCTGTATAGAAGTTGTCCTTCTCTACTCCGCTTACAATTCCTCTAACCTGAAAGGTTCCCTTGGTTTGGGGAAGTTCAAAAAGTTTGTTTGCCATGTCTGATTAGTCTCCTTTTTCTATAATTTTGTATTGTTTAATAAAATAAAAATTAATACCTATAATATCTTTCATCCATGACCACATTGTAATATGTGTATTTATCTAAAATGTCTTTCCCTATATTCAACATATAATTTTCGTGCTCACAGCATGGACATTTCGCTTGTATATATAAATACTCAATATAATTATTTCGTTCATCAACCTGAAAAATTGTTCCACATTTCTGGCATTGAACATTGACGCTCTCTGATTTCATTCATTATTCATCCCCCTTTCTTAACAATTGAAAAGACTATAATTTTGTATTACATCTTATTACGATTGCATTATACCATAATAATTGTGTCTTGTCAAGCTTTTTTATCAGAGAGCGAAAAATTTTATATTTCGATTTTAATTTGCATGCACTCCCCTTTGATCATTGCGCAATTTCCACTTACCTCAATGTTTGTAATTTCATTGTTACATAAAAAGATTTCATTATCTTTCAATTTAACACCAATCCTTTCTCCATCATCAATAATATGGAAAATTCCCCTAATTTTTTGATTTCCATACCAATCATGATGTATTGTTATTTCCCCATTCTTACCATTTAGATTATGTAAGTCATTTACAATTTTCTTTTCCATAAAATTATGTCTCCCCTTTTGTAATGTAAAATAATTTACCTTTGCTTCTCTCTTATACAAAAATTATACAATAAAAACATATGTTCGGCAACTATTTTTTGCAATTATAATTTTGTATTGTTAATTAAGATTATAGACCGCACCATTACGGCCTATACAAAATCTATAAATTTATTAGCAATAACATCAACATATGAATTTAACTTATATCCATATTGTTGCGCCAATGCTTTGCCTTCTTCTGTATATAAAAATTCTCTTAATCCAAGATTGTTTTTTTCCATTGCATTTTTAATTTTATACAATAGCCCAGATGCAGCAAGTGCCTTCATTGTCAGCAATGGCATATCTACATGTTTTCTATATGTTTGAACTCTTCGATATACCCAGCGGAAAAATTTATCGTCTGAGTCTACTGTATATGCATTATCCATTTCTTTATAGAGACAGTCATCTCCAATTAATTTTTTAACCCTAATAGTTGTTCCATAACACATATATTCTTTTTCTGAAAATGCCTTGTCTAAATAATTATATAATTTTGATGATAATTTAACTTTTCGTCCATCATTAAAACATATATATTTTTTATCTTCGCTAATCATACTTCTATTAAGAGCAACAATATCTTCCATACTTTTGCCGCTAATGCCTTCCCATAGCAATTCTAAAAGCGCTTTATCTGTATAGTTATATAACTCATCTTCTATATCATCAAGCTGTTCCCTTGTTAAGAATTTTTGATTCAATGTTTCTGTATCAAGGCATTGAAGCAGCATAGCTTTATTTATATCTGCATAATTATTTTTCTTACAAAAACCATGATGCATACAGAAAATAGAATAGCTTTTCAAATATACATTGTAATTTTCAAGAACATGCACAGATTTTGCATCAAATTCTTTATACATCGCCAATATTTCTTTTCTTGAAAAGCTATTACAATCTTTCCCTTTCTGCTGTTCATATTTGTATGTTTTGTTAAACATTCCTGTTAATGAAGTCTCTGCTACAATTCTACTTCTTTTATAATCGTTTATAAATTGTATCTTTACCTCCTCATTGTAAAACACATGATCACCCCTTGTGAATTTCTCGTTTCTTTTATTGTACAGTACAAAATTATAATTGTCAAATATTATTAAATCATATCATCCAAAATGTTTGCAGCTTGCTGCTTTTTGTCTTTAGACATATTTGCATATCTCATAGTAGTAGCAATATTTTTATGATTAAGAACTGACGCACAAAGATAAATATCTCCAGTCTTTTCGTATAAATTAGTTGCACAAGAATGTCTCAACACATGTGGTGTAACATGTTTACTTGTCACATCCTTACTATATTTTTCTAGCATTACCCTAATGCCGTCTCTTGTAATTCTCTTTTTAAAGCTAGAAATAAACAAAGCATCTGTATTTGCCATGCTAAAATACTTTTTTCTATCTTGTAGCCACAATTCTAGTTGCTTCTTTACTCTATCACCAAATAGAATATTGCATGTTTTTCCTCTTTTTTCGATTACCTTAATAGTATTATTTTCAAAATCAATATCACCAATATCAATTTGCGTAATTGCAGATACACGCAAACCAGTAGTTAATCCAAGCATAATAATGGCTAGATCCCTATTTTTCATCTTTTTGCTTGCAAGCTTATCAACATTTTCAAGAATCATTTGCATTTCTCTTTCTGTTAAGTAAGCAACGTCTGGTGTATCTTGCACTTTAGGACGTTCTGTTCTCTCCATTGGATTTTCTTTAATATAATCATTTTCTTTAAGGAACCCAAAAAATGTATTCAATGCAGACCACTTTGTCGCGCGAATACTATCACTTGTATTATAATGCCCATTGATAGTTTCTTTATTCTTCAATGCAGCAAAATATTTATTAATATCCAAAGGTGTTACCTTTTTATAAAAATCATTTGAGATTCTATTTCCATTAAGAAATTCTGCAAACTCCTTCACATATGCGACATATCTCTCAACTGTTGTATAAGATTTAGTTGTACACATATAATAGTAAAATTCAGAAAAAATTTTAGGAAGTCCTTTTAATTTTGCCTGCATCTTATTTGTAGAAACAATTTCCTTCTCCATTCTTCCTGTCATTTTTAACCCTCCTTAATTTTCTTTTTTCTCCATTTAACAAAAGTATATGTTGCCAATGCCCAGATGAAAAGTCTTCCATTCAAAATTGCTGCAATGCCCATAATAAAAACATACCACATCCACCCAATAAGAAGGCAATCTGGCTTCTGCTTGTAGCAATCTTCTCCATCTTCCACCCAATGATAATATTCTTTGTTGTCTTTATATTTTCCATTAATGGTGCCCATAATCTCTCTAGACTTTTGGTCAGTTACATCAATAATATTTTTTATAAATGCTTCGAGTTCAAACATATATGTGCATGCTGAAATATTACTACGAAGAAAACAAGTATTTGATTTTTTATTATATTTAACAAATTTAATTTCAACAATCGGAAAATCTCTAACGCCTACACCTAAAAAATTATTACATTTAAATTTTGATCCAGTGTAATATCTAGTTCCGTTATAGTCAAAGTAATCGCACATAACACCGTTGTTCATATTAAGACATTACCTCCTCAATAATATCAATTACTTCACTAAGCAAATCAATAGATTCTTCAAGATGCTCACAACACTCTTCTGCTTTGTTATACCTGTCAGATCCTTGCAAGTTATCAGGCATATTATCTAGGCACTCCTGTTCTTCGTCATAAATGTCTTGAATACGATTATTAAGTTGCTCAATTTCTATGGATATGATTTCTAGTTTTTTTCTGCGTTTATTATTCATAGGAAATACCTCCATTCAAAAATTATAATCATTTATTTGTTATTATAATTATAACGCTATAATTTTGTTTTGTCAAGTATTTTGTTGAGTTTTAATTACTTTCCATACAGGTGCTGATTTAGTTCCACCAACTCGCTCAACAAAACCAAACATCGAAAACAAGATCTCCTCGATATCTGTTTCTTTTAGATCCATCTTTCGAGGGCTTTGCGGATAATTACAAATAAATTCTCCATTATTTTCCATTACTAGTTTAATTTGATTCAATGTTTCAAAAAGCATTAGCAAAGAGCTCTGCACATTAAGTACATTAGAGGCGAATACAATATCATACTGTCTATTTAGTGCAAATTTATCGAGTAGTACATCTCCATTGCCAACCCATAGATCATATGCTACCACATCAAATCCTTTGCTTAGAAGATATTTTGCACTAGTAGCTCCCTTCCCCGCACCAAAGTCGAGAATTGTTTTGCTCTTATCCACATTGCTTTCCACCCAAAGAGGAACTACTGCACGAATCTTTCCATCCTTAATAGCCGAAGCGCCTGCACTCCGACTAGTTGCTTTTGCAATTTTGATTTCCTGAGCTGTCATACTTCAATGTCCTTTCTATTACAAAGCTAATTAAAAAGAGACCTGCCTATTCATAAGTATCAATTTCTACCAACTTTAAGCCCAAGTTTATAATGTTCAATATTTCTCTTAATAGAATGCTTTCTATTCAACAGAGAAAACGCCAGCTTGTGAGCTTTAATTTCCTTTTTCATTTTATTCTTAATACTCCAGACTTTGTCTTTGAATCTGCACTTCCAACAATCCGTATAGTCAAACGAATCCCAACCGTCATACGTGTAAAAGTAATGGTTGGAATAAAAATTCAAACGATGATATTTTCCACAACTATCACATTTTTTATAAAGCCATTCCCATCTCGCTTCATCATGAGGAAGCTCTTCGAGAAGATAATCATACTGACCATAGTCATTATCTTCTCCCTGTAGTACAGGATTCTTCCACCAATTTTTCATAATTAATCTCCTTTTAATTAAAACCAACAATCATACTTTTCTGCAATGTCATTTGCTTCTTCCATGGATGCAGCATATCCATGGAATCGCTCACACCACTTATTTGTTTCTTTTTCTACTTCTTTATAATTATTTTGAGGATTGCTCTCTTTCCAAGTTTCCCATATAAAAGAACAAATTTTTGCTGCAACAATATAAGTATCTTCATTCCAAACCAATACAACAGGAATGCCCGTAACTGGACATTGAAAATCACTGCTTATAAAATTCATAATCAATCCCCTTCTCTATTTACCAGTTTAACTCCAGATGACAATTTATAAGTACTTTCTTTTTTTTTCTTGGGAATTAAGATCGTGTCTTGCCCTGATACAAATTTGATATCACTTCTATATGATGTCAATTCTTTTGTAAGTTTAATAATGCGAGATGTTTGTGCTGCATTCAGGTCTGCCATACCAATTATATGATACAAATCAGCTTTCACAAACTTGTCCATTTCGCTAAGTGCTGTTCTGCAAGACAAAATTGATTCATTAAGATCTTTTATTGTCATTTTACTTATATCACGTACATTTAAATTATACTTCGACAAGGCAGTTTTACACTGCTCTATCTGCTTAGAAAGATTGTCTACTATAATTTGATATTCTAAGTACTTCATTATTAATTCCCTTTCTTATTCCCAAATCACCTTCTGTTTAAGACAGCCTTCATAAACATCTGGATAACTTACTTCTTCAATATTGGGCTTGTCTTTCCCTTTAAAATTATTCCAAGTGGATCTTCCAAATGTAGTATGGCACACAGGACAACAATAATTTGCCATATCAATCTGATAACTATAAAACAGGTCATCATCAGTTATGTCCATTCCATGAAACCAATTTTTACATTCTGGACACTGTACTGCAATATGCCGAATAGGAAGTGGTTCATATTCAACTCTTACATTAAAATTCATTACTTATATCTCCAATTTTTAATTTTTACATTTGCGTATTCCACAATCTCACAATACTCTTTGTTTGTAATGCTGTCATCAAATGCTGCACGTTCCTCAACAATTTCTGTCAACTCGTCAATGTCATTTGCTTTATCAATTAAATCAAAATATGCTTGCATTTATTTTTCACATCCTTTATTTCAATTTTTCATTCACATAAAATTCAGTACCCTTATGATAACACATCTGACATCCAAGACAACTTCTTGCCCCACAATTAACACTCACATTATTCTCTTTAATATATTCTTTGTCATATACAGTAAAGACATGATCAACAAACCAAAATCTTTCCATATTAAGTTTCATTACTTCATTCATCTTTGGGCTGCTAACTACCAAAGAAAGATTATTAGGTTTTGCAATTTTTCTTTCATTGAACACTCTATCACAAATTGCATAATTCTTTGTCCAGAGACCAAATGAGGTATATGGATTTCTATTACAAATGTTTACATAATTAATCAACTGTGTCTCATTTTCAATATCTCCAAACGCCTCAAATCTATAAATCAGGTCATTTGTAACAGGGATTTCGTTCCCTTGCAGAATCTTGGTCTTAAGAATATGTCCATTCTCAATCAAATGCTCTTTTAGTGACTTGCGCATCTTCATATAGGTGCTTGCATAACAATGACAGCATACTCCATCTTTATCCTTCTGTCTTGCAAGACAAAATTTATTATTTGCACAGCATGTCCCAATGCTCTTCATTCCATTTAATTTTCCAGAATGATTTGTTTCCCAAACGATTCCGTTCATCATGATATATTCTTCCTTTCTATTATACAATAATTTTGTATTCTGTCAATAAAAGAGGCATAGATTTCTCTACGCCTCTTTATATTTATTTTATTTAATTTTACTTACTGCTTCTTCTCTTGTTTTCCCGAAATTTGCTTCCTGAAGAATGCCAAGATAAGGGATGAAGACCCAAATGTCATCATTATAATCACACCATTCAATAACTTTTTCTTTTAGAAGGTCTTCTACAGTTCCAACCAGTCCAAAACACACTTCCTTATCGGCAGTCCATACCTTACGAATGGTGCCATCGTAACCACGTTTCTTGAAAAATTTAAGCTCCATTTTTTAAGTCCTTTCAGAATTTCAAGGTGTTTTCTGCAATCTCCGAAAGCATATGCGTAAAGTCTTCAATAACTTGGCTCAACAGATATACATCTACCAAATCACCTTCAGACGTTGTGATCATATACCATCCGTCGCCCGAGTATTCTTCAATTCCATAAATGTCTCCATAATTGTAGCGCAAATATGTCATCAACATATTAAATTCATTTTCTGAATTTACCTTATACGCAATATGAGTATACAACCCATCATCTCCATAAGGAATGGGGACAGTAAAATGTTTTAGATTAATGCTCTTGAATGTGTTCTCTTCATATACCATACAGTCGCTATAGTTTGTAAATTCTTTTCCGTCAAGTGCCTGATATACAATGGTTTCCTTTTTAATTTTTTCCATTTACTTTGTCTCCTTATCCATTTTAAATCCATCAAAGTTGTCAATTTTATCATAAATATATGACCATCCTGATTCAATCATATAGTCTGTAAACCAATGATCGTCACACATCTCTCTCAATTTTGCAATATTTTCTTCCGTTGCTGGATAGTCATGAAGTTCAAGTGCATTTGCAAGGTCATCTTCGTTCCAACGAACTGTACCAAACCATTCATCTTTCATTTATTTATCATCCTCTTAAAATTACATTTTGAATTTACTGCCTTACTGCTGTAATATTAATATCGTTTTTCTTTGCTTTATACTTTCTGCTTGCCTTTGTTTTTGCTTTGTCCCATGCTTCGTCAAGACCATTTGCCTTTACTTTAATATCTTCTCTAAACATAGGCTCATAACAGTTACAAGTCAGAATAAATTCTTTCATAATTAAACCCTCCGTTTAATCATCTCCATCACTATCATCCATCTGATTTCCGTTATACCATTTTCTCAAATAGTCAATATCGGTACAATCAACTTCCCAAGTGCCGTCCATAAATATTCCGCCGTCATCAGGAATTGGGATAATACCTGCATCATCTTTTGCAATTTCAATTGCCTCATCAAGCGTGTTCGCGTCTACATTTACCGTTCCCATCATTGTCCAGCACACAGGGATCTTCCAAGTTTTCATTTTACATTTCCTCCTTTTTAATTTTTGCAAGCTCTTTATCCATTGCTTGATTCCACCGTCTATCATTAATTCTCTGCCAATTCCAATGGATTCTACAAAGCCTGTCCCAAGACATTCTGTCGCTGCCATAAAACACTTCCCATTTAAGTTGTTCACACAGCTCTGCAATTGTCATTTTCTTTTCTTCGTCTGTTTCCCAAAAATGCTTCCAATTTCCTTGTGCAAGTTCATAAAACAAATCTTTACGAATTCGTTTAGGAAGTTTGAAGCAGTAAATACAAATTGCTTCAAACATTTTCGGATACTTGTCCAAAACCTTTTGCTGGTCTTTCAGCAACACAAATTCATTCACGAGATTGTAATACTTTTTACGAGTCATTTAATTTTCCTCTTCCAAAATCCAATCATATCCAAGCCATTTAATTTCTTCATCAGAAAAACCAATCGCATACAGATCTCTACGAGCAATTTCAAGTTCTACATTTCCGTTATTTGTACAGCATTTGATTGCGTTGTCAAGCAATTCAAGCGCTCTTCTATATGTGATATATCCTGAATTATTTGTCTTGTCTGGAGGGATTTCATTTCCATCCTCGTCTTCATCACCTTCAACCCACCAAGACTCCCACATATTATAAGTTTCACTTAGACGTTCAACCATGAATTCTTCACAACAAGAGTCCTCAACATATGCTCTATAATCAGGATCTTCAATTTCTTCTGTACTATGCCATTCGGAATAATATCCATCAAGCATATCAAGAATTTCTTTTTCGAGATGTTTATATGCATCATCCCATTTAATGCACAATTCTCTTTCAAAACAATTTACAAAATATCTTGTAATCATATTATTTGCTCCTTTCACTTTTAATAAATTCTTTCTTTGCTTCTACATCCAACAGTTCACCACATGGTTCATATGGATCGTGCTTAATGCTTTCAATGTCTTTAAGCATCAACTCAAACGATTCGCTGTGGCTTTTCCCTTGTCTCATCCAGAAGTTGTAACACTCTTGTGAGAATTGATTTAATATTTCCATTGTTTTTTCTTTACTCAACATTTATTAATCTCCTTCCTATTTTATAAAAGGGGCTTTATTCAAGCCCCTTTTATATTTAAAATTAAGATAGTTCGATAAATTCAAACTGGTCAAATACATTTGGGTAATAAATACCAATCCAAAAATTATCTTGCACATTCTGATAATAAGCTAGGTCTTGGTTCCAATCCTGAATCTGATTATAAAGCTCATTTTTACCAACAACATCGTCGTCATCATCAAATACATTGTTCTCATACTGATAAGTTAGCGACTCGTAAATCTGTTTATTCTCTGCAACCTTTGCATCTACAGTAGTATAAACACAGGCGAAATAGATTGAGCTGATTAGTACACTAAGTCCTGCAAAACATACGGCAATTACCGAAATAACATATAGAAACGAATGGTCATATGAGTCAAGTTTGATCGCTCCAATGATGCCAAGCACCAATACAGCAACAAGCATAAAAAATACCATTTTAAATCTCCTTTACTCTGCAAATAATTTTGTATTGTTTACCAGCTACTCACGTAATAAATAGCTTGCGTTTCAAAGTCCGTTGTTGCAAGAACCTCTTCAAGAATTTTGATAGTATCAACAATGTCGTTTACATAATACTCATCATAATCAGTTCCTCCAAAGAAGAAACCATCAATGGCAGGAAGCAACTCCTCTGCAACACTTGAATCAATTACTACTTTGCCATCTTCATAAATCGGTTCCCATCCATTAGGAGTTCCCTTATCTCCGTTATGCACTTTCCCATAAGTCATTGTGCAAGAATCAAGCACCGTTTTACAGGTATCGAGAAGGTTTTCAAGAATCTCCTTTGTACACTCATGATGATAGTCACAATCATCTTCTCCGTCTTGAACGTTGGTTACGAACCAATTATGAATCTGATTTGCTTTTCTCCAGTAACCAACCTGCTCCATGATTCTGTTATATCCATACTTGTGTTCAGTGTCCCAAGCGGAATAGTGTTTCTCGTAGAAAGGTCTATAAAATCCAATTACATCCTTGCTCGGAAGTTTACTTTCATCAACACCACACCATTCCTTAAGTGTGCAGTCTGCATATCCGTTTCCTTCTTTTTTCTTCTCCAACCAATCGAGATAACCCTCAATTGCACTTACCTCGCTTGCCGTAGCATTCTTGTAACGAGGCATTCTGTTAAGATACATATCCAAACCCATAATAAAATCCTCCTTTAATTATTTATACATGCCATTTTGACAATTGCTCATTTACATATCCGATATGAGCAAGTTTATCATTAATACTTTTTGTACGCATTTTCATTGTTGTCTTAATTGAAAAATCAAGTTCTTTTTTAAATCCTTCCCATTCGTTTACAAGAGTAAGCATCATCCATTCGCTCAAACTACAAACATTTTTTACTTCTCCATTAGGGGTAATTACAAAGGCTGGAAAACCACCAATCGTGCTACTATCGTAAATATAAAAAAACAAAATGATTTTTCATATTACTCAATGCAAGATGGTAATGTTTACAACCACTACACATATAATTTGCGTTAGATAGCGTATGAGTTATATAATCAATAATTTGTTCCATCATTGTTTTTCCTTTTGCTTGATATTGACTTTCTGTAAAATCATTTAACACCTTTAAGGCTTCCTCTGCATGTTTGATGGCGACAGCAGTTACTTCATATTGATTATTCATTTTTAAATTCTCCTTTTATTTTAACCGAAATAAGTACCAACAATATGACAAATATGTTTTCTATAGTCGAAATCATCAGGAAAATATTTATTGAACTTATTTCTAAATTACCCTCAACTTTCATATACATCCACCGCAACATCCCCACTCAACATTATCATTAAACACTTGATCAATTTCTGCTGCATATTTGCGGAACTGTTCTGGAATTCTCTCTACATCAATTTGCCATTCCCCTTGCCATGCTCCCTCATAATTTGGCATTAGATCACCACCGCTGCTCCAAAACGGATCGTATGTCGATTCATTTTTAGAGTTGAAACCATAACCAAATGTAATTTCCTTTCCGTCAATCTCAAGTGTAAGCACACCGCTACACAGGTTGGGATAGCTCCCAGTGTAAGAAACAAAGTTTACATGTTTAGTTTCATTGTTGTTTCGATCAATCAACATTTTATTCTCCTTTCAGCATCTGCTCAATCAGTTCCATTGCCTGATCGTCTTCCAGATAGAAACCGTCACTTCCAATCTGTGCCTGAAGATTACATACCAACTGCATAAATCTCCAATCGGGAACCATGTGCCAGTATACCTTAAGTGTCTCACAGAACTTGTCAATTCTCTTTGGGTCTCTCATTTTTGTTAGCTCCTTTATTGTAAGGGCTGGAGCATTAAGCTCCAACCCCAACCTTTGCATTAACCAGCTTGACGAACTCGTCCATCCATGCATGACCATCCATGATCTTTCCCCATCGGTTCTCTTCATAGTTTGCAGTGTTTCTGTTCGGAGCGCTATGCCCGATCATATCACTCATCGCATTTACAGCACCCCATGCAGTTCCTTTAAACTTGGCAATGTCAGGCATAAAGTAGCAGATAGAATAGTTATCCTTTACTTTCTGAATGTTTGCTTTCTTACGATCAGAATCATTTTCCGTTACAGGGAACATCTGATCGAGAATTTCATTGATTTGTTCAAAATCAAGTTTAATATTCGCAAGTCTATCTGCCTCTTCGTCAAGTGCATCCATATAAAGATTTGCCATACCAAGGCAATGTCTCGCTTCTGCAAGCTTCTCGTCGAGATTTCCAACATGCTTTGTACTCCAAGAACGCTGAGCAGTATTGAGTGCAAGTGAGAGAGTATTATTGCAAACGACTCGAATTGGAGTCATGCCAATCTTGATCGCTCCAGTTCCGTCATGAGAATTAGAGAACACCATATAAGGTTCCACATCATCATCAAGCACTTTCTTAGTCGGCATTTTTGCAAGCAGCCAAACTCTTTTCCCTCCGTTGAGAGAACCTGCGGTTTCATAGCGAACAATTCCATCTTCCGTTTCACCAACAATTGCATCAGTGAAGGAAAATGCATCCGCATTCTGTACAATTTTATATCTATTCGTTACAATGCCAAGCACAGTTTTATCATCGCTTCTGATGTTTGCCTTGTAGTTTTTGATTTCCGTTCCATCATCCATAAAGACAGGAGTCTGTTCAACAGTCCAATTAAGTCCCGCCAGTTTAAGCGCTTCTGCACTGTTAGGAGCATCCGCAAGGATTTTGCATCTATCCTGCGTCTCCATATAGTGCCAAGGTTTCTCGCGTACACTAAACATGCTATCGTTCATTTCAATACAATGTGCCATAATTCTTATCTCCTTTAACAAAATACATATTGATTCTTGCTTTTCTTTCTTTTCTTTTTTTCTTTTTTGCCGCACGCTGTTTCCAAACAGGATGATCAGGGTACATTTCAAAACAATTACATTGTTTTTGCAAGCATCTTTTTCGTTCTACTTGATTCCATGTCGCTCCCTTGTCATGAAAATGGCAGTAACCACACACATTGTCGCTTTCTGTTCCATACAAGCATTCCATAATTGTCTCCTTTCGCATTTTGCAATAATTTTGTATTGTGTAAGACAAGGGACAAAAGCCCCTCGCTCTTACATTGTTGCATTTCTTTTTAGTCTCTTAATATCATGGTCATGTTTATCTACGGTTGCCTTAACAATCCCCATATCAAGAATAGCTTCTTCTAAGTCTTCAACTTTTTCTTCAAGTGTATCGAATCTTTTATCCATTGCGTCAAATCTCTTGTCAATAGCATCAAATCTCTCATCTATTGCTTCGAATTTCTTATTCACTTCTGCAAATTTTTGATTCATGCTATCTTCTAATGCGTTCATTCCACGCATTATCGCGTCTACCACTTCTTGCAATTCTTTGTTTTCCATTTGTACCAACTCCCTTTACTTTATTCTTATTATATCACCTCTGTCTTAAAATTCAATAGGTCACAATTTACAAATCCTTTTTAACCAATACGTACAAGTCCACCAAATCTGTCTTGTACTGCAATGCTACCAAACTCGCTGAAATAATCAACTGTTGTATTCCACACATAGGCAAGCACATATCCATCACTAATATCATCTCGATCCATATCCCACTCTTCATCATAATCAGATACATACAGGAAATTATACATATCCATTTCCATTGTAGGAGTATGAATCACATGATATACAAGTGCATTGTTTTCTTTTTCAAACTCCTGCACTTTTGCTGTGAGTTCTTTGTTGCTGCTAAATTCGTACAAGCCTCCTGTCGGTTCAGTAAGCTGCACTTCATCTCTGTTCCTAAATGCCTTGATACATGGAGCAAATAGTCCAAGTGCTTCCATACGTTTGATTGCTTCTTCTTTTTTAATTTCTCTTGATATGTTCATATTTATTCCTCCTTAATTATTGTTCGGCTCAATCACAATATCGAAATGTTCAAATTTACCTTCTTCGTCAATGCAATCAATTTCTTCGCTGATATACTGTAGAAATTCTTCTTTGCTTTCACAAATGATACCAGAAGCATTTGCCTGACAAATGTAAAATGACCTGATATTTTTCATTTCTTATTTCTCCTCTTCAATTTCTTTTATATTGAAACCGTTATGACAATTTAGATTTTTACCAGCGTGTTGGCAAGCTGGATAGCAATACCTACAATTGTTAAAATGAGAACAATAATTCCGTCTTTCCTGTCGTCATCTCCGAATAGTAGTACGCAAGCAATGATAATAAGCAAAATAGTAATCATTTGTTTACCTCCCTTTATGCTGAAAGAATTCTCTCATATCAAGCCACTTATCGTCGATAATGTTTCCGATTTTAGTTACTGTAGAACCCCAACCATTATCTTCGAATCGAATGTATTTTCCGGGAAGATCCTCCCACTTATCCACGCCAACTACCTCCAAGACCTTGGATATGGCTTCCATAGACTTGGCTCGAAATACTCTTGTCTGTTTAGCTGGGTCAAATTCGTCAAGACAATACCCTCCGACACCACAAGTTATCCCTTCGGCAGAAATATAAATCATGAATGTCATAATTCCGTGATCTTCTCGTCCAAGCATGGTGGACATAATTCTTGCATTTTTGATCATTTTCATTCTCCCTTCAAACTCCTAAATACGTTATCATACTGTTTCTTGGTCATCAATACTACTTCCTTTCCAAAGATTTTTGTAAAATCTTTTCCTTCGTGTAGGAAACTATCAACTCTAAAGATTGCCGCAACGTGTGTCCAATTGCTCATTTTACTTTACCTCCTTTAAAATTATCATTTTAGAGTTTTTCTCCAGTTTCTGCATTGAACACGGAGAGATTTTCTACGCAATCAAATCCAGTATGTTTAAGTTCGTCGCTCACGGTGAACCAAGGAGTATAATTTGTCGGATAGATTTCGCATTCAAATACTACTTTAACTTTCATTTTATTTTACCTC